TTCAATTCGCAGCAGAAGATTTAGCAAATTCATTAAATAAGCTACCAGCAAAAGACTTAGAGGTTTTTAATAATGGTAAGAGTTTTATGAATATGGAGCTAATCTACTCGAAGAACCCAAATGTAATCTATTACGACAGGGATATTATTCAGTTTCACGGTATTAAACATACTGATGGTGAAGGTAATGAAATAGGAGAGGAAACAAAATACGCTGCATCAATTGCAAAGGCTCTTAAAGACCTTAAGCTTGATATGGGTAAAACATTTTCAATAATTCCCCCACAAATCATTAAACTTGGTAAGGACATTGATTTTGAGGCTAATAAAGCAAAATTCATTAAGAAAGTTGAAGACCTAAGAACTCGTTATAATTTAACAGATGCTGACGAGGTTTCAAGATACCATGAAATGTGGTGGAGAGAAACTATTGATAAGAACTTTCCGGATTTAACACAAGATTATAAAGAAGGTTTATTATTAAGATGGGCATATGATGACAAGAAAACTCTTAATATAAGAAGTCTTGATAAAGAACTTGGAAAGGATCAATCTGCATTGATTAAGAAATTTGATAAAGAAAACGTTAAGAAGAAGCAAAAAGAAAACATTAGACCATTTGAAGATTTATTCTTAGAACTAGGTAGTGTTATCTTAATGAATGCTAGTAACTTTGTTGCTGCAAACCCAGATGCTGAAATGCAAAGGTTACATAATCAAATTAGAACTGAGGCCGAGGCTATTAAAAAAGGAGGAAGTATTGACCAAATAGAAAAGGTTGAATCTGAACTTAAAAGACTAGATAGAATAGGTGGAATAGAATCAATTATCCCAACTGAAGGGCTTGTGTTCGTATATAATGGTAAGACATTTAAACTAACAGGTACATTTGCTGCTATAAACCAGCTTATGGGTATAATAAAATACGGACGGTAACTAAATAATATAACATGGCATTACAGAATTTAAGAACTTACTTTAGTGAATCGAGCATAAATGATTTTCAGCAAATGCTAGAACATTCATGCGTTGTAACTGAAAAATTACAAGCATCAAATTTTCATGTACAAAAAACAAACAGTGGATTTAATCATTACAAAAGTGGTGGTAAGAATCCAATGAATCTTGTTGATAGAACAATCGTGAGGTACTATGAGAATGCAATCTCTCACTTTAATGCGCTAGAAGATGCTGGTAAAAAAGAAATGCCATTAGATTGGAAATTTGGATTTGACTATATGATTGATTCAAAAACGGTTAACATTAAATACGATAGAATACCAAAGAACAATTTAATGTTAACACATATCCAGATTCTTAACCCAGTTGATGAAACATTAATTAAAAAAGTAATTAGAGATCCAAAAATTCTAAACAAATGGGCAGATATATTAGAAGTACAAAGGCCACAGGTTCTACATCAAGGTAAGTTAACCGACCTTCAAAAAGAAGAACTCACTAAACTAATGTCAGTTTCAGAGTCTGAGTATTCTGAAAACTTTAAAGACATTTCGTTTTCTAGAAAAATGTACAGTATTTTTAATTCTTCTTTAAATTCTACAGCACTTAACGACGATTTAGATAGTACTATAGATTCTTTAGTAATTAATTTCTTTAATGGAAAAAGCGTTAAGAATTTTAAAATTTGTGAAGCTGAATCTCCAAGAGAGAATAGAAAGCCATCTGACATGTACCAAATAGCACTACTACAAATTGTTGAATTCTTTTCAGCATTCGATATTGAAAAAATAGAGTTAGTAGAAAAGAAAGCTGACCTTAGGTACATTGAATTAACTTCACAATTATTTAATGCATATATAGATAAGAACGCATCAAAATACATTGGAGTTAAATTTGAATCAGCGGGTTTTGCAGATTCTCCAGAATTTTCACTAAACACTGCGTTTATTAAAAATGAAAAAACAATAGAACTAGTTTCAAACCCTATACTTTCTGAGCTTTACAAAATAGCACTGAGTTCTTTTAATAAGAAAAGAATTAAAGAAACTGATATTATTAACGCAGATCTACTACAGCAAATCAATGAGATAGTTAAAAAAATAGAAGCGGTTGTAATGTTACAAAACAATGAAGATTTATCAATGATGAATTTTAAAACATTCTTAAACCACGAAAATCTAAAGCATCAAGTAAGCCCAATTACTGAGGCATTAACTGTAAAATATCCAGAACAGGGTAAAAAACCAGTAAACATGTTTGTTGGCAGATTCCAGCCGTTTACGATGGGACATGCTAAAGTTGTTGAAACAATTAATAAACAAAATGGATATCCAGTAGTAATCTTTTTAGTTAAGGCAAAGAATAAGAAAAAAGAAGATGCTTTTAAGAGACCATATGACGAAGATACTCAAGTTAAAATGTTAAAGCAACTTAAAAAGAAATACCCAATAGAGAAGGTATATGTTATAGACAGAGGTGCTATAGATTTAATGTTTAATACAATGAGAGCAGATGGATATGAGCCGGTGTTATGGGGTACAGGATCTGATAGAATTAAAACATATTCATATCAGGTAGATAAGCCAGAATACAGAGAAGATTTAGGAGTTAGGACTGATTTTGGCCTTTTTGAAATTCCAAGAAATAATGATAATATATCAGCAACTCAAGTTAGAAATGCATTATTAGATGATGATGAAAAACTATTTAAAAAATTAACTCCTAAACAAATACACTCAATGTATAGTGAACTAAAATTAAAATTAGAAACATCTATGTCTACTAATGAGAGTACACTACAAACGTTTAATCAATTTTTAAAGAATATATAAAAAAACAAAAAAATAGTAATATGATAAATTTTAAACAATTTATAACTGAAGCATCGGTTATAATGGACGCAACAGATCCAGAATCTAGAGTACTGAAAAAATTACTTAAGAAACATAAGGTTAAAATGGAAATTGTTAATAACGAAGGACCAAGTGGTTTTCCAGAAGTTGAACTAACTGGAGCTAGAAAAGATCTTGAAGCAGTATTAGCATCTGAAGACGGATGGGACGATGCTGGTTTAAACGATTACATCGAAGAATCTAATTCTGCTAATGAATCTAAGATTGTTATCAAGAGAAGATATACTGAAAGCTATCCCGCAGTTACTGTTGGTAAAAGCGCAAAAATTAGAAATAAAATGCTTGAGGCTATTTCTGATGGTAAAATTACACAAGAAGAGTTTAATAGTATCTTAAAAGAAATGTCAACCGATTCTCCTAGGTGGATGCGAAGAAATAATAAATTCTTTAGTATATCTGAAGAGGGTATTTCACTTTCAAAATTTGGTAAAAAAGCACTTTCACAAATTACAGTAAATGAAGAAGAACTCGACGAGGGTAGAGCATTCGTTGCAGCCGCTAAAAAAGCAAAAGACGAAGGTAAAAAAGAATTCGAATTTGGAGGCAAGAAATTCCCAGTACAAATAAAGGAAGAAAAGAAATCACAATTTATATATGAATCATTTAGAGACTTTGTAAACTTTTTAACTGAATCAAAAGAAGCTACAGAGGCTGAATCAATCTTAGCTGATCTTTTAGACGAAAGAGGCGGAGACATGGGAGAATTGCATGGAATGGAAATTGATGATGCACTAGACACGGTAGAATCATACGGACATAAAGGTGCTAAAGCAAAGAAAATTGCACAAGAATTAGTTTCAATGACTAATGAATCTTTAATTAATGAGGCGTTTGCATCTGTAAAACTTGCAAGCATCTTAACTGGAGGTAACAAAATGCCTAAGGATCTTCCTAAAGCATTTTACAACATGTCTAAAATTGCACTTGATAAAGTTCAAGATGTAGATATTATTGAAATAGATCCTCAAGCAGCAAGAAAAGAAAAGAGACAAAACGCAGTTTATTTATACTTTACAACAAACGAAAAAGAAAATCCATACGCTGCTCGTGGTTCTTATGGCGTTAGCACTATTCCAGCAAATACTTTATTAGCAATTACAGATGGTTCTAATGAATGGATGAATATGCAATGGCAAAACAAATACAATTCAAAAGATAGAAAAAAATCTTTACAAAAGACTAAAAGAGATGATAGTTCTGGTTTTGACAAATCAAGTTCTAATGATTCTTATGGAAGTGGTATTTCAAGTTTAACTAAAGTTGCTGAATTAGCAGATAGAGCATATTGCTTAGATTTAGATATTCTTAAAGCAAGATATTCTACAACCGCAAAAAGAGATGAAAGAGCTGACTCTAAAGCGGGCGCTATATCTTTTAAATCTGATAAAGATTTTAAGAAAGCTAACTTAGACAGATACAACACTATTATTTCAGATAGAGCCTCAAAAATGCCTTTAGATAAAATGGTTGCCGATGCTATCGATACTATAACTAAGCAAATTAAAGACGGTCTTGTTAAAGGAGAAAAAGGAAAATACGGAGATATTATAATAGGAAGAAACAAAAAGGGTAGCGAAGCAAAACTATCAGAAGCAGCAAGGCACATGCAATATATCCTTGATGATTTCCAAAGATATGTAAGTTCTTCTAACCAAGCTAAAATAGAAAAAGATTCTGGATATTCTGGAAATTACTACGATCAAGAAATTAAAAGATATGCTAAAGATGTATCTGATAAATTAAAGCAAGTAGAAGATTTTGGATACATTTGGTAATAATTTAAAAAATAAAATTATAAACAATATGTCTAGCACAAAAAATGAAAAACTTTCAGAATCTGAATTAAACGAATATGACGGTATTAGTCCTGGTTCTGGATCGCATCCAGGAAATATGGGAGGTATGGGTAAGCTTCAACTTCCATCAGGAGGAACTACAGGTTCTGGAGATGTACCATCAGGACAAGGAGACGCTAAAGAAATATTTAAAAAGAAAAAGAAAAAGAAAAAGATGAAATACGTTAGCACGTTTGAATCATTTAATTTAAGCGAATCAGCTAAACCTTCTACTGCATTAATGCAATTTGCAAAAGATGAAAATGCAGAAGAAAGGGTTTATTTAGGATATTTTTCTGGCAAATCAATGGATGCACAATCTACTAATAAGACATGGGAAGATGGAGTACCAGTAACTAAGAACTTTACTAGAGGAGGTTATAAACAAGTATCACCTAACGGTAAAATATGGATTATAGAAACTACACAATGGTGGTACTTTGAAACTAAGGGAACATGGTACGCTGTTAAGAGAAAGGATTACGGTACCCCGCCTTTTGAATATTAAAATAATTTGAGTATCATCGAATTAAAATAAAGCCTAGAGAAATCTAGGCTTTTTTTATGTAATCTAGCAAATATGTTAGAAACAATACAACTTTAGCTAATATAACTTCTAAAATAATTAGAATGCTATTAGATATTGAACAAAAAGCCAACGAAGTCATTGTTTCATACTACAACAAAGAAGGCAAGGTAGCCTTTAAAAGGTATCCAGTATCTCAATTTGAAAATTGGGTAGTTGCTGGTGAAGATGAAAAGTGGAAAGATCAAACATATACAAATTGGGATGGACGTCCTCTTAAAAGACAGCGCTCTAGAAACTTTAATAAGTTTTCTCTAGTCTATTTTATGGATTCTCTTCCTGAGAATGATCGGAAAGAAATATTCGAGTTTAATATGCCAAGAACATATTTTGTCGATATTGAAACCGAAATAGTAGATGGTTTTCCAAAAGCGGAAGAGGCTAGAACTAGAATATTAGCGTTCTCCATTATTACACCTGAACGCAAGGCTATCGTCTTAGGTCTTGATGATTTATCTAGCGAACAAATCAAGAAGATTGAGGATGACACACTAAAGCACTTTAGGAAATACGATCAAGATTGGGAGTTTAGCTACTATAAATTTAAGGATGAATACAACATGTTATATACGTTCTTGCATAAATTCCTACCTAAATTCCCAATGATGACAGGATGGAATTTTATAAACTATGACTGGCAGTATATTGTAAATCGTTGTAAAAGACTCCAGATAGATCTAACTGAAATTGCAGTAACAGGAGCTCTTGATAGTAACGATAGTAGACCTTTACATATGGGTATTTTAGATTATATGCAATTATATGACAAATATGACAGATCGGTAAAGGTAAAAGAATCAAATCGCCTTGATTTTGTTGCTGGCCAAGTTCTTGATGTTGCTAAAATAAAGCACACGGGCTCTCTACAAGATCTTTATGAAAATGATTTTCAAAAGTATGTGTTTTATAATGTAGTAGATTCTATTTTAGTATATTATATTGACGAAAAATTAAAATCAATGGAAGTTTTACTTACTCTTGCAACGATTACACAAATGCCTTTATACAAAGCAGCAAGCCCCGTTGCAGTAACCGAAGCATTAATGGCTCGTAAGATGGCTGAGCAAAATCACAAGATTGGGGTTGATTATAATCAGAAAGATAATCAAAAAGATGGCAAATACGCAGGTGCATTTGTAAAACAACCAATAGTTGGATATTATTCTGGAGTAAGCGCATTTGATTTTGCTTCACTATATCCTTCAGTAATGAGACAGTTTAATATATCACCAGAAGCATATGTAGATATAATACCTAAGACTCAAATAGAGCAACGCAGGAAGAATACAGAAGAAATAGTTTGTGAGAATGGTGTTGTATATAAGAAAGAAGATTCAGTTCTTAAAAACATACTAGGAGACTTGTATGAGCAACGAAAAGATTATAAGAAATTATCGTACCAGTATTACGAAAAGGCTCACGAACTCAAAAAAAGATTTGAAAAATAATTTTATAGATATAAGCCATGATACCATCTATATGATATATAGATTAACTAAATAAAACACAGCTACGATAAGATATGAATAAAAACATTTTTCAACCGAGAACAAATATATTACCATATGAATACCCACAATTGTTAGCGTATAAAGACGCAATTAGACACTCATATTGGATTCATACCGAATTTAACTTCACTACAGATATTGACGATTTTAAAACTAAGGTTTCTGATTCTGAAAGAGAAGTTATTAAGAGAGCAATGCTTGCGATCGCACAAATTGAAGTTAATGTTAAAACTTTTTGGGCAGATCTTTATAAAAGAATGCCTATTACAGAAGTTGGTGATGTTGGAATGACTTTTGCAGAATCTGAAGTAAGACATAAAGATGCTTACGCACAATTACTTAGAGTCCTTGGATTAGAAGATGATTTTAAAAGTGTAGTTGAAATTCCTGCAATTAAAGACAGAATTTCATACTTAAAGAAATACTTAGACGGTACAAGAAGTAGAGATGATAAAATGTATACTAAATCAGTATTACTGTTCTCATTATTTATAGAACATGTAAGTCTGTTTAGTCAGTTCTTAATTATGATGTCGTTTAACAAAGAGAAGAACTTATTTAAAGGAATCTCAAATGTAGTTGAAGCAACATCAAAAGAAGAAGAAATTCACGGAAACTTTGGATCAGAACTTATTAATATTATTAAAGAAGAAAATCCAGAATGGTTCGATGAGGAGTTTGAACAACTAATAGATTCAGCATGCAAGAAGGCTTATGTTGCTGAATGTAAAATATTAGATTGGATCTTTGAGCAAGGTGAACTTTCATTTTTGTCAAAAGAAACTATACAGAACTTTATTAAAAACAGATTCAATAACTCATTAACTCGCATCGGTATGAAACCTGTATTTGATGTTGATTTTACTGAAATTGAAAAGACATTATGGTTTGATGTAGAAATTACAGCAACTAAAGAAGGAGATTTCTTCTACAAGAAAAGTACCGATTATAATAAGAAAAGCAAATCAATTACTGAAGATGATTTGTTTTAAATTATGAAAACAATTATTCACGTTAACCAACACGTAATAAAATCTAATAGAAAGAACAATGTTAAAGATCCTGTATTAACTTGTAAAACATACAAGGATAATACATATGCACATGAAGTAAAAATATTAGGTCCTAGCAAAGTAGTGTATAGCCCTGATAAACCCCTAAGTTGTGGAGCACATGTATGGATTGAAACAGAAGGGGGAAATAACAATAATTAAATAAAATTACACATGAAATACGAAAAAAATTACTGGTTAAACGAGGATAGCAGGACGTTTCTATCTAGAGGTTACATTTCGGAAACACCGGAACAGAGGATTAAGGACATTGCAAACACGGCAGAAAGATATTTAAAGATAGAAGGATTTGCGCATAAGTTTGAGGATTATATGACCAGGGGTTTTTATAGTTTATCAACTCCAGTTTGGATTAACTTTGGAAAAGATAAAGGACTTCCAATCAGTTGTTATGGATCAAACGTAGATGACACATTAGATAGTATCTTAAACGGTTCAAGAGAGATTGGAATGATGTCAAAATATGGAGGCGGAACTTCAGTTTATTTAGGAAACATTAGAGAGCGAGGTGCAAGTATTTCTACAGGAGGGACAGCAGACGGACCAGTACACTATGCTAGAATGTATGATACTACTGTCGATGTATGTAAACAATCCGAAGCAAGAAGAGGTGCATGCGCAGCTTGGCTGCCAATAGAACATAATGACATTTTAGAATTTTTAGATATTGGAACTGAAGGAAACCCTATTCAAAATCTACAATATGGAGTTACGGTAACTGACAAATGGATTCAAGAAATGAAAGATGGTGATGCAGATAAACGTAAAGTATGGGCTAAAGTTATTCAAAAGCGCAATGAGTTTGGTTTTCCATATATCATGTTTAAAGACAACTCTAATAATAATTCTCCCTATAAAGAATTAGGACTTGAAATTACAGCTTCAAATTTATGTTCTGAAATTCAATTACCAACAGATTCATTTAATTCTTTTGTTTGTTGTTTAGGTTCATTAAATCTTTTACACTGGGATGAAATTAAAGAAACTGATGCAATTGAGACATACGTACTGTTCTTAAACGCAGTAATGGATGAATTTGTTAAGAAATCATATAACTTACCAGGAATGGCAAGAGCTCATAGATTTGCAAAAGAGCACAGAGCTATCGGATTAGGAGTACTTGGATATCATTCACTATTTCAATCAAAACTTATTGAATTTAATTCATTAGCAGCAAAGGCAATTAACCATGATATATTTTCAACGCTAAAAGAGAGAAGCGATAAGGCTTCAAGATGGCTACATGATGAGAAAGATATTAAATCAATTAGACCAGGATATGCAAACTCAACTTTGCTTGCAATCGCACCGACAAAAAGTAGTTCATTTATTCTAGGTCAAGTAAGCATGGGAATAGAACCAATTAAATCTAATTATTTCGTAAAAGATTTAGCAAAATCCAAGACAATATACAAAAATAATCACTTAATAACTGAATTAGAGAAATACGGATTAAACACTCCACAGGTATGGGAGGACATCTTAAAGAAAGATGGAAGTGTACAACACTTAGACTTTCCAACAAAGGCAGTATTTAAATCATTTATTGAAATTAGCCCAAAGGAATTAATTCTACAGGCAGCACAGAGACAAAAATTTATTGACCAATCACAGTCTTTAAATTTAATGATTCACCCAAGTGTAGCAGCAAAGGATATTAATCAATTGTATTTATATGCACACGAAGAGGGAGTAAAGACGCTATATTATCAATTTAGTCAAAGTTCAGCACAGTCATTTGCAAGAGACATTCTTGATTGTGATAGCTGCGGAGCTTAAAGAAACGCCGATCTGAAATACGATCGGATTTTAGGACCGTAATAGTTACGGCTTGGGCAGAGAAAAGTTCGCTACTATCTCTGCCCTTTTTATTTGTAAAAATAAAAGATATATAGATTATAAAAAATGAAAATAAACATTATGAAACACATTAAATTATTCGAACAGTTTATCACAGAAGGTAGAAAATCATGGGATGATATAGATCCTTATAATATTGGAGATGAATTTAAGTCTCAATTTCCAAAAAACAGAGATTGGGAAGACGAAGGATTTGAGTCATTAGAATACTGGATGCAAGAAGAATGGGGACCAAATGCGGGTGTAGAAAAAAACAAAGGATTTGATGATGCACTTGACGTAGTACAATCGTACTTATCAGACGCCGGTTATTCAGTTTAATAAAACAAAATATAAAATGAAACACATTAAATTATTTGAACAGTTTATCAATGAATCTCAATTCGCTGATGATAGTACTTCTAATCAAGATGCTAAGTTAAGGCTAAAAGAACGTACAGAACTAACAAAAAAATTAATTAAGGCAACCGGGATTACAACATGGGAAGTAGACTATAGCCATGGTTTTTTTACCATGAATACAAAGACTAAAGGAAATACCGGAACTGAAATATTTGGAATAAAAGATTTGGATTATAGTTTTACTTGGAGAATTCTTAACTCTGACGATTATGAACCATTGGCACCAAAAGAAATGCAGATAGTCGCACAACCAACAGACGGCAGCGGAGGTCGTACCAAACGCAATTGGTATGTAACAAAAGGTAATGTTGCTACAATTGATGATGTTATAAAAGCAATGTCAAACTTAGAGGTAGGTAAAAACGGTTGGAAACAAGCATAAAGATTTATAATATAACAAAAACTATTAAAAACCTGGACTTTTAGTTCAGGTTTTTTTATGTCTACTTCCCAGTGAAACAAACCGATATATCCCCATATAACTTTAAATTTAAACAAATAAAAAAATATGAAATTAGTAATTGATCGAGTTGACCAAAACTCACTAACAGACTTTATTAACCGTGTAAAGTTAATTGATTCTTTCATCTACATGAAAATGGATGAAAACCGTATAACTTCGGCAGTGTATCTTCCACAAAGAGACGCTGTAAAATATCATGCGGTAAACACTGACACTATTTTTAAACTTGCTAACTCACCGGAAACTAGTAAAGAAATGAAAATAGCATTTTTTGACGGAGCTAAAGTTATTGATGCGATCAAGCATTTTGACAATGATTCAATTAAAGGTGAAATCGAATTTATTGAGAATGATGAAGATCTAGTAGCTTCTACACTTCGTCTTTTTAATGACGAACTAGAGATTACTCTTTCATGTTCAGAACCATCTCTTGGATTTAAAGATCTTACCCAAGAACAAATTAACGTAATCTTTGCAAAAGATGATACTTCGTTTAACTTTGAATTAGACACATATTCAATTGGAAAGGTTAAAAACTTATTTTCACTTGATAAAGACGAAACGTTTGCTATTAAATCTGGTGCTAATGGAGTTAACGTTAAAGGTAAATCATTTAACGTGGTGATTAATCCAGAAAGCAACGGAGATGGAAATGTTACAGTATACAAAAAGTATTTAAACCTTCTTGATAAAGAAGAACAAAATGTTTATATTTCTTCATCTAAGGTAGTATTTGCATCTAAAGACAGTGAAACTCTTTTAACAGTTTCAACCTGCCAAACTGCATAATATGGACGTGACTGGGTTACAGAGCAAACCAATTGATCAATTGACTAAAGAAGAAGCAGAGAGCCTCATTAAACAATATGAGGCACTCTCTGCTAAATATACAGCGTATGAACAAGCGGTAAAAGTTACTTTGAACTCTATTTATGGTGCGTTTGGTAATAAGTGGTTTCACTTCTTCAATATAGATATAGCAGAATCTATTACATTACAGGGACAGGACGCTATTCTTTACTCAGAAAATATATTAAATAAGTATTTTCATGATTTTTTCCACAAGGACGCAATTGTTCATGAGCATTTTAATATTAAGGTAAGGCATCAGCTTGAAAGACCATCTGTAATTTACATAGACACGGATTCTTGCTATGTACAGTTTGAAGAAATGTACAACTCAATAGAGTGGCTAGGAGAAGAGCTTACAATCGATACCTTTATTATTCAAATCTATAACTTTAGACTAAGGGAATATATTGCTAAGACAATGGAGAGGTATGCTGTAATCAGAAACACTGACAATTTCTTACAATTTGAACTTGAAACAGTAGCATACTCTGGTATATGGTTAGCAAAAAAGAAGTATATACAAAACATAGCATGGGATGATAAGCTAGAGGTAACTGACAGGCATGCTTCTTTAAAGAAAGTAAAAACAATAGGATACGATACAATTCAATCATCTACTCCTCCTTTCGCAAGAAAGAAATTAGTAGATGCTCTTAAGTTACTTTTTACAAAGAATAAAAAACCAACAGCTGTAGAATTAGAAGAACTAGTTATCTTTATGAAGCAAACTAAAAAAGAGTTTGTGCTCGCTGATATTGACGATATAGCCTTTAATAAAAGAACTAATAATATTGAAAAATATATCGTTGATGATCAGATTTCATTAGAAGTTGGCCTTAAATGTCCACCTAATGTAAAGGCTGCTGGTTTCTATAATTACTTACTAAATAATAATCAAAAATATAAGAATAAGTACAAGTTAATTGGTAACGGTGAAAAGTTAAAACTCTATAGCGTTAAGGATAACATTAGCGATGTGTTTGCATACATGCCAAGCGAACATCCTTATGAGTTTGCTCCACCAATTGACTACGATACACAATTTGAAAAATGTATGATTGATCCTTTAAATAGAGTATTAAAGGCAATCGGTTTACAAACACTAGATACTAATTTAATTTACGCATCTGCATTATTTTAAAAAAAATGGAATTAAAAGAAATACTATACAAACTAGAAGGAGAAAATCCAAATAACATGGCATTTGGAGCATGTATAAGAGAGCTTATACGGAGTATGAAAGATGCTCAAAGCCAAAAAGTTAATGATGAACAGCTTCCGGGTCAAATAAATATATTTGGTGAGGTTAAAAAAGTTAAAAAATGATAGATTCAACTAAACTTAGCGACGAGCAAAATGAGATCGTAGAACAGTATAAAAAGGTACATACTAGACTATTATTTCTTGAAGACAAAATGTCAAACTTAAGCGCAGAGGCTGACAAATTAATAGAAGAGCTTACGGCTCTTCGAGAACTAGATAAAAATATATTAAAAAACGATGGCAAAAAATAATAAAACATTTAGCTTTGCAGATTTAAATGCAGAGTTAGCAGAATTAAATCCCCTTGGATCTGTTATGGACCAGTCCACTTTTTCTGAAGTTACTGAATGGATTAACACGGGAAACTATCACTTGAATGCGTGTGTTGGTGGTTCTCTTTTTAAAGGATGGCCAAATAACAGATCTTGTTCTGTTGCAGGTCCTTCAGGAACAGGTAAAACTTTCTTGACTCTAAATTCAGTACGAGAAGCAATAAACATGGGTTATAATATAATCTATTATGATTCTGAAGCGGCTGTAGATAAAGAACAAATGATTAAGTTTGGCATTGATATTACCAAGGTAAACTATCAGCCGATTAATACCGTTCAAGAGTTTAGAACATCAGTAACTACGATTACTAAGAAGATGCAGGAGATTAAAAGATCGGGTGGAAATATACCAAAGCTAATGATTATCTTAGATTCTGCAGGTAACTTAGCAACTGCAAAGGAAATAGCAGATGCTGCAAGTGGAAGCGAAAAGAGTGATATGACTCGTTCAAAGATTCTTAAATCAATTTTTAGAATTATAATGACCCCATTGGCCGATTTAAAGATTCCATTTATTTTTACAAATCATACATACCAATCTCAATCCTTTATTCCAATGCAAATAGCAGGCGGTGGAACTGGACCAGAGTATGCGGCCTCTATTGTATTGATGCTGAACAAGGCACAATTAAAAGATGGCGCAGATAAAGTCGGTATTATTGTAACAGCAAAGCCTTCTAAGAATCGTTTTGCAAAACCAACTAATATTAAATTCCATTTGAATTTTAGTGAAGGTATGAATCCTTATGTCGGTCTCGAACAGTACGCAACCTGGGATATTTGTGGCATCACTAGAGGAACTATCGAAAAGGGTGTTAAAGTTCCTAAGTCTACCGCAAGAGGTTGGATCTGTGATCATCTGGATACAGTAGTACCAAACTCGGAATTCTTTACAGAAACGGTGTTTACTCGCGAGGTTCTAGAAAAAATAGACGAACACATACAGCCTCTTTTTAATTACAATTCAGAATCAAGTACTTTAGACATTGAAGAAATGTTAGAAGAAACAGAAGACTAAAATTGTATATAACCTTTAAATAACTATATATGCAATTCGGACAAGACTTTGAAAAAATATTTTTTAGACTATCATTAGTAAAACCAAAGTATCTTCAAAGTATTAAATCTGGGTATTATACTTCAGAAGAAATTGATATTTTAAGCTACCTTGCTAATAAATTTTACATTAAGTTTCATGAAGCTCCTGGAAAGGAGCAACTTAAACTCTTAGCTCAAAATAGTAAAAAATCAAAAGAAAAGATAACAGACGGTATTCTTGATGTTATTTTTGGAGTTGACTTAGATCAATATGACGATGAATGGCTAACTAGTACTGCCGAATCTTGGATCAAGTGGAGAACGTTTGACACTTCTCTTACAGATACTATTGAATTTATTAAAACGACGAAAGTAACTCCTGAAAATTCAGACAGTATTATTCAAAAGGTTAAGGGTTTAATTAACGAGAGAAACAACATTACGTTTAACTCTGATCTTGGATTAAACTTTTTTAATCCAGATGATCACGATCAAAAAGAATCTGAAAAAGTAAGTTCTGGATATAATTTTGTTGATCGAGTTCTTAGTGGAGGTTATGATAAAGGAGGTAACTTAGTGGTATATGCTGGAGAGCAAAATATTGGTAAGTCAATATATCTTGCAAACGATGCTGCTAATTTTGTTAAAATGGGAGTAAACACTGTTGTTATTACGGCAGAGATGGCCGCTCATAAATTCGTAAAGAGGATAGGTTCTAATTTATTGTCAATTGATATTAATGAATACGCTGAAAAAGCAAAAAACAAAGACAGTATTAAAAGAAGGCTTGAGACAGTAGGAGATGGACTAACTCCACCCGGTCAGCTATTTATTAAACAAATGCCAACATCACAGGCTACTGTTTTAGATATTGATGCTTATTTAACACAAGTTGAAGAAGAGCATCAGGTTAAGATAGGAGCAGTAGTTATTGACTATATTAACATTTTAGCAAACTATAGAAATCCTAATAGCGAAAACACATACTTAAAAATAAAGCAAATAGCTGAAGATTTAAGAGCAATGGGTCAAAGACATGATTGGTTAATAGTTACAGCAACTCAGATAACAAGAAGCGGATATAATTCAAGCGATATTACGATGACTGATATTGCCGAATCTGCAGGACTTTCACATACTGCAGATGTTATGTTTGGAATTATTCAAGATGATTTAATGAGAGCAAGTAATGAATATTGGCTTAAAATATTAAAGATGAGAGATGGAGAAGGAAAAGGAACTAAATGTCAGTTAAACATTAATTGGAACTATATGCGATTAATAGAGACTGATAATATAACAAACAGTAATTTACACGGAATATAATGAAAACAGATAAAATATTTGATAATAATTTCGAATCTCCGGATTTTGAAATGATACCAAACTTCTCTTTTGAAGTAGATCCTAACTATAAGGACAATACTCCAGAAGAAGATAAGATTCAATATGCATTAATAGCTAAAGAAATTCATGAACTAATAACATCATCTAGATTTAAAGAATTTAATGTGATTGATGAACATGGAAGAAACGTAAAATTAAAAAAGTTAGACATCAACAATGTGTATGGATATATTGTAGGAGAAATGATAGATACTAACACTAGAATAGATTTATTCAGCGAGTTGTGTGTTTATTTCGATATTAATCCAACTAAATTTTACAGCTCACTATCTAATAATTACAAAGAAGATCTAATACAAGAACTAGATAGTAAAACAGGAGTATTAGGAAGAAAAAACATATCAAAATTATTTTAATATGATTGATGCTAAAACTTTTAATCAAGGAGCAAACCGAGTATGGGTACTCGGTGATCTCCATTTTGGAGTCAGGGCAAACTCAATAGAATGGCTAGAGATACAAAAAGAATTCTTTGAGAAGGTATTTATACCAACTCTAAAAAAAAATGTAAAACCAGGAGATGTTCTGGTACAAGTTGGAGATACTTTCGATAATAGACAATCAATTAATCTTAAAGTTTTAAGTTACGTTGTAGATCTGTTTGAAAGGCTAGGTGAAATATTACCAGTTCATATTATATGCGGAAACCATGATATATGGGCAAAGAAGAGTAATGATATCACTTCAATAGATTCATTAAAATGGATTCCAAATGTTCAGATCTATAAAGAACCAAAGTTAATGAAATGGCATAATAAGAATATATTAATGATGCCATGGAGAAGAGACGCTTCTCATGAAACCGATACTTTATCTGAATTTCCAGAAGCTAATATAGTGTTTTGTCACTCTGAGGTCAGTGGAATATATTTAAATGCTAAGGTTAAAAATCAGCATGGAAACAGGCCAAACATATTTAATAAATATGATAGAGTTTTTTCTGGACATATCCACTATAGGCAAGAAAAAGGAAGATTATTAATGGTTGGTACACCATACGAGCTTACAAGATCTGACAGCGGCAATCAAAAAGGATTTGACCTAGTTGATCTAGAGACAATGGATGAGACATTCTTTCCAAATAACGTATCACCAAAGTTTTTAAAGTATAATATCACAAAGTTGTTCGATGTAACTCTTGGTGATTTTAAAGATGAAATTAGAAATAATTTTGTTGATCTATACGTTCCAAGTAAAATTGCAACATCTAACTCATTGAGTTTATTTATTAATAAGATTCAAAATGTAGGCAGAAAATTAGATCCTAATATCTACCAAGAAGACGATATAATTGACAAGGATTTTCATGACTTAGATGATGAAATTTATAAGAATTATAACATCTTAAACTTATGCAGCTCATACGTTGATAATTTAAATCACGATGAAGATACTAAACAAAAGTTAAAAAACAAGCTAAAGCAGTTGCATGATCTTTGTGCATATAACCACGATATAGACAGATGAGAATAGATTCAATACAATTTAAGAATTTTGCAAGCTACGGTAATCAGATTCAAAAGCTAGAGTTTGATGAAGAATTTTCAGAGTTGTTTCTAACACTAGGTAAAAACGGTGACGGAAAGACAACTATTGCAAATGCAATTATATATGCGTTATATGGCAAGGTTGAAGGAGTAAAACTTGGAGACTTGCCTAATAGAATTAACGGAGAACTTTGGGTTAAAATAAATCTACAATGCGGAAACATCAGCGTTGAAATAGAACGTGGCCTTTCTCCTGGACTATTTAGTGTTAAGTTAAATGGGGTAGAATTTGATAAAGCTGGTAAAAAAAGCGTCCAAGATTATCTAGAGGAAGAAGTTTTTGGAATACCTTATCATGTTTTTAAGAACATTATTATTCTATCAATTAACGATTTTAAATCATTCTTAACAATGAGCAACAGTGACAAGAAACAAATTATTGATAAAATGTTTGGGTTCTCGGTGTTGAATGATATGCAAAATCAAATTAAAGAAGAGAGAAAACTAATAAAGAACGATATTACAACGTACGATCATGAGCTGAGTCAAATAATGGAATCAATAGGTTCAGTACGCCAAAAATTAAATACTCTATTAGAAGAATCTTCACTAAAAAATAAAGAAAAGATACAAGATCTAAAAAATCAACTAATAGAACTTAATGATTCAGCAAAAGATCTAAAAATAAGTAAAGGAGAACTTGCATTAACTATTGGAGATCTTAATACAAACTATGACGAGGCTAGAAACAATGCAAGTACATTAAAACACGAGATTGAATATCTTAAAAAGAAAGTGAATTTATATGAGAGTGGTAATTGTCCAACTTGTGAAACTAAATTAGACAGCGATTGGCATACTCAAAAATTAGATGAGTTTACTAGCCAACTAGAGAATAGTGCTGAACAAATTAAGACGCAAAAAATATTAATGGATAATACCAAAGTTAAAATAGATCATTTATTAAAAGATAAAAAGAAAATTGATAATTCAGTTTCTGAAATAAAATACCTAATGCATTCTTTAAAGAATGAATTAATTAAAATAAAAGATACATCAAGTGGAGATCAATTTGAACACCTTAAGACATTAGTTAAAGAATTTGAAGAAAAAGAGTCTGAAAAGTCTAAAGAATCTAGTAAGCTATCAAATGACTATCAATTCATGGAAATGGTAGAAACTATATTAGGCGAGGACGGTGTTAAAAATCTAGCTGTTAAAACTATCTTACCAGGATTAAATACTAATATTGCAGCTATGGCTGCAACAATGCACTTGCAGTTTCATATTAGATTTGATGAAAAGTTCAATTGTATTATTAATCATTTAGGTGAAGAAATTAATCCAATGACTCTTTCTACTGGAGAACGCAAAAAAGCAGATTTCATTATTATTATCGCAATCATTAAGATCCTTAAATTAAGGTTTCCTCAATTAAACTTATTGTTCTTGGATGAGTTATTAAGTTCTGTTGATCCAGACGGAGTACATAACATATTAAAGATATTAAGCCAAGTTATTAAAGAAAATAAGATAAATACGTTTGTAATAAATCATTCTCAACTACCACATGAGATCTTTGATAAAAGATTGCTGATATATCGAGACAATGGATTTTCTAAGTTCGATATCGAAAGGATAGAATAATTTCTAGATATATAAATAAATCAAAAGTTAAATTAAATGGCTTCCTACAATATAAAATGGAATAAGGACGATAGTGTTGTAAGGCATTTAATCATCGGCCTTCTTGCAGATCTAAATAAAAAATTAAGCTTCAGCAGGCAGTTATCAAATGATAACAGGGTTGAAGTCGACGTCCCATTCTATTATTCTATAACTGGAGACGATAACTTTTTAAGAGATAACTTTTTATTTACAACAGTAGGAGGTACAAATTGCGTACCGGGCGCTGAAAAAGCTGATGGAAATTACGATCAAGTACCAAGAGGAGTTGTAAACATGACATCTCTTAATGTAGATCCAACAAAAATAGTAAACAAGAGGAATTTAGGCCAATACGCAATACTTGATTCTGATGGAACGATGCAAAGTTACGTTGCAGAGTTTAATATGATTCCAATAGTAATAGGAATAGAAGTATCTATCGTGTTATCAAGCCAACTAGATATATTTAAAGTTACCGAAGCGATCATTAAAAAAATGTATAGGGCTAATTACTATAATGTAGAGGTTGGCCATTTAGAAGAAGGCGTATATCGAGTATCTTCAGAGTACGCAGTACCTGATGATTATTCTACTGAAAGACCTATTGAATTTGGATTTGGAGAAAAAGAAGACTTTAAAGTCACATTTAACCTAGACATTAATTCGTTTATTCCAGTATTTGATTTTGATACAGCAAGACACGCTGGAAATAGAATGGTTGAAATAGGAAGTTTTGATAATAACGAAGGAGGAGGATCTAATTCTTCATTATTAGGAGACAACTATAAAGTAGTAGGAAGAGATCTTCCATTTAAAGAATAAAAAGATGATATATAAACAAAATTAAGAACCAAATAAAATGGAAAAAATAAGAAAAAACATTTTCACAATCTGTTTTGATGCTAACGAATCTTCAAAGGTATTGTATTCATCAGATACTTTTTTTAATATCACTGAAGGTAATGTTAGAACTATTAATAGACCTGATAATTCACTAAAAGCATTAGAATACGCGATGCGTAATTTTAAAGTAACTAATGAAGGATTACATTTCTACTACAATTTATCCTCAAAATCAATTATGAGAGTTGTAGAAGGCTCTTCTTTAGAATTACAAGAAGATAAAAATAAGGCATCTGTATTAGCATTTGAAAAGATTGAAAAGATTAATGAAAAGATTAATGATCTAGAATCATTAAGAAATGAGCATACGCTTGCTGGAAACACAGTAGCAGTAAATGAAGCTGGAATGATGATCAGCAGTGCGATGTCACAAATCGCTAACCTTAAAAAAGAAGCAAACTTCGTACTTTATAAATATGTTGCTGAAGAAAACAAGGTTTATATGAACAATAGAGAAGTTTTTTTAGATAGTTTAACTGAAGACGCATTTGCTTCTGGATTAATTGAATATTCTGATAAGGCAATTTTAGAAACATTTGCTTTTGCTGCTAAGCAGTTTAATGCATTCGGAATAGCTGAAAATTTAGTTGAAGTTAATGATAACGATATTAAAATATCAACAATTAGAGTTAATGAAAAAGCTTTCGTATTTAGAAACAATACATCAGCTAAAGTTACATCATTAAATGAGCTCTCAGCAGTAGCAACCATTGATTATGTTGCAGAAAATACTGGAGAAGATGTTTCTTTTATGTTTAAAGATGTTTTAGAATCTCAAATTTCTATAAAAGAAAGAATTGCTGAAAGAATTCTAGAGAGTTATGAATTAATTTCATTCTTAAAAGATCAGCGAAATGTTTTAGCAGAATCTAATAAAAACATTCCAGAAATTAAAGAAGCAGATTCTTTAATTAATTCTGAAATAAAAAGAATACAAGAAAATATTACTATCCTAGAGAACGATGAACTTACTAGAAACGATGGATTTATTAATGGAGTCCTACTAGTAGATTCAGAAGGAATTACAAAAGGAACAGAAATAAAAGTAGATGCACTAGACTATACTACAGCATCTAGCGACGATATGGTAAATATTGTTTATGGAGAAGATATCCTTAAGATTAATAAAAGATCTATAGAGATATCCCCAAAAGAAACAATATAACACATAATATAGAACACTAGTAGTTGAAGGCTCAGAGAAATCTGAGCCTTTTTTAATAAAAAATATTAGAAACAAATGCGTTTTTTTTAATATAACATCTAAACAATTAAATTAACAAAGTGGCTAGAAAAAAGAATTACTTAAACAATAAAGATCTTTACGCTGAAATCGTATTATCAAAAGAACAGGATAAGCTCACAAAAACCGCTGAAAAAATGCTAGTGATGCTTGCTGAAAGGGCCATTAGAAAATTAACATATGTTAGTGATGATGATAGACAAGATTGTCTTCAATTTGCACTGTTGGACTTACTAAAGTACTGGCGTAATTTTAATCCAAAGTATACTAACGCATTCGCTTACTTTACAGAGATAGCTAAAAGAGGATACGCAAAGGGATGGAATAAGATACACCCTAAAAAATATAAGTCGACATTAAGTTTGGACAAGGGTAACTCCGGAGGTTCTGAATATAATGGAGGAGGACTCTTTAACATCTAATGTCAATAAAAAACGTTAAGCCTACCAAGAACTCTGGATTTAGTCAAGGATATTTTAATCCAACTAATCCAATAAAGTATCTAGGGAAGCCACCGATAATATATAGGTCATCTTGGGAAAGGAAGTTTATGATATTATGCGATACTAGAGAAGATGTAACAGGGTGGTCTAGCGAACCTGTAGAGATTAAATATTGGTCTACCTTAGATTCTAAAGAGAGGAAGTATTATCCAGACTTTTATATGAAAGTTAAAAAACAAGATGGCACGCTTGAAGAGCTTTTAATCGAGATAAAACCTTCAGATCAAATCAAAAAACCTAAGCAACCTACGACAAACTCAAAAAAAGCATTAAAATCTTATAAATTCTTAGCAGAGCAATTTGTTATTAATCGTGATAAATATTCATATGCTAAACGATGGGCTGAAGAAAGAGGATGGAGGTTTATAGTTCTCACAGAAAAGTCGCTTAAATAATGGGGAAAATTAAAAAAGATATAAGAGATTTAAGTAAAGATGCTGGCAGTAAACAAAAAGCTGTCGCTAATGCTGAGTCTTGGTTTTTAAAATCTAAAAGCGACAGTAAAAATAAAGAAGTATCAGCGACTAGTGATAAGTTTATGCCTGGTAAAATATATGTTTTTGAATATAGAATGCCTAAAGGAATTGAAACTCTTGAATGGTGGGATAGCGCTCCTGTTGTTTTAGCACTAGATCAATCACCCACAGGAAACGACTGTGGTATTAACTTAAACATACTACCAGTACTTGTTAAAGAAGAGCTACTAGACTTTGTTTATGAAAAAATGCAAGGTCAAATTAAAAGCAATTCAGCTGGAAAAAGAGCAATGAATGCTAAAAGACAAGGACTTCTTAAACTTACATATAAGGGTGCATCTTTATTTCTAAAACAATATGGATACGATTTCGCAATAAGGCAATATATCACAAAACTTAAGTCAAGACAAGCAGTTGTATCTTATGAAAACTGGGCAAAGATTGTTTTATGTGACTTTGCAAATCTTAAAGGAATAAATCCAAATACACTTAAAGAACAATTTAGAAAACACCTCAAAAAATAAAGAATATATAATCAGAATACAATATTAAGCTACTATGGCAGGATTTACAGAAAAAAGAAATGGTCCATTAAGTACCAACAAGATTAATTTTAGTCTTTCAGACTCTCTGAAGGCATTATCTTCGTTCGGTATGAGATATGACGATCTAGTACTTAGACAGTCTCAAGCGATCGGTCCAATGGAGGATCAAATTGGGTATGGTCAAATGAACCCAATGGGATGGGATAACGATGACATTTACGGTGCATTTGCCGCAATGTCTATGACCGATACTAATTTAAAGAAAAACATCCCGTTTTTTGACAAAGATTATGCAGGTAAAAGAGATGATTTAAGAAGATTTGCGCTAAATGATGAGATAGAAGACATTCTCGATATTCTATGTGATGAGACCGTAGTATATGATGAAAAGAACTTTTTTGCGCAGCCTGAAATTCTTGGAATGGATGTTTCCGATGAGGTTCAAAAGGATCTTCAGAAATACTTTAAGCAAATCTATCAATATTTTGGATTTACAACAGATCAATCAGCTTGGTATTACTATCGTAAATTTTTAATTGATGGTTACTTAGCATTTGAGATTGTTTATTCACCTGACCAAAAAGATGTAATAGGATTTAAAGAGATCGATCCAATTACATTAGTACCAGGTTATAATCATGATGATGGTAAGAAGATATGGGTACAATATAAAGATGATCCAATAAAGCAGAGAAAATTATATGATTCTCAAATAATATATCTTTCATATTCTTCAATAACAACAGCTTCTAGAGCATCATACATTGAAAGACTTGTAAGGGCATTTAACCTACTAAGAATAATGGAACATACTAGAGTTATTTGGGCAACCACAAACTCTAGTTTTAGAATGAAGTTTATTATACCAGTTGGTGGTAAATCTAAAACTAGAGCAAAGCAATCTCTAGCGCAGTTAATGCATTCATATAAAGAGAACGTTGATTTTGATTGGGATAGTGCATCTCTACAAACAGATGGTAAGCCGATGCTTCAATTCAATAAAGAATATTGGTTACCAAGCAAGGAGGGAGAAACTCCTGAAATTGAAACACTAGGTGGAGATGGTCCAGATCTTTCAGACACAGAAGCTCTAAAATACTTTTCTGATAAATTAAAACATGTTTCTAAAATTCCATACTCTAGGTTTTTATACGAAGACGGTGGAGGAGATTTCAACATGGCAGCTGATGGTATGATAAGAGACGAAATTAAATTCTCTAAGTTTATTAAGAGACTTAGATCTGTATTTCAAGAAATATTAGTAAAGCCGCTTTATATTCAAATGTGTCTTAAATATCCAGAGTTCGAAAACGATCCTCAATTTAAAACACAAGTTGCTTTAAGGTTTAATGAAGAAAACGTATTCTCTGAGTTAAAGGATATGGAGATCATGGAAAAAAGACTTGAATTTATAGGTAGCATGCGAGATAGTTTAATGACAACAAATCAAGAAACAATGGAAGAAGAATATTACTTCTCATTAGATTATCTTGTTAAGAGGTATCTTAAGTTGACCGACGATGACATTACAGCAAACGATTCAGCAAAAGCAAAAGACACTGCAGACGAGGCCGGAGAAGATTCAGGAGATGATGAAATGGGCTTCTAAAAATACGATATATAATACTATGAAACACATTAAACTATTTGAAGAATTTGTTAGTGAGAATACAATGTCTCCTAGCAAAGAATCTGAAGTCTTAATAGACGACATTAAATTAGAGAATGGTAAAATAATATCATCCGCTGAAATTGTAGGAACTATTATAAACTCCGAAACTGAAAAAGCGATCGAAGACCTATTATATGATAAGTATGGTCAAAACGCGTTTAAAGCTGGAGAAATGGAAACCATTAAAAAGTATTGGAATGAATTTCAGGCTGAAGAAAAAGAAGCCGAGGCTGAAGAAGAAACAGAAGCCGAGGGAGAAGATGAAGGTGGAGAAGATGATCCGCTAGCAGATCTATAATAAAAGTATTCTTAAATAGATATATAAAGAAACAATAAATTCAAAATATGAAAAATAATAATAACCTTTTGATTCTCGAAATGTCATCGAATCCACTTTCGGTAGCAAATGAAGGAAAGAAAGATTACGTTTTAGAAGGTATATTTGGTGAAATAGATGTAAAGAATAAAAACCAAAGAATCTACACCGAATCTGAATACGTACCGCAAATCGAATCATTGCAGCAAAAAATTAAGTCTGGTAAACTATTAGGAGAATTAGATCATCCCTCTCAATTTGATGTTTCTTTAAAAAATGTGTCTCACGTAATAGAAGAGTTATATTATGATAAAGACGCAAAGCAAGTTAAAGGTAAGATTAGATTATTAGATACAGATGCTGGTAAACAAGCAAAGGCTCTAGTCGATGCTGGAGTACCTCTTCAAATATCGAGCAGAGCAGCAGGAGCTGTTGAATCTAATGGTACTGTAAAAATTAAACAACTATTTACTTATGACCTAGTAGCCGATCCAGGTTTTGAAAATGCAGAGCTTAAAAGAGTTAATGAATCTTTTGGATTTTCAAGCGAAAGCGGTCTCTATATTTATGAGATAAATAATACAGAAAACAATAACAAAACACAAATCATAGAAAACGAAGACATGGCAGAATATGTAAACGCTGATGACTTTAACAAGTACACTGAGTATCTTGCAAAAGAAATTAAGACAATCAAAGAATCAATGGACGTTTCAACTCCAACTGCAGACGCAGTAACTGAAACCGAATTAAATGAAGTTAAAGCTCATAACGATCATATCGTAGAAAGCGTTAATGGAATTAAGGAATATATGGAATATGTTTCAGAAAAACTAGACCAATCTATACAGTATACAGAACATGTTGCTGAAAAGGCCGACAGTGGAATTCAGTATTCTGAAGAATTATCTGGAAAACTAGATCAATCTATACAGTATACAGAACATGTTGCTGAAAAACTAGATGAAGGAATTCAGTATTCTGAGCACCTTTCAGAAGGTATTTCTAAAATTAAGGAGTACGCTAACTATTTAGCAGAATCTCACAATGAAAGTACAACAACTGGAGAAAAACTAGTAGAGTATGTTGATTACTTAAAAAACAGTTTGCAATCAGTTACTGAATATGCTGAATATGTTGCTGAAACTGTTAATTCTAATCTATTATTAGAAGATGAAGGTGATCTTAACCTTCCAGCTGAAGAGCTAGAAAGCGAATTAGATGATAAAACTCCAGAAATTAAAGATGCTGATGGTAAAAAATACGTTAAGGCTAAAGACAGATCTGAAGAGACTGAAGAAGTTGAAGATGAGTTGGTTGATGGCGAAGATGGAGCTAAAGAAGTAGCTAAAGAATCTTACAAAAACGAAATAGCTTCAAAACTTTCAAACCTAGTAGAAGCTGCTACCAAGAAAGAAAATGAAAATCCAACATTCTTTAAAATTGTATCAAATAAAGTTCAAGAGAAATACAACGCTCTGAATGAAGATGCTAAAATAGAAGTTAGAAGATCAGTATCAAAAAGAGGATTTATGACTGAGGGTCAAATTGAATCTATCATCGAATCTTCTAATCTAATTGTTGAAAATAAAAATGCTACACCATATTTTATTGATGCAATGCCAAAGGAATATGGCGAAACATGGAAAAATCTTTCTGAAGCTAAGAAGAACCAAATTACAGCACAATCTAAATATCACTCTTTAAATACTGAGTATCAGGTAAGAAACTTCTGGGAAACTAGAGATCTTAGAGAAAGTGCAAAGGTAATGGAGAAACTAAATATGATAACTGAATCTAAAGTTGAAGAGAAAAAAGGTCTCGGATATGATGCAACAGCGTACACTGATTCATTTAAGAAAAGATTTAATAAATAAGGATAATACGACTAAGTTATGCAGTATGTAAAATTGTTTGAGCAATTCATAAATGAAGCCAAATCACAAGTTAAATTTGGTAGATTTACTGATAAGAATATAGAAGACAAGGCAGCAAATGCCTTGTCTATTCTAAATGGCGCAATTGGCAAAACAATTACAGGTACAGATCTTAAAAAAATTGAAGGTGTTAACTTTTTTGGTCCTAATCCAGGTAAAAATTTAAAGAAAACTTCTTTAAAATTTATTGATGTGCATGCTTTAGTTTACAATAATAATAAAGCTATAAAGTTTTATTTAATATATGAGACTAAATATGACTTAAATAATAATTTTGTTAAGGGTTCAAACGAAGATAATCCATTACTTTCAACAGATCCAGAATGGTATAAAACGCCTGAAGCAGAATGGGTTGTAGATATGCAAAGGAAATCAAGCTATCCTTACATAAGACCTCTTAGACCACAAGATGGAAGTAAAGTATATAAGTCTACTTCAGACACAATGTACAATTTTCTTGAATTAGAAACACCATCAAATAACAAAAAGATTGAAAAGGCTTTAAGCGTATTAGGTTTAGGAGATATTATTCTATAAAATAAAGATATATAAAAAGATATCGACGATAGGGCGACAGAAGCAGAAAGCCCACTAAAGTCGAAAATAACCATAACAAAAAATAAATACTTAAAAAATGGCTACATTAATAAATGAGGCAGAGATCAGAAGTACTTGGGCACCCGTAATCGAGGAAGCTACTGGTATTAATGATTCAACTAAGTTGGCTTGGATGTCTACTTACTGTCACAATCACAAACTTTACGAAGATGCAAACATCATGGCTCTTAACCCTAATATGAATATTGGTGGTATGGGTGCTGTAACTCTTCCAAACATGGCAACTGGATTTGACGCACAAAGAGGTTCTGGAGACAAAGCTCCAACTTTACTTCCTTTGGCAATGCAAGTTGCTGCACAAACTATCGGACTTGATTTAGTACCGGTAATTCCTATGGCTGGTCCAATGGGTCTTCTATCTTACCTAGATTTCGTTTACGAAGGCGGTACTCTTAGAAACACTGTTTCTCCAACATACATCAAAACTGATGATGCAGTTGCAGGAGCTGACTTAGTTGTTGGTACTTCACGTCTAGACGGTAAAAGTATCATCAAAATAGTTGACGCTATTACTGCAGGAGAAGGAACTATCGTTGGTAGATATGCTAACGCTGAATTAGTTGCTGCTCTTAACGATCATATTCCAGGATTCTCAGGTACTGAGGACGCTGATGGCGATCTATTAGATGCTCAACCATTCTCAAGAGAAGAAGGCGAAAGAACTCCAGACAAAGTAATGGGTCTTTCTTTATTCTCTAAAGCGGTTGAAGCTGAAACTTTCCAAGTTGCAGCTGCAGTTACAAGAGAGCAGGTTCAAGATCTTAAGCAATTCGGCGTTGATGCTGTTGCTCAAGTTGAAGCTGTATTGACTAACGAATTAACTCAGTCAATTAACTCTTACATTTTAGGAACAATGAGAACTATGGCTGAGTCAGGTATCTCTGCACTTTCTTTAGATTACACTTTAGGTGGTAACACTTATGGTGATGTTAACAGAAGAATCCTTACTCACGTATTGGCTGCTGCTAACTTGATCGCTAACAGAGGAAGAAGAGGAGCTGGTAACTTTGCTGTTGTTGATGCTAAAGTTGCATCTGCATTACAAGGTGTTGCTGGATTCGTTCCAAACCCATTCTCTAACACAATTTCACAAGTTGCAGGAGCAATCTACCCAGTAGGTTCTGTAGCTGGTATTAACATCTATACTGACCCAAGATTACCGTTCGACGGTGCAACTGTTGGATCTGATGAGGTACATGAAATCTTAGTTGGTAGAAAAGGCGATGGTAACGGTGCTGGATTAGTATTCATGCCTTACTTAATGGCTGAATCAGTTCAAACAATTGCTGAAGGAACTATGGCTCCTAAAGTAGCTGTTAAATCTAGATTCGCTCTAGTAAAAGCTGGTTTCCACCCAGAAACTCAATACCAAAAGTTCAACGTATTGAACATCGCTCTATAATTTTAAAATTAGAGTAATTATATTTGAAAGGGATCCTAGCGGATCCCTTTCTTTTTGCGATAAATACAGTATGATAAGTGTTATAATGATCTCATACCTGGGAGAATATCCAGGATCTAGGACAAACCCTGATCAAAAGTTTCTTCGAGCTGTTGATTCATTCATTAACCAGACAATAGGGTTAGAGAATAGTGAGCTAGTGATTGTGAGTGATGGATGCGAGGTCACGAATTCATTATATAATCAACATTATAGTAATCAATCAAATATATTACTAATAAAAAAACCTAAGATAAGATCAGGTATATTCCCAGGATCATATAGACAAATTGGAATAAATCATGCTAAGTTTGATTACATAACATATTTAGACACCGACGATTTTTTAATGGAAGATAGATTAGAAAAAGCATATAATAAAATTAAAGAATCAGACAGGGTAATAGTACTTGATAACATGTACATTATACCAGACGTTAGAGATTCGTACGGTAATATTAAATTCGGTAAGTTTCTATATGAAATTACAATAAAAAATGAACCCTTTATAAAAGTAAAAGTAGATTGGATATCTAGTACCTTTCAAATGATACATATTAAAAAAACAGGCGTTTATTGGAAAGATGGCCCAAGAGGAGAGGATTTCATATTCGCAGATGCTTTATACAGAAAGCACAAAATAAATCCAAATAAAATAGGTGAAGAAGTAGGAGGATATGTTGTCTGTCATCACCCTAAATATGGGTTCGATATATAAAGATATATAAACTATTATATTATTAAATACAAAAAAAAAAGATTATGAAATTTAAAAAAGTTTTACTATTCGAAGAACTTCAAAACCAAGAAGCAACTCAAACTAGACCTTCTGCTGATTCTAACACATCGAGCTCTGAGGTTAAAGTAGGAGATTCTAAAAAAGAAGCAATCAGAGACGTCGACAATATTTTATTAAACCTTAAAAAGCTATCAGCAAGTATTGTTGAGGATATAGAAATGTCAGAAGAAGATTCAGTAATTGAAGATTTTGCCAATTCTATATTTTATATTTCTTCATCTCTCTTAGAAGATAATACTGGTAATAGATTATTTAGTGAATCAGTAGTTACTGAAGCTTCAGGAGATTTAAAAGTTGGAGATACTGGTGTCGATTATAATGACAACGTTGTAGAAATAATTGCTATTGGTAGATTTGCTAAAATTGCTAAAATGTTTAAGAAAGAAACAAAAGAAGATGCTGAAGATTATGGGATTGAAGAATTAATGGTAAATACAGATTATTATCTTACTAAAAATATTGAATCACCTGAAGGTAATGTTGGAGATTATTACATTTATCCAGTAAGATATGATATGGCTAATTACTGGGGATTAGATCCTCTAGACGAATCAGTAGTTAACGAAGCTAAATTTAAAAAAGGACAGTATATTAAAGCCAAAAAAGATAGCGATAATTTTGATGGAGATGTTTATGATAAAACTAACGACGTTGATGGATCTGAAATCTTAAAAAACTCATCGTTCGAAATTTACGAAATTGGTAAAGATGAAGTTATTCTTTGGAGTGATGCGGATGAAGTGGAATACTCTATAGATCCAGATGATCTTAAGAATTTCGTAAAGGAATCAGTAGTTACTGAAGCTGATGGCGCAATGAAAAGTGCAATTGATTTTATGATTAGAGCACCTAAGGCTAGAAAGGCCCAAGATAAAGTTAATAAGCTAAAATTAAAAATTGCAGGTATGGAAGCATCAATAGCAGCATCTGATGCTGAGAAGCCTGTAAAAGATAAGCTTAAGGCGAAGGTAGACATGATGAAGGCGCAATCTAAAGACTTACAATCTTCTGTAAATGACAGATGGGATGATAAGGGCAATATTGTTAAAAAAGCAAAACAATCTGAAAAGATTAAAGGAGAGCTATCCGTTCTTAAAACTGCAATGGGTGAAGAAGGTTCAGATAAGGGCGAACTTAAAAAAACAGCGGCTAACTTAAAGGCAAGACTTCGCGATGAAGAAAGTGCGTTAAAGGATATGGAACCTAATAAAGAAGAACAAGCAGATGCTGTTGATCAATTAAAGAAAGAAAAAGAAGCTAAGGAAAAAGAAGCTAAGGAAAAAGAAGCGGCAAAGGACAAAGGAACTAGCGGTAAAGACAAAGGAACTAGCGGCAAGGACGAAGGAACTTCAGGTAAAGACAAAGGAACTAGCGGCAAGGACAAAGGAACTTCAGGTAAAGACAAAGGAACTAGCGGCAAGGACGAAGGAACTTCAGGTAAAGACAAAGGAACTAGCGGCAAGGACGAAGGAACTTCAGGTAAAGACAAAGGAACTAGCGGCAAGGACAAAGGAACTAGCGGCAAGGACGAAGGAACTTCAGGTAAAGACAAAGGAACTAGCGGCAAGGACAAAGGAACTTCAGGTAAAGACAAAGGAACTTCAGGTAAAGACAAAGGAACTTCAGGTAAAGACAAAGGAACCTCAGGTATAAATGATTCAGTATATGTTAACGAATCAGTAGCACAAAAATTTAAAAGACTAATGAAATAATATTAAAGAGAGCGTTTAGCGTTCTTTTTAGCAAGCTTAAGAAACTCCTCTCGTCCATCGAGTAGGAGTTTTTTACATTTCTTGCGAAACTCAATTGAACTTTTAAGAATTCTACTATCTACCATTGGAGCCTTTAAAACGTCATAATACTCTTCATGAATAAAGTTTTCTAGATCAAAGTTCATGAACTTAGCCCTAATTGGTTTTTTAGATAGCGCGCATATCCAATCAATATTATTATAGTTATCATGTAGAGTTTGCTTATTAACTACTACCTCACTTTCCCAATCCCAGTACAGTTTTAATGAACTTGAATTCTTTACGGGTGGTTTTTGTAATTTAAGAGCACATTTAATAAATTGATCGCTTTTTGCCCATCTGCCAATATGTCTATTCTTAATTAAAAACTGTCTAAATGATTTTGGCAAGTATTCTAGGATTATTCCAAATCTAGTCGCAGACCTAGTACTGTCCGATCTCTTAATAATTATTTTAGAGTAACTTATTGCCATATTATTATTTATTTAAGAAACAAAGTGAGCATTTGCGAATATAATTACTAAACGAAAAATATATGATGAATTCAATACACCAGCTGTTCACTGAGAAGTATCGTCCTAAGAATTTAGAAGAGTTAATCTTACCTGACAGAGTCATGGGTAAATTTAAGGATGGTCTTGTACAGAACATGCTTTTTTCAGGAAGTCCAGGTACTGGTAAAACTTCAACGGCAAAGGCAATAGTTAATCAATTTGAATTACCATACCTGTATATTAACGCATCTACCGATACTTCTGTAGATGTTATTAGAACAAGAATTACTGATTTTTGCTCTACTGTATCTATTATGGATAAGCCTGGAATGTTTAAAGTTGTAATCCTCGACGAGCTAGATGGTGTATCTGATCAATTCTTTAAGGCGCTTCGTGCAACTATGGAAACCTTTGCATCGAATAGTAGATTTATTGCAACGTGTAATTACATTAATAAATTACCAGACCCAATACTTTCTAGATTTGAAGTAATTAACTTTGATTTTGATAAGGAAGAAGAATCTGAATTAACTAAAAAATACATAAAGAGAGTTTATCAGATTTGTAAAAATGAAGAGCTAAGTATTGAAAAGGACGCACTTGTCGAATTTGTTCGTCGTAACTTTCCAGATCTTAGAAATACTCTTAATAAGTTACAGGGATTCAAAACACAAGGAACTCACAATATTACAATAAACGACGTAAAGCGATTTAACTCAGTATTTAAAGATGTCTTTGCACTAGTATTCAATCAAACAGATCCTGCAGTAAACTATAAAACACTAGTAAGCGGCTATTCTAATAGAGTAGATGAGGTTCTTGCAGCATTAGGATCTGAATTTATTGAATACATACAACAAGAAAAACAACAAAGTGTTAAGCACATACCTCAAATTATAGTAGCAGTTGCACATCATCAATCACAAAGAATACATGTGATCGATCCTGTCATAACAATGTTAAGTTGTGTATATTCATTACAAACAATAGTTAATTCATAAAATAAATCACACCAGATTTTTTTATGTCAACAAAAATGATTATATTTAAATAGTAAAATAAAAAACATGAAAGTGGGAAGACATACATTATTAATAGACGGCAATTACTTTATTTTTAGTAGATTATTTGTTATGCCTAGGCCTAACACTGGCAAACTTCTAGGAGATGATACTCAAAAGGCGCAATTTATGCGTAAACTATCGCTTGACTTTGCATCTGAAATGCGAAAACTACAAGGATTTGTAGATGACGTCGTACTGACAGTTGATTCAAAATCATGGCGAAAGGATCTTTTTCCAGCAGCAGATTATAAAGGCACTAGAAAGCAAAGCACAGAAGTAGAATGGTCTAATGTATATGATGTTTATGAAAAATGGCAAAAAATACTTAAGTCGCGTGGAGTTACAGTACAGCAAACACAGGGCGCAGAAGCAGATGATGTTATTTTTGGTTGGTCAGTTGCACTAAATGACAGAGGTAAATCATGTATTGTTTGGTCAGGTGATAGAGATTTAATTCAATTAGTAAATCATTCTAAAGCAAACGATGCTCATACTCTTTGGTTCTATAATTCTAGAAAGTCTTTATATACATATCAAGGATTTAAGCAGGATATGGAAAACACTGAATCTTCTAAACTAACAGACGATGATATGTTATTTAACATGGGAGGATCTCATTTAAAACGAGATGACTATCAACATCAGGTTCTAGAATGGATTCAAAAAAATAAAATTGAAATTACAGAAGTTGATTGTGATGAGTTCATCTTTAAAAAAGTTCTAGTTGGAGACAGTAGCGATAATATACCATCAGTAGTTACTTGGCAAAAAGAAATGAAAGACGGTAAATTAAGAAACTATTCTATTACTGACAAAATGGCTCACAAAATATGGGATCAATATGTTAAAGAATTTGACACCTTTTCAATTGAATACTTATTTAAAGATTCTCAAAAGCAAATTGTATCTGATATCATTCACAGGGTTATTGGTAAGAGTACACCTAATATAATCAAAGCGGCTCTTAATAATAATATATCATTAATGGTTTTGCATAACGAGATTATACCGGATTCAATACAGAAGGCCATCTACAAAGAGATTGATTCTGAATGGGAAGGAGCTGTTGAAAACATAAGCATCTTATTTAATAAAGACACTATTTTAGAAGGAACCGGATGGTTAGAAGGATCTAATAACCCTGCAGGAATGGATCCATTCTCTGGTATGGATATTCCCGAAACTAAAAAGCCAATGAAATTAGTTGGCAAAAAGAATGAAACAAAAGACAAAACTTTAACTAAAAACTTAAATAACCTATTTTAATGAAACTACCAACTCTTTCGGAACAGATAATTATAGAAGAGATTAGAGAAGAGGCGAGAGCATATGGTATATCGCAGGAACTTGTAATATTAGCTGAAGAAATATGGGAATCCAGAAAGGACGATAAAGAATTTACGTTGCTTAATGCATATCACAAAGCGTTTCACCAACTTATAAACTAACATGTCAACTTCAGAAAAACAAATAGAAGAAATTCTATATAAAGCAAGTAAACTCGGAATTAGATCTGAAGTAATTTCACTAGCAAAGAATTACATAGAATCTAATAAATACGCCGACAGAGTATCTGTATATGAAAAAGCCTTTAACAAATTGACAAACTAATTATATGCTAGACGAAACAAAGCTTTTTGACTTTATAAAAATAATGTTTACTAAGAAGAATGAGTATTCAAAAATAAAACAAGTTAATAAAAAAAGACATCACTTTATGATTAATCGATTTTTTTCGATTAAATATCCAGCAAATGCTCAAATGTTTAATGTTAATGGAATTGATGGAGCAAATGTAGTAGAGAGTTGGTCAATGGTTGCTTCTAGATTTAAAAGCGTTCCGCCTTGGATTTACACTAGAACTAAAAAGAGCGAAAAAAATATTAAAGATAAGTACATACCAGATCCAGCAGTAGTTCAACTATACATGGAAAAGAATGAAATAGGAATCAGAGAATTTGAAGAGGTAAAAATATTTGCAAAAGATCAATTATATTCGGAATTACAAAAAATAGAAAAACAGATGGATGTTTACTCAAAATAGAAATAAATTTATAGAGATTGTCGATATTATATTGTACAAGTATAATATGGTAGATTCTAAATTGTGGAGTTTAATTAAAAAAGACAACGGACATCGAAAAATAGACAAAGATTCAGTGCTTGTCGGCGCCGAAGGATTAAAACATATAATACTAAATAACTTTAGATCTGAAATTAATAAATTTAATTCACTAGAAGGATCTGTAGTTTATAAAGAAGCAACTTCAGTATACTTTATCTGGAAAATGTTAGAAGAAATGGAATCTTTAATGTGGATTAAATGTAATCTAAATAAAAATGCAAGCTATACTAGAATTGTAACTACAGATGAAGTAAAGACTATTAAGTTTTCTCTTAGACCAATCAGAGGAACTTTTAGAACGTTTGATCATTTCAATAGACATGAACTACCACTTGTAAATGAAATACTATATAAATCTAGAATTTTAAATACAGGAGATAATTATGATACTATTAAATTAGCAGAAATGCTAAATAGATTAGACCACTATTTGAGCTTTAATAACACGAGCGAGGTATCATTTGCGATATCAACAATTATCAATCAATTAGAAGATTACGAATCAGATAACCCAGAAGTTTTAGTAATTACAGATTTTGAAGATATATAAAGAAAAATATCTTTATTAGCATGTTAGAAATTGGAAAAAGAGAGGGACTAGTATATTTAACAGTTGTTCTATGGATAATTATGGGTATTCTAGGTGCACTTAAGCAGGCTGACTTAAAAGATTTAGCTGTGTATTTCGGATCTTTAACTGCGTACGTTGCGACATATGTTTGGGCTGAATCAAAAAGACCTTCAATTAAAAGTGGAATCCTTAAAAGGGGTCCAAATTCTCGTAGAGAAGCAATGATATATTCTATTGTTTGTATATGGGCAATTGCAGGTGGATTCGCGATTTGGTTTAACTCTAATTTAAATGATCTAGCAGTATACTTTGTATCTCTTACTGGTTTCGTAGCTAGTTGGATCGCTGGAGAAGTATTTACACCACAAGATAGGATTGGAAAAGAATAATGGCAAATAACTATAAAGTATCAAACATTGGAGAATCTTTTATAGCAAAGCTAAAGGATTCCTATTCAAATGTAATTTCAATTAACGATTGGACTATTGTTTCTGGAGTGAGTAATTCAAATACCATTGGTAAGTTGAGTTTAACTTCTGATAGTAAAACAGTAGTTGGAATTGGGACTAATCTAAACCTATCTAGCGGTAGTATATTTATTATTGGAAATATAAAATTTACAGTAGATCAAATAATCACAAAAACAGAATTTACAATAACAGAACCTTCACCAGTTACTGGAACATTTAATTTTTATTTAGATACTGATTCTAACAACTACTTTACACATCAATATAGATGGTCACAGAGCAAATCTATAGATGGAGGACAGTTTAGCGAATTTAGAGAATTAAATAAATCAACAAATTCTACGGATTTACTAGCAAGAACATTTGATAATACGCTTCCTCTTTGGATAGACATTAGACTAGAGTCTGAGAGAATTTCAGCAGAGCATAGTATATCATTACTAAGTATTACATTTGAATTAGAAACAGCAGACGGTATTATTGAAAGCTGCCCAATATGGTGTGATGATTGTACCGATCCGTTTGCGATGGACGGATGCTCAAACATAATAATTGACTGTGGTGACGGAATGTATAACCCATATGCTCTTAAGAAGCCTTCTGCAATATATAGACAATTAAGTAGCCTTAGTAATGAAATGTGGGGCCATGATGTAAAATATTTTAGAGTAGAACCAGATCAAAGAACAAAAGATGTTATTTTAATGGAATATTCTCTATACAACGTTGTAGAAGAAGGAACATTAAAGGTACTAGTACCTGACAATGAATTTCCAACTAGAGAGTTTAACTTTGACATTTTTGGAATGGATTTTGAGGAGTTTGAAATTCACGTATCAGGCGAAGCATTTACTAATCTATTTGGATTAAAGAAAGAACCTAGAACTAGAGATTATCTGTACTTCCCCTTAATCAATAGAATGTATGAGATAAGCAGTGTTTCTTTAGCCGATGAATTTAATTTATCAACGACATATTGGAGAGTACAGCTTAGAAAATTCGAAAACAGGACAAGTTCAATTCATAATGATACGTTAATAGAACAAGAAGTTGATTCTTTAATAACTGGAATCGATGAAGTATTCGGAGAAGAAATACAACAAGAGTTCGAAAAAGTTACAAAACCTCAACAATATAAAACAGTATACCAAGAGCTCGAAGATGATGTTAGGTATAGTAAGCATTCTGCTTTAGTAATACAAGATATTGAGATTAAAAATAGATGGACTCTAATTTCTAAAAATAACTATCTACTAAATAATGTTCCTCCTGGAGAGAGATTCGCGTTAACATATAACAGGAGATCAATATTAACATCGGTTGGTAATTTAGCGATTACTGCTTGGGTAAGGCCTCAATTTAAGGCTAATGATAACGAAGATCATGTTATAATTGATGGAAGATCAGAAAGTGATCTTAATGTAGGATTATCTGTTTCAATCAGTAAAACTCAATTAAAAATAACAATAAATGGAAATGATTCTGTAAAGAATCTTCCAAGTAGTCTAGAAAATAACGTATGGTACGGTATTGTTGTTAATGTTAATAATTCAATCGAAGGATCAGATATTTATGGAACTAGCGGAACTAGCGGAACTAGCGGAACATCATGGAACTCTGAAATAGGAGCACATATTTATAGATTGGATCCAGATTCAAATAAAACACTGCCTCATCAAAAAACTGGAACATTTGCAAAATTTGCGGAACATGTAGATACTCTTTCTGAAAAGGCAACATGGGACGCTGGGAAGGGATGGAGCCTTTCTTCTTCTCCGACTAATATGACAAACATAAGAGTATTTACAAAGGTAATTGAGCAAGAACAACATATGAATGTTCTTCAGCAATATGTTGTCAGAGATGCGGAACTAGCAATATTAGTAGATAATGCAATACCATCGATTAGACTAAGACAATATAGCAACCCTAGGTAAATTAGATACATATCTTATAATTTAGGAATCTATGAGTGATAACACACACCGAATAAAAGACCAAGCGGATGAAATTCGCAGGGAATTAGACAATCTTATTGGCGATACAGAAAGCTTAGACGTTGAGACTGATCCAACTAATTTACCAGTAATCAAGCAAGAGTCTTCATTACCGAAAGTAAATTATGCTGAGTTAAAACATAGCGCAACAAAAAAGGCTAAAAAAACAATCACTAGCCTGATGAAGTTCTATCTCGATTCTGATATTATAGAAAAGGACGAGTATATTGCTGCCAAGAAAAAAATGGATGAGATGACAATGTCTTCTCTAATCTATCAACTACAGGCTGGAGAACGCGCACTTACCACTCTATTAGAAACTATTGAAAGTGGAGAACTTGCACCTAGGATGTTTGAGGTACTTGCTACTTTACAGAAATCAATGTTAGATATAATTAAGTCACAGACTATGTATCTAATGGCTGCTGAAGAATCAACAAAGAGAATAGCAAGAGATATCGAAATCTATAAAAAGAGAGACGATGTTAAAGAAATAGAAAATTCAGGAGGAGATACATCTTCTAAAAATATACAAAGAGGTACTAAAGACCTAATGGCTGCAATTCAAGCAGGGATAAAAAATGGAAATGAAGAGGAAATTATTGATGTTGAAATAGACGAAAGTAAAACTGAATAATGGACGATAATAAATGGATTCCTAAAGAAGAAGGAGACGTTGCTGCAGATCGTATCGTTTGGTCATCAAAGCAAATTGATGATTTAATGATAGCGCTTGATCAGGGATACCGACCAAAGGTAAAGATGCCGTTCTATGAGGGTAAGCAATATTTACGAAAAGGTAGTATCGTATTTGAATATACTGACGAAGAGATTAGTGAGCTTGCTAGATGTGCAGCTGATATAGTATACTTTGCAGAAAATTATGCAGTTGTAATGACTGATGACGGTATTCGTAAAGTTAAATTACGAGAGTATCAAAAAAGAATGTTGCGTAGTTTTCAATCTGACAGATTTAATATTGTCCTAGCAAGCAGGCAAATGGGGAAAACAATTACCGCATCTATTTTTAATGCATGGTACGTAACCTTTAATACCGATAAAAACACTCTACTTCTTGCAAACAAATCAGATACTACTAAGGAAATTATTGATAAGGCAAAGGTAGTAATTGAAAACTTACCATTCTTTATGAAGCCTGGTATTATTAAATACGATGTTATGAATGTTCGTGCTGACAACGGATGTCGGTTAATTGGACAGTCAACAACAGCAAAGGCAGGTATAGGTTTTACAATACACAACCTGTATATTGATGAGTTTGCTCACGTACATCCAAGTATTGCTGATTCTTTTTATGAAAACGTTTATCCTACACTTTCAGCATCTAATATTTCTAGGTTAACGATTACCTCTACACCAAACGGGTTTAATAAGTTTTATCAAATATATGCAGCCGCTGAAAGAGGAGATAATGATTACACTTCGATGCGGGTCGATTGGTGGGAACACCCTGACAGAGATGACGCATGGTATCAAAGAGAGCTTGGAAATCTTGGTTCTATTGAGGCGTTTAACAAACAATATGGAAACGAATTTGTAAGTTCTTCAAATCTTCTTTTAGATCCAGTAGACATGAAGAAGATGAGAAAGAACATGAAAAAATATGTACACCATGAATTACAGGAATTTGAAGATATTAGTATTGATACCGAAGGCCTACTAGAATGGAATCCTGATTTTGATGTTGAAGATGTTAGGCATAGCGAAAGTTATTGGGTATTTACAGTAGATATTGCTGAAGGAAATGGAGGAGACTATTCAGTAATTAACATTTTTAAAGTATGTGCAATGGACGCTAAAGAAATAGAAAATGTTCAAAACCCAGGAGCAATGTACGACTTCTTTAAATTTAAGCAAATTGCTAGGTTTAGATCTAATACTTTGGTAATAGAAGATTTCGCCAAGGTGCTGTATACACTTGCTGTAGATGTATTTTACAATGAAAACGTAAAGCTAATAGTAGAATATAACACATATGGATCTGTGTTGTTTCAATACCTAAGATCAGTATTTCCCCAACGAAATGATTTCGACGACGAGATGGTTGTACGATTTAAACATAGACATGATAGTAGAACCCTAAAGCCTGGAATCAAACTAAAATCTGATAACAAATCAATATTTTGTCAAAACTTTTCAAAACTTTATAAGAATAATAGGATTACAGTAACTGATGAAGTTACGGTTACTGAGGCTAGCCTGTTTGGAACATTACCTAATGGTAGTTATGGAGCTCAGATGGGACATGATGATGTTATAATGTCATGTATAACTGCTACTGAATTTTTTAACACAACCGACTACGCAGATTACGTCGAAGAACTTTTAGACTTTGTAGATCCTGAAATACATATTAAGATGGAACAGACATTATATAAGGATTCTGAAGATCAAGGCGATCTTCAATTTGACATTTATTCGCTATTAGATTAATTATTAGGCAACCTTGTTAAAACAAGCAAGATTAATTAGATATATAACATATAAAAAAATAAAAATATAAAACTATGGCACTAAGTCCTCAATTACAACAATTCAAGAGTTCAGGTGTTTATCGATTAGAATTCGATAAATCACAAACTGTCAATATCCCTGCAGAAACTATTAGATTAGTTGTAGGTCACTCTAAAAAAGGACCATACAACACTCCAGTTTTTGTCGAAGATACTGAAACTTTTGTACAAATCTTTGGTTCTATCGATAAGAACCTAGAAAGAAAAGGAATGTATTTCCACAGATCTGCTCTTGAGACTCTATCTAGAGGTCCAATTATAGCATTAAACCTTACTTCTTCAAATGACGTTGATAAAGTATGGTGGAATTCTCCAACTACTAATGGTTCAATTCAAGGAAACCCTGCAGCTAGCGGATCTACCCTATATAAGAACATCTTTAATAGAGATAAGTTCTGGACACCGGAAGATCAAAAGTTATTAACAGTAGCTGGAAATACTGCAGAAACTTCAAACAACGCACTAACATTTACTAACATTAAACAAGATCCAATAACTATAATAGTTACTCAATCTGGAGATACTAGAGGATTTGATGTTACTGCTAGAGAATGGTATGGCGAAGGAAATACACCAGAAGGAGTAGATGATCTAGATTATATTTCAGATTATATGGTTGACGTTTATGTATTTAAAGGAAGATTTGTAACTGCTGATTTAAACAACGATCCAACTTATGGAAACTACTTTAATTCAAACGGTATAATTCCAGCACAGTTTGGAAATTTTGCAAACTTAAGAGAAGTTTCTCTTCTTGCAAAATATACCGGTTCATTAATTCCAGATTTTCAAGATAATGAAGGAAAACAATACTATATTGAAACATTAATTAACGCAGAAGCTAGAAGAACTGGTTTATTTGCAGCAGTTAATGAAGATGCTCTAGACAAAATTGATTTTGTTGGTGAAGCTTTTGAAATCTTTCAAGACTATGAATTATTATCGCATGTTGTTGTTCAACAACAACCTAGTCAATTAAATGACCCAAGAAACTCAGCGTTTGATAAAATATGCGAAGTTACTGGAACTGAAATGTTAATAAAAAATGTATCAGTATCAGATTACAATACAATGGTATCTACTGGTCTTTTATCTGATAACTTCCTAGTAGCTAATGTTACTGGAGAATATACTAAGATTCTTACAACTTCAAGAAACGCAATAACTGGAGATGTTACTGTTGTTGCTGAAGAGGCAATCAATAAGGCATACTATGAAAAATTTGCAGCTGATTTAAATGCAGCATCATTTGCACAGGCTGGTTTTGTTGGACAAAACTTAGTAATATCATATGCTGGTACTTTTTCACCTGGAGATCTTACTGCTGGAAAATATCTTCCAAGCTCAAATAGCGGAGAATATACAAAAATTCTTTCAGTAACAGATGATCTAGGAGGAGCTGGTACAAGTGGAAGTGGTGGTATTGTAACTATCGTTCCTGCTGGAAATGCTGGATTTAGTTCTGGATTAGCTAGCGGAACTGCTGGTAACCTAACAACATACGCTCAATCAAACAATACAGTGTTTGATCTATTTGAAATTGGAGTTAACGAAAGAACATTCTTCTTCCCAACTGGAGCTGGATGGACTTTTGCAAATGCTGCAACAGCAGGAGAGTTTAAGTACGTTTACACAGTGCCTGCTGCAACTGACGAAGATACTTCGTTAACAGATAACATTAAAGTTGGTATGTATCTTCCAATACAAGGAAGCGATAAACTAGCAAGAATTCTTGAAATTAGAAGAAAATTCGAAGCTGGCGTTAACGGTGGAAAGGATGACAGATATACTTATACTTTTATCTGCCACAGAGATGTACCAACCGCTCCGGCATACGCATTAGGATCTTTTGATTCTGCATCAGATGCATATAAGCCATTTGTATTAGAAGCTGCGCAAAATAGCGAAAAGACAATCAAAGAATTAATTGATGTTCTAATCCCTGGAAATGGTGTTTCTAACACTCTAATTGATAAGGACGCTATTACTTATAGATACTTAGTAGATACCTTTGGATCATTTGAGGGTGCTAGTGGACTTCTTAATAAAGAACAATACACACAGTTGGCAAAAGCAAGACAAAACGTTTCTGCAATTCTTAACGCACCTATGGTAAAAGAATTTAAGGCTTCGACTAATCCTTCTTTCATTGATGAAAACACAGGATCTTTCCAAACAAGATACATTCCAACTGGAGGTAACTTAAACTTAAATCCTCAGGCTCTATATACTTTACCTTCAATTAATGAAGGAGCAAGTTATGGATTCTTCTTTTCACCTGGATTAAACGTTATAGAAAACGGAAGAGTTAAAGTTGTTCCACCAGCGGCGTTTGTATCAAACAACTTTGTTGATAAGTATACTGATTCATTACCATGGTCAATTGTAGCAGGTCCTAGAAGAGGAGTTGTTGGAGGTACTGGAGTACAAGGAATAGAATACGCATATGATAAAGACGATAGAGATTACTTAGAGCCATTTGGAATTAACCCAATTATCTTCGAAAGAGGAGCTGGTATTGTAATCAAAGGTAATAAAACAGCACAACAATCAATTCAATCGGCGCTTTCTACTGCTCACGTAAGAGAAGTATTAATCTACATTGAAGATGGTCTAGCTGAAATCTTGAAAAACTATTTATTTGAATTCAACACTGCTCAAACAAGACTTGAAATTAAAACTCTTGCGGACAGCTTTATGGAATCTGTTAAAAAAGATCAAGGTGTTTACGATTACAGAAACATAATGGATGGAACTAATAATACTTCTGAAGTTATAGATAACAATATGGGAGTCATAGACACTTATGTTGAACCAGTTAAAGGATTAGAAATTCTAGTTTCTAGAGTAACAGTACTAAACACTGGAGAAATAGCAACAGGAAACTTTGCATAATAAAGATATATAAAATAAAAGAAACATAAAGATATGGCCTTACCACATTATAGAGAAGATCAAACAAGTAAGAAAGGTAAACACTTCGAACCAGTACAGACTAACCTGTTCGAAGTTAGTATTTTGCCTCCAGATGGAGTTGCAGGAGCCGACCTATTACTACAGCATATTAATTCAATTGCAGGATTAGACACTCTTAGCAGAGAAGTTGCTGCAGTAGAACAAAAATATAAGTTCGCAACGCGTTCTTATGCTGGAATGCCAGACGGTTCTGCGCATAACATTACTATTAACTTTTCTTTAAACTTAAACGATTCTAACCAAGCTTACGTTTACAAAACGATGAGAGAATGGTATAGAAAACAATACAATCCTGAAACCGGTGAAATGGGACTAAAGAAGGATTATGTTGGTACATTAGTTGTCGTACAGTTTAATAGAGCTGGAGACATTTATAGAAAGATTACTTTAGAAGATTGTTTCATTACTTCAGCTATAGGATTTACTGGAGAGCTAAACTACGAATCAGGAGCTGAACCTGCTGCTTTAGAAATAGTTTGGAGATGTGATACGTTTTCAGAAGAAATTAACTAAATAACTTAAATAGGGGAAGGACTTTCATCCTTCCCTTTTTTTTACCACCGAAAACATATTAAAATATAAACATATTAAAATACTATATTTATGTCAATACACAACCACAAATTAACCAAAAAGCTTCAAGTTTTATTGACTGAAGATGAGGTTGACATGGTAAATAGACTAATACTAATAGAAGCAGTTGAACATCAGGCCCGACCCATTTCTATTAGTGCATTTATTAGAGGCCTGATTCAAACAGAATTAAAAACCCAGATACCAGAAACTAAAAAAATAACTAAAGATCAAATTACAAAAATATACAAAAAATGAATAAAGATTTAAACAAAAATAGCGAAGAGTTGGCAAGAGATCTAGAATCTAGAGAAATGTCTAATCAGACTACAGAAGCTACGGAAGATCAAACTAGTAAAATGGAAGAGGCACTTGATAAAGAAGGGTTAGGTTCTATCAACATGGATAGGTTCAAGCCAGACACTGCAGTTGCACCAGACCTTGCACTCGGATGGCACGATGTACCACTAGATAGTTTACCATCATATGGTAGGTTTTATCCAACAGATACCATTATCAAAATTAGATCTGCTAAAGTTGCTGAAATTAGACACTTTTCAACAATGGATGAGAACAACTTGCTCGACATAGATGATAAGCTAAATGCAATTGTAGAGTCTTGCACTAGAGTTACTGCTAAAACATCTAGAGTTTCTTACAAAGATTTATGTGAAGAAGATAGATTTATACTTATTTTAGCAATCAGAGATCTTACATTTCCTGAACCTGAAAATAAGCTAAAAGTTGATTGGTCTAATAGTAAAGGTAAAAACCACGAAGTTGAAATAAAGAGAGAGCATTTTCAGTATTTTGACGTTCCTGCGGATATTGAAAAATACTATGACGAAGAGCATAGAGCGTACTTAGTTAAAACAAAGACATATGGTGATATCATAATGAAGCCACCATCAATTGGAGTAATGCGCGAAATTACAACATATATTAAAGAACGTAGAGATAAAGGTCAAGAAATAGATCAGTCTCTTCTTCAAATAGCGCCGTTTGTTGCTTCTGATTGGAGAACATTTAGTCAAAAAAGATTATGGGAACTTGAAGTTGAAATGAATGGATGGGACAATAAAAAATATTTGTTACTATATAAGCTAGCTGAAAAATTAAAAATAGGTATTCAACCAGAAATGAAAGTTATGATCGAGGAAGAGGAGGCCTCGATCCCTATAAACTTTCGCGACGGGATCAAATCTCTTTTCATTGTTCAAGATCTCTCTGGAGAACTTCTTTAAGGTACGGTTTTACATATATAAAAACCTATCGATACAGCCTTCTGAATTAGACAAGTTAGAATATTATGAATTTCATTATATTGTCAAAGATTTAGTAGAGGACGTTAAGAAAGAAAACGAAGCAAATAAAGGACAGCAAGAAGGTATGGGTAATATGATGGGAGGTATGAAAATGCCTAACATGAGTATACCAAGTATGAAAATGCCTAAAATGTCTTAATGTGACTAATGGGGAGGTATATATACCTCCCTATTTTTTTGATATATAACATAAGAGCATGTTCTCGTGCCGTTAAAATAATAGATAACACAAGTGACTGATAAACAGTATTCAAATATATTAAGTCCTATTCAAAAGCTAACTTTATTAGCTGAGAAGGAAACGGTACCTTTACTAAGTTCGATTAAACAAACTAATTTTCGATTAGTTATCGCTGCTGTGTTAACTGCAAAGGAATTAAAGAAGCAAACGGTGCTTCTTACTGAATTAAGAGACTTAATTAAGGCAGAGTCTAAGAAATCTAAGACTGAATCTAAAGACAAGAAGGGTAAGAAAGGTGGTGGATCATCCTTTAAACCAATGTCAATGAAAGATACAGGCATGACAGCGTTCATGGTTGTCGGAATGACTGCAGCAATAGTTGGGGCAGCTGCTCTTATAGGACTGACACCTAATGTAGAAATGAGGCAAGTAATTACGATACTTGCAGTTACCGCAGCTCTTGCATTAATGACTCCAACTTTCTTAAAAATATTTAAAACATTATCAAAAACAGGAAAGGGTATTGCTAATAGGAAGGGTAAACTTGGGAAAGGCGGCGGCAGCGCTGCAGGAATATTAGGATTGATTGGTGCTACCGCACTTTCTCTTATTGGAATGGCAGGAATAGTTGTAATAACTTCTATGCTGTTTCAATTAGTAATGCCAGTAACAGGAGATAAATTAATGACTGCTATTGTAATATCAGGTGCTTTATACCTAATGGGAATGGCTTTTACTAAAATAATGAAAGCTATTAAAAAAATAAAGACAAAGCATCTTAAAAATGCAGCAATTGCAATTGGGGTAATGATAGGGGCAATTGTTGTAGCTTCATGGGCTTTTCAATTAATAATGCCTGTTCCTTTTGAAAAGTTATCTGCTGCATTTTTAATAGGACTTGCATTAATACCAGTATCTTTCGCATTCTCATTAATTCTTAAGAGTATTAAGAAAACTTCTATCAAAGAGGTTATTTTTGCTTCTTTGGCTTTACCATTAATCGCAATTGGAATCGCAGGAGTTGCATGGATATGGAATTCTACATTACCTGATGATTACAAGGCACCTCCACTAGGATGGTCACTTCTTGCTGGTATATCAATGTTAGCATTTGCACTTTCATTTTATTTTATAATGAAAGCTGTCAAGGGAGCTTCAGTAAAACAATTAATTTTTGGAACTGCAGCAATCGCAGCAATCGCAGTAGGTATAGTAGCAGCTGGATGGATATTTAGCTATTTGGCAGAAGAATATAAAGCGCCTCCGGTCGAGTGGTCACTATTATCTGGACTAGCAATGCTTGCATTCGCAGTTCCATTCGTACTGATAACTGTAATATTTAAGAAAATGGGAGTAGGTGTAAAGGATTTATTTATGGGAGTGCTAGGAATCGCAGCAGTAGCTATTTCAGTTCTTGCAGTTTCGTATCTGTTTGCTTATTTACCATCATCTTGGTTATTTCCACCACAAGACTGGGTAATAGGAGCTGCAATAGCTCTTGGTATAATGGCAATCCCAGTAGGACTTATTGCCGCAATTATAAAAATACCAGCGGTTGGTGCTGTTGGATTCTTGCTTGGAGTAGTAGGTCTAATTGTATTAGCGGTTGGAATGTTAGCAGTCGCATGGATATTTAGCTTTATGCCAGATCTTGGTTCAATTGCAACAAACTTTACAAATGCATTAATGACACCAATAAACGCAATGATTGACGCATTCGCTAGGCTTAAAGATGAAATCGGAGTCGATAATCTTTTACCAATGGCACTCGGAATAGCAGCACTTGGTATTGCATGGTTGGTATTCGTTGGAGCAACAGCAGGTGCAAGTGTTGTTGGAGGAGTAGGAAATGTAATAGGAGGACTACTTGATGGCATTGCTGGTCTATTTGGCAGTGACGCACCTTCTCCATTGGAGATTTTAGAAAAACTAGCAATGCTAGGTCCACAGATACAAACTCTAGCAGATCCATTAAATATGGTTGCAGAAGCTTTTGGCAAATTCAGCGTTCTTGTTGCAGGAGGCGCAGTAGAAAAGATCGCGAAATTAGTAAACGCTGTAGTTATGCCATTTGACTTGGAAACTATTGCTGCTTTGGGAATAAGTGATATTGATGCATACTACGATAAGTACGCAGCTACTATGAGAAGCGTTGCTGATTCATACGGTAAAATAGCAAAGCATTCTAATAATTTTAATGTCGACGCAATTAAGGCTAGTACTGAACTATTTAATGCTCTTGCCTATCTAGCAGCAAATGGAAGCGAGTCTGCTCTAGAAAAATTAGGAGACAAGTTAATAGGAGCTGTTGAAAAACTAGCTGAAATGATAGCAAACTTTGAAGGTACAGTATCTGACGCTAATGAAAATACTAAGAGCGCTACAGCCTCTGATAATGGAGGCTCTAAAAGTACTCTTGAAAGAGCAGTCGATAGCGGAAAATCATTCTTAGGAGTAGGATCAGACACAGGAGGATCAAATAATTCATCTCAATCTTCCGGAGCTGGAGGATCTGCACCTCAACAGAATTTCGATACTAGTGAAATCGTTAGCGAAATTAAGAAATTACAAAAAGCTCTTACTGTTAAGGGAGTTAAGATACAATAATATGAGCGAACAACTTAAACAATCATTTACATTCGAGTCTAGCGTATTGAGTAAAATCAATGGTATTAGTAATGGTGAATCTGTTAGTTCAAATAGTAATGTTCCATCTGGAAAGCAACTGAATTCTGGAGAATCTGGAATATCTAATTCAAATTCAAAGGTTACTGAAAATAATTCTTCAATGTCTACTGAGATTGACAAGGGTGATAGAAGCGTTAATGAAAGAGAGAATCCTGGCAAGAATAAAGATATTTCTAGGAATAAAATGGAAAGTGAATCCAAAAAACCAATTCCTAATCAAAAGCTAGAAATTAAAAATCAGGACGTTATATCAAAGGACGATGGAAATGGAAACATTACATCAGAAGTAATAAATAAGACACCAGCTGCCGAGCATACTGAGCTAAACAGTAAGAAAGATGAGGCAAGAGGCGATATGATGAATTATACAATGGAGTCATTCTCTAAAGTAGGTCAGCCTGAAACTGGTGAAAAACAACAAGACCAAAAATCTGTAAATAAGCCAGCTAAAAAAGGCAATGGAGTTGGTAATATACCAGCAATTGATTCAAAGAAACCAACGCCAAGTTATCCTAGCCCTGGAAATATTAACGTTAAAACAGGCCCAAGACCTTCAAAGGGACCTACTCCTAACAGGCCTAATGTTCGCGCTCCAAAGATTTCTTTTCCTAAAATGAAACTAAGATAGGATTGGTCATATAAATTCTAAACTAAGAATTATGATCACATCAACAATTTCACAATACAATAGCTCTACTCTAAAATCTGCGTCATATAATTATGATAAGCATACTCTATTAGTTCAATTTAACGGAGCATCTTATTTATACAGTGGGGTTAATTTAGAAGATTGGAACAAATTTAACCTTGCAGATTCTCAAGGCATTGCGCTTAACCAATATATTAAAGGTAAGTATGAATTTAAAAAGATCAATGAAGATTCTGATATAGCAATTAAAGAAAAAACCCAATAATATGGCAGACTTAAGCGCCATAATAGTAGATGACTTCTACGATGATATAGATGCTGTTCGAGAGATGGCAATGAAATTAGAATTTGGAGTACCTGGTAATTATCCAGGTAGAAGAACAGATCCTGTATGGACAGAATCTACTAAAAAGTTAATACAGGATATTATTAGACCAATAGCTGGAAAAATTACATACTGGCCAGATACTTATACCGGAGCATTCCAATATACGACATCTCGAGATAGAAGTTGGATTCATGCAGATTCTGGTACAACTTGGGCAGGTGTTTTATATCTTACACCAGATGCACCATTATCTGCAGGAACTGGTTTATATAAACATAAAGAAACAGGACATGAGAGGGCACCTATTAACCCTGACGGATCCATTAATACTAAGCTATTAGATGAAATTAATAAAGATTCTCAAGATATGACGAAATGGGAATTAGTTGATAGAATAGGAAACAAATACAATCGTCTTATATTATATAGAGGAGATTTATTTCACATGTCACTTGACTACTTTGGACAAGACATAAAAGATGGCCGTCTTTTTCAAACTTTCTTTTTTAGTACTGAAAAATAATGGAAGATGAAATTATATTTTGGGACGATCAATGGAATGTTGACTCCCAACCAACTGCTGCTAATTGTTAATAACTTTTTAAAATCATTTCAACAAAAGTTTTTTATATCAATAAAATTGATTATATTTAACTATAATTAAAAAATATGAAAAAGATAATTACAATAGCAGCATTAGTATTTAGTATGAATGCAATGTCTCAAGAAGTTTACATTCCAAATGCATTTACACCTAATGGTGATGGCATTAATGATACATGGAAACCAGAGTTTGGAGATACCCTTAATGTTAAAGATTACAATTTAGAAATCTATGATAGGTCAGGTATTCAAGTATTTCAGTCAAGTAATCCAAATGTTTGGTGGGATGGTTTACCTTTTGATACAATATATGTTTATAGATTTTATATGAAATGTAGAGGATATAATGAAGCTATCATTAAAAGTGGAAGTATAACTGTAATACATTAAAGAATTAAAACAATAGATCTAATTAAAAAGAAACATGAAGATAACATGTATATCAGATACTCACACTAAGCATAAGCAATTAGATTTGCCTGGTGGAGATTTACTAATTCATGCTGGGGATATAATGAATAGTGGTTATAGCAAATCAGATATCCATGCATTCTGTGAATGGTTTGGAGCACAAGATTACAAACATAAAATCTTTATTGCAGGTAATCATGACCGAATGTTTGAAAATCATCCATTAGAAGCAAATACAATTGTAAACGACTATGATGTTACTTATTTACAAGATGAGCAATTAGATTTATGGGATGAGGAGGACCAACAATTAGTTATTTATGGAACTCCTTGGCAACCTGAATTTTGTAATTGGGCATTTAATCTTCCTAGAAATGGTAAAGAACTTGAAGAAAAGTGGAATGCAATCCCAAAAGATACAGATATTCTTATTACACATGGACCACCACAAGGTCATTTAGATATTAGTGGTCCTCCATATAATGAAGGAAATCTTGGTTGTGAATTGTTAAGAGTTAAGGTAGATAATCAACCACCAAAGGTTCATGTATTTGGGCATATTCACGGAAGTTACGGTTATAAATTCCACAATGGTACACATTTCATTAATGCATCAGTATTAAACGAAAGATATGACCAAGTAAATAAGCCAATAACTATAGATTGGGATCCTGAATCAAATATATTATTCTAAAAAATAAAAGTTATGATAGTCAAAAGTAGATTTGAAATAAAAGATACGAGAACGTTTAGCGAGAAGGCTAAATCATTCGGGCAAAGTATATTATTCTGGATGGGACGAAAGAAAGGAATTATTCACACAATGAATATTGGATTCAAAGATATTCGTGCTGTTTTCTTTCCAAAGGATTTCGCTGAGAAATACAGATATTTAGGAACTTTAGTTTGGAACGAGAACACTATACACTACAGGGCGTTATTTCCATTAGTTCTTGCATTAGATTATGAAGCCAAACCAAAATGGTGTCCAAGATGGTTCTTAAGATTTTTACACCTTTTTGGTTCAGATAATTCAATAGTTAGAGTTAGAAATCGTAGACTACATAATCTAGAAAAGAAATTAACTAATGGTATTATGTTTGTTGATTGGAAAACAAAATGGTCTGATTATGATTTAAGAATTAGTATTTATGGACCGGAACACTTACAAGAATTGGCAAGTGCTATTGAAAATAGATTTTATAGTAAAGGTAGACAAACTGAATTAGTTGAGCAAATTAAAGCAATAAATCCAAAAGCAAATCCAATGTGGGGTAGTATTGGTAGTATTTCTAGATTGGAAAAAGAATTAGAGGAATTAGAAAATGAAAGAACAACTAATAACATTTGAAACAAACTAGAAGATGAAGATAAGTAAACACATAATAGTAGGTCAATTCCATGTATTACCATTCATTAAGATAACTCATGATATACTTCTTCCGGAAGAATATGAATTGATAGTTGGATGGTTTAATATAGGAGTCTCATTATCATATAAACCAAAACAAAGATGATTAATTATAAAGATAGATTATAAATATGCGTTATTTAAGTATAGATATCGAGACGACAGGTCTAGATCCTAAAACATGCCAAGTGCTTAGCATTGGAGCAGTAATAGAAGATACGAATAATATAGAACATATTGAAGATTTGCCAAAATTCCATGGAGTGATTAGTCAAATAAATATTAGTGGAGATGCATACGCAATTGATATGAATCGAGACTTAATATCTAATATTGTAGAATATCAAGGCATTAATAATTATGGAGATAGGTCTAATCTGGAAAAAACAACTGGCATGAAATTCTACAATAATCACGAGATTGTAGAAGAATTTTATTATTGGCTAGCCGCTAATGGTTTTACAGAACTTGGAAAATCTCAGTATACTACAACAAGTCGAGATGGACTTCCAGCACCAATGATTACAAATAAGACAAAGCCAGTAAATATCACAGCCGCTGGTAAAAACTTTGGAACATTCGATCTCAAATTCTTAGAGCAACTCCCAAGATGGAAGCAATTAGTAAGAGTACGCCAAAGAATCTTAGATCCTAGCATTTTATATACTAATTGGGTAGATGATGAAAGTTTACCTAGCCTTTCAACATGCAAGCAACGTGCTAATTTACCAGGAGATGTTGCACATGATGCACTAGAAGATGCGAAGGATGTAATAATGTTACTAAGAAAAGAATACTGTAATCCTTAATTGTTAATAACTTTTTGAAAATAAATCACTAAAAGTTTTACCGATTCATTTTAAATGATTATATTTATACTATAATTAAAAAACAAACAATGACAAAGAAGAAAGAAGAGCTAAAGGTAATATCAGTTAAGAAACCTAAAATAGGACAGAATTATGTTTTTTCATTTGCAGGTTCTACAATGTCTGGTAAGATAGAAGAAAGATGTGAAAAACTAGAGGCGCATTATGGAGAACCATGGTTCACGTTTACTGTAGAATCAAAATGGAAAAACAAAAAAAGAAGAACAATGAGATATCCTGTATCGATTTATAATATTTTACGCAAACTATAATATGATAAAATTAGAAAAAATAACAGATAAAAATCAAGCATTTGATATGATGCATGGAACTTCTAAATCAGGGAATCTTTTTAATACAAAATACGTTGATTTAATCGAAGCGTTCGGCCAACCAACATTTGATCAAGAATCTGGAGATGGTAAAGTAAATTTTGAATGGGTATTTGATTTTAATGGAGATACATTTACCATTTATGATTGGAAAACTTGGGATGCAGAATATACAAAGAATGAATTAACATCATGGAGTATTGGCAGTAGAGTATATTATGGAGATTTCTCTGACTGTGTAGAATCAATATTAAGAATCAAATCTAAAAAAATACAAGATGCCTGAATTAGCAGAACTTAAATTAACAGCCGACTATATTAACAAAGCAGCTTCTGGGCGTACCTTTGAAAGTATTAAAAAGAATCCAGCGCATAAGGGAACACTCTTTGATGTACCCTTTAAAAAGTTTTGGATGATGGCAAAAAGCAGAGGGAAAGAACTTATTGTTTATATACGAGAAGCAGATACTAATGAGGTAATACCGGTTCGAATGACGATGGGAATGTCAGGACACTTCAGGTTATCACAATCTGGAAATGAAAATAAACATGCACATTTAATGTTTAAGTCAACTGACGACCACACGCTGTCTTTTGTTGACGTCAGGAGGTTTGGCAAATGGAAACCAGGATTTGAATGGTCTGACAATAGAGGACCAGATCCAACTTTTGAATTTGAAGAATTTAAAAAGAATATACTTGATAATATTAATAAGAAAGAGTTTGATAAGCCTATTAATGAGGTATTAATGAACCAAAAATACTTTAACGGAATTGGCAACTATTTACGGGCTGAGATATTATACAGAATGGAAACTTTAAATCCTTTCACAAAGGCAAGGGATGTCATTGAACAGTCAGGTGAAGAATTATTCATGCTTTGTAAAGCAGTACCTGACCTTGCTTATGTATTAGGAGGTGGTCAAATAAAAGATTGGGTTAACCCATTTAAAAACGATACTGATTATATAAAAACAAAATCAGATTTCTTTTTATGCTATGGAAATGAAACAATGTCCAATGTTGTTGATAAAACAGGTAGACGTTTTTGGTATGATCCAAAATGGGATATATTAGATGTAGAATCTGAATGGGACCACTACTCAGGACTACCGAATCCAAATGCATATACTAATTAATAAACTTTTTAAAAACTAAACATATAACTAATCAATGAAAATAATACTAGTAGGAAAAGCGGCATCTGGTAAAGACCATTTAAAAAATAGATTACGTGAACGCGGATTTAAGGCAGGAATTAGTCATACGACTAGGAAACCAAGAAATGGTGAAGTAGATGGTGTTGATTATCATTTTATATCTGAGTTTGAATTCATTGAAATGGTAGGAAACGATAAATTTATCGAGCACATGGACTTTAATGGAGGATTTTATGGACAAACTAAAGAAGATTTCGATAATGCAGACGTAATGATTATGTCTAAGGACGGTTTAGATATTTTACCAAAAGAATACAGAGACCAGGCTATGGTAATTTATTTAGACATTGATCGAAAATCTAGAATAGAAAGATTAAACAACAGGAATGATACAAATGACACGCTATTAAGGAGATTAGATGCTGATGATCTTCAATTTGAAAAATTTGAAGACTTTGATTTTAGAGTAACGAACAATAATTTTTAACAAATATATAAACAGTAACATTTAAATTAACAAATATGAGTAACATCAAAACACTAAGCTCTAAAAGAACTGAGCTAGAAAAGAAGGCAGAAGAATTACAATTACACAATGCCGAACACCAATTTCAATTAGATCTAGAAGATCGTAAAGTTATTAAAACAATTATTGAGCACCTTGATAAAGGGTACACTTGGAAAACCCAAAATGCTGCAGTAGTTGTAACACTCCACGACAGATTAAAACAACAATACAAAGATCTTTCAGATTCTGAAGACGCTGTTGTTTCTTTAAAGGCATATGAATTAAATGGTCTTTATCAAGCACTTCTTGCAGTAGAAGGTACTGGAGTAGAAAGCGCTAGACGCTTTATCAGAATGTTAACACTAGTAGGTGAAGCAGTAACTGATGCTATGAAATCTCTAGGCGAAATGAACACCGAAATTCAAAATGTTCATATGGAGCTTTCTCAATTAGACGAAGAGATTAAAGAACTTGAGGCAGCTGCTGATCAAACCGAAAGCGTTGACGCAGAATTAGAAGAATCATCAACAAATTTATAGTAGCATAGATTTTAATATTCAAAACAGTATTGACAATTAAAGGCAAGGTGATATATCACCTTGCCTTGTCGATAATAAAGACAGCAATTAAATAATGAAAAGATTTGTAATTTCTAACCTACAGATAGGTAGGCCATCTGCTATTAAAAAGTATAACCGTCCATTTAAGAATGTTGACGAAATGGATAAAAAGATTATTCAAACATGGAATAGTATTGTCGGAAAAGATGACCTTGTATATCATCTTGGTAATTTTGCATGGGATCCTAAAACAGCACAAGATGCCATAAGCAAGCTTAATGGTACGATTTGGTTTATTGCTGGAGAACATGATAAGCCCATATTGGAGCTAGCGACAAAAAACATGTTAACGGATAATAGCAAACTAAACCCACCAATTATGCCGCTTCATAAAATGGAAGTTACTATATCTTATTGGCCTCTTTTAGATTGGCCTGAAAAGAATAATGGGTATTGGTCTATTATTGGAAACCCAGATCCTAAACATAGGTCAGATCCTAAAGAAAGAAGAATTAATGTTTCTGCCGATTTATGGAAGTTTAAGCCACAGGAACTACAGAAAGTGGTTGGTATATTTCAAGATTTGTAAATTGTTAATAACTTTTTGAAAATAATTCACCAAAAGTTTTCAGGATTCATTTTAAATGATTATATTTATACTATAATTAAAAAACGTACAAGATATGTCAACAGAATTAAAATCACTTAAAGGTAAGAATTGGAACGAAGAAGCTTCTGAATTTGAAAACACTGAAATGTCATTGACAAGATTCAGTGGAGGTAAAGAAGGTATGAAACTTCAATTAACAATGAGAAATAATGGAACCTTTTTTACAACTATTGCTCTTAATAAAAAAGAGATTAAAAAGTTAATCAAAGAACTTCAAGAAAACTTTGAACTTTAATTGTTAATAACTTTTTGAAAATAATTCACCAAAAGTTTTCCCGATTCATTTTAAATGATTATATTTATACTATAATTAAAAAACAAACATATACTTATGAGTAAAACAAAAAAAACGTACAGAGAATTAGGAGAAGCATTCTTCGAGCATCGTGATGAAAAAACATATAACGAGCTTTACAATAGAGTTAGGCCAGGATTAAAGAGTTATATTTGGAAAATTCTTAAAGATCAAGAAGCTGTAGAAGACGTTATGGCAAATACTCTTATTAAACTCTGGACTAAAATTGAACAATATAAGCCACAATATCAAATTACTACATGGCTTTATCGTATTGCGTTTAACGAGAGCTTAGGGTATATTAGAGAACGTAATAAAAAGTATAGTTTAGATGGAATGAAAGAGTTCGGTATAGAAGTTAATGGTAACAGTAGACTGAATGAAACTCTAAGCATGGCTATGGAAGATCACACAGATAAATCTGAAGCTGAATTCTGGGACGAAGAAAATGAACTAATGGAAAGATATGGAAATGCGCTAGAGTGTATTAACAATCTTAAACCAATGTATCGTGATATTCTCGCAGACAGATTAATTGCAAAGATGAAATACGAAGATATTGCTAATAAATATGGAGTACCATTACAAACAGTTAAAAATCGCATACGTAGAGGTAAATCATTAGTAATTGACGCAATGTCTTAAAAATTACACAATCTATTTAATATGGCAGTTTGGAATCATATTCTAGTCTGCCATATTTTGATAAATACTAATAGGATGAAACATATTTAGCAAGCTAAATTTATCAAGCTAAAATAAGATATATAGTAAAAGCACAAAATACAAGAAATATGAAACACGTTAGATTATTCGAACAATTCGTTAGCGAGAAAACTAGCTTTTCTCAAATGAAAAAAGACAGTAAAACTAAAGAATATAAAGAAGTATCTCAGGCAATTAATAATGCTGAAGAAGTTGCAGATATTTGGAACATGCTGGATCCTAAAATGTTTAAATTTACGGAAAGTGAATTTGAAGATATATTTGATGATTGGTGGAATAATATTTCAAGATACGATAGTGTTGCAGATTTTTCTAGAAATGCATTCTGGGAAGACGTACACTCATTATACTTACACCTATTACCACATGTAATAAAACAAAAATAAAATAAAATGAAACACATTAAATTATACGAACAATTCTTAAACGAAGGCGTATTAGCACATGATGGCCAAACGTTTAAACCTAAGCAAGAGATTTATTTCAGATTAAAAGGTGATGTTATTTCTGGTGTAATAAAATCAATTAAATTAGATAAATCCAAGCCAGAAGATAGTACAATTGAAGTAGAACATAAAGGTGATTCTGGTATTACTTCATCTAAATCTTGGAAAAAAGAAACAATATATGCTAATCAAATAAATGTCAATGACGCTTTTGCTAGCTGGAAAATTAAATAAAAAACAAAACAAAATGAAACACATACAATTATTTGAACAATTCTTAAATGAAGGATTGAAGGTAGGAAGAGATCAAGATTTAGCAAACGAAATTATCGCAGTGCTATACGCCGAAATAGACACTCCAGAAGGTGAAGCACTACAGAACGCAGGAGGAAACCCAGGAGGACCAGATACTGCTCGTGAAGAAATGTATTTAAGCGGATTTAATAAAAACAGCGTAAAGGTATTGCATGGTTCAAAAGTAAGAGTTCCTGGTAGTTTTATGCTAGGCACTCTAATTACGGTTGCTGCTGACAACGGAAATGACTATTATTTCGATGGCGCATTTGTTGAAGGAGATAAAAACATAGCAGGAACTAAAGTTGGCATGCCGTTTAGAGATTTTATCGATATCCTTATTAAGAAAAAGATTATCGATACACCAGAATATTCTTAATAGTACTGTACTTATCACGCTACCCGTAAGAACAGCGTCCCATGATAAGTCTTTTGAAAGAGAGGTAGTGAAGCAGTTAGGCAAAACACACAAAGAACAAAGGTTAGTATTACGATTGCAAACCTGTAACCTTGAAATACCCGAAACCTTTCTTTATTATAAAAAGGCATACAATCAACGTATGTCTTTTTTTATGCAATTAATTTTGAAACCCTTTTTAAATTCTGTATATAACTATTAAATTAAAAGTTCTTACATTTATCGATAGTAACGCGGAACTTAAAACACTCCGGGACTTGTAGGTAGTCCTTAAACCCTACAGGCAACAACCTCGCGAAGCCTATATAATCAATGAGTGAGGTCTTGGATCTATGGGACACAACACACCCTCCAAGTAGTTTGACTTTGTTTTATGTGGTAAGACACTAATGTGATTGTTTCAATATGAAATCAAACCGTTAAAATCCAGCACAGACCGTTTTATCTGGGCAAATTATGCATATCGCGACTAATCTCGACAATTAAACAAACGAGGATTGGTTTCCAAGATCGCTGCAAAGCGTTTGAGATGGGTTCGATTCCCAGTTGCTTTATGTATATTAAAAACATTACGATGATATATAACTAACAGTTCTAGAATTAGCAATACAATAAAATATAATAATAGAATTTTATACCGAGGGTTTAATATGGCTCCAGAGCAGAGCGCAAGAGTTGTTCCTAAAAACAAAATTCGTATATGCTTGGTTACTAGATAGAGTGAGAATTACTATCGATTTTACCAAAAAAAATGCTTTAAGGCTAGCCAGATTTTAAAATATTTTAAAATGGTTTCCTATGAGAAAAAAACTAAAGTGGTCTCTTGACGGAGAGATGTCAGGGAGAGTATAGCTTCGGTAGGTTAGCTCTCCCTTTTTTAAATATATAGACTATAAAAAATAATTAAAGCAATGTCGACTAGAATATTATCATATCAAGATTTTGTGATTAACGAAGCTAAAAAAGCAAGTAAATCTCAAGACAAGCCCAAAGTAGTTTTACTTTCAAATATAAATACAGAGTCAAAATCGGTTCCTGGTATTATTGCTGAATGTAAAAAGCAAGGAATTCAGATTGCCGTAATTAGCGTCGATTCAGTTCAATTAGATCTTAACAAAGACAAAGAGTCATTTACTATTTCTGATGATAAATCTAAAATGAAAATATCTTCTGAAGATACTGTTATTTTAACAAGGAGAGGAATAGTTAAAAGTACGTATACTAGAGATATTGTTGAACAATTAGAGTTGGCTAATTTCTTTGTTGTCAACACTCTTGATTCAGTAATGACATGTGAAAACAAGTACACCACTTCTAAAATATTAGCAGACGCTGGAATTCCAATTCCTAAAATGTCACTCATAGATAACGAAGAATCTTTAGATAGTGCAGTTGCTGCAATAGGTGGTAAATTCCCACTAGTTCTTAAAATGCTATCAGGATCCCAAGGTATTGGTGTTTCTATTGTTGATTCATCAACATCTTTAAAATCGGTAATTCAGACAATATGGAAAGCTAATCCTAGTGTTGAACTACTTATTCAAGAAAAAATAGAAACAGAATACGATCTAAGAATTCATGTATTGACTCGTAGATTTAACTCTCCAGTTCCGTCAGAAACTGATTCAGTTCTATTAGGTTACATGAGAAGAAATAAAGTTGGAGATGATTTTAGAACTAATTATACACTAGGAGGAACTGTTGAAAAAACTGAGCTAACACCCGAACAAAAACAAATTGCAATTGAAAGCGCTAAAGCTATTGGATGTAACTGGTGTGGCGTTGATATTATAGTAGACGCAAAGACTGGTAAAAACTACGTGCTTGAGGTTAATGCATCTCCTGGAACGGAAGGTCTTAAAAAAGCTACCGGAGTAGATGTAGTAAAGGATGTTATTGATTTTCTTGCAGATAAAGAAAATTGGATAAGATCTAGAAAAACTGTAGGATTTAGAGAAGCCGTAGGTATTAAGGGTATCGGAGATATAGTAGCAAAATTCGATACTGGTAATGGAGGAGCAGCAAACACTCTAACTTATGATAAGATCGATATATCCAAAGATAAAAAATCAGTCAAATGGGAACTTGGAGATAAGAAATTCGAAAATGATATTATTGGATTCTCTGAACCAGAGGTTGGAGAAGATACCCATAGAAGACCTATTATTGAATTAGATATTACATTTTCTGGTAAAACTTATAACGACGTCTATGTTTGTCTAGGAGATAGGACTGATAAATCAACTCCTATCCTAATAAATCGTAAATTTATGGAAAGAATAGGATGTTCGGTTAATCCATTTAAAACATTTATGGCAACTTCATTTGACAGCGAGTATCTACCAGTTGAATCAAAGGGAGATAATCATGGAGGCATAATATTTGAAAAGGATTAAATTATATACATTAAATATTTAAACCCGAACTAGATTCGGGTTTTTTTATGTGAAATTGTTAATAACTTTTTGAAAATAAATCACCGAAAGTTTTCCCGATTCATTTTAAATGATTATATTTATACTATAATTAAAAATAAAACAAAATGACAGACTTACAATTAATTTATGATTTCGTTGAACAATCAAACACAACTAACTCAAACACAGACAAGCTTGATGTATTAAAGACGTACACCCAGTATGATAGCGTTAAGAAGGCTCTTCTATATACTTATGATACTTATAAGCAATATGGAGTAACTTCTAAGAACTGTAAAAAGAATTCAGATCTTATGGGTCATCCAAATACTTATGGAGATTTCTTCGGTTTATTAGATGACTTAAATAATAGAGTTTGTACAGGACATGCTGCAATTGCAAACGTCAATAGATTTGTACAAGAGAACTATGTATACGCAGATCTTATTTGGAATATTATTGATAGAAACCTAAAGACACGTTCTACGACTTCTATGATTAACAAAGTAGTTCCAGGGTTAATTCCAACGTTTGACGTAGCGTTAGCAAACACATATAACGAAAAAACCTCAAAGAAAGTAGATTGGAATGATAACTGGTACGTTAGCCGCAAATTAGATGGTGTTCGTTGTTTAACAATAATTGACGAGATTGGAAATGTTAATTTCTTTAGTAGAGCTGGAAAGCCGTTCTTAACATTAGATTCTTTAAAGCCTTCTATTCAGAAATTAGGACTTACAAATATGGTTATTGATGGAGAGATTTGTATGACTGATAAAGATGGAAACGAAGATTTTCAAGGAATTATTAAAGAGATCAAGAGAAAAGATCACACAATCGAAAATCCTGTATATTTTATGTTTGATCTATTAACATTAACAGAGTTTAACGAAGAAGTATCTACATCACTTCTAAGTGAAAGACTAGAATCTCTTAAATCTATATCATTAGACAATAAATTTATCAAGGTATTAGACCAGAGAATAGGAAGCGATGATCTACTAGAAGATATGATGGAGATCTCTAAGAACGAGGGTTGGGAAGGACTAATGTTACGCAAAGATGATACCTATCAAGGAAAACGTTCTAATGATATTCTTAAAGTTAAGAAATTCTTTGATGACGAATACGTTGTTGTAGATCTTGAAAACGCAGTAAATAGAGTTATTGTAGAAGGAAAAGAGGTTGATGAGTTAATGCTCAAAAATGTTGTGGTTGAACATAAAGGAAACAGGGTTCAAGTTGGCTCTGGATTTTCTCACGAACAAAAAAGATACTTCTTTGAAAACCCTGATCAAATCTTAGGAAAAACAATAACAGTGCAGTACTTCGAAACCACAAAGAACGATAAAGGAGAAGAATCGTTAAGATTTCCAGTAATGAAAGGAATTTACGAAGGAGAAAGGACATTTTAAACAGAATATATAATTAAATAACATTATTGACATGAAGATAAAAACATATACAGAATTTAAGTTGCTAACTGAAGCACAGAGTACACTTAAGCTCAACGTGCCGTCTGATGTTATTGACCTACATAAACTATTTAAAGAGAACGGCAAAGAGCTCTATATTGTAGGAGGTGCAGTTCGTGATGCGATACTTGGTAAAAAGCCAAAGGATTTTGACTTAGCAACTGATGCTTTTCCAGAAGAGGTTGTTAAAATAGTAACAGCTGCTGGATACTCAACAATTGGAGAAGTTGGGCAGCAATTTGGAGTCGTTATCGTACAGATTCCTTCAGATAGAAATGGAGTTGAGATCGCAACCTTTCGCGAGGATATCGGAAGTGGCAGACGACCTGAAGGTGTAAATTACTCAACAATAGATAAAGACGTTCTCAGAAGAGACCTAACAATTAATGCTCTTTTCTATGATATTAGTAAGGGTGAAGTTATAGATCTAGTAGGTGGTTTAAGAGATATTCAAGATCAAAAGATTAGAACTGTTGGAATCGCCGCAGAAAGATTTGCTGAGGATCCATTAAGAAAGTTAAGAGCCCTTCGATTTGCGGGTAAAACAGGATCAAGGCTTGAGAAAGAAACTGCAGATGCTATTTTAACCGATAATAATTTAGAGGGTGTTAGTCCTGAGAGAATTAGAGATGAGTTTAAAAAATCAATTGAATCCGCAAAGAAGACAAAAGACTACCTAAAAATGGTAAGCGAGTTTAACCTCTGGCCAGTAATGTTTCCTAATCTACAAGTTAGCGAGAATTTTATAGAGTCAAGCCTATGGTTAGTACAGTTAGCAACAATATTTGGTAACAACGACCGTGAGTTGATTAAAAAAGAGATGAATCGAATGACTTTCTCTAGTGATGAAGTAAATTGCGTCATATTCTTAAAAAGTCTATTAACATTTAAACCTGAAGGAGTTTTTGATTTATACAAAGAATTCGAAAGAACGGTATTGGATAAAAACAACATTATTGTATTCTCAAAGATAAATAGATTAGATCTTAAGCTAATAAGAGCATTCTTAAAATACAAACCAAGTACTGACGGAAACAAGGTAATAAAAGAGTTTGGTGTAAAAGGTCCTCAAATAGCACAAAAAATTAAAGAAATAGAAACAAAAATTTTTAAACAATCAATATGACGTGGAAGTTTATTAGGTGCATATTCTAGAACAACTACAGGAAATGGCAAGGCACATGCTTCTATGATAGAATCTACTAAAGGAACTACAAAACCGAGAAGAGTTATTAGAACTAATACTACACCAATTAATAACAATACCACAAAACCGAGAAGAGTTATTAGAGAGAATCTGGTAGTTCCTGTGATTAGAAACAATAATGGAAATAGTAATATAAGACCTACTAATACAACACCTGTAAGATCGACGCGATCAAGAAAAAACAACGATATATAAACCATGAAGCACATTAAACTATTTGAACAATTTACAAACAAAGCTAAATCAATAAATGAAGAAGCTGGATCATATAAACCGGGAAACATATCAATACCCGATACATATGATATTAAATGGACTACTACTGATTTAGACCTAGGTGAAGGAATCTTCGCTAAGAAATATGACTTTGAGTTTGAAATGACAATGGAAGATTCCGCTGTTTTTGGCGAGAAAATTAAACAAACCGTTGTTATGTCTATGTCAGATGATTCTACTGGAGTTTTTGCTTTAGGAGATGATGTTGAAAAGTTTTCTGGTATCCCAGAAGAAGAAGTTAAAAAGGATGTTGCTGCAGGAAAAGAATCTGAAAACGATGCCATAATTTATGGATTAGTTAATATAATGAATGGAGGTAAAGATCAGTACTTTTGGACAAACGGTACAAGATTAAGTGGCGCTGCAAAAAACGTAAGTTCTATGTCCGCTGTAATTGAACAAATTGCTCATGAAGTAGGAGTTACTCTTACTCGTCTAATTCTAGTAAAGACAATTGCACAGAAACTAAAGATCGATATTACAAATGAAGATTGGGTAACACATGATTATGGGTCTGGTGAATATATGTGGCCGGCAGTAGGCGATACTAAAGATGATAAAAATCCTATTGTCATGATCGACCAAGAGACATTTGCTACTGCGGGATCTGCTATGATATCTATGCTTACAGATGGTTTCTTTGAAATGGCATCTAACTATTTACCAGATTTAAAATAAAAAGTTATTTGATTAAATATTCAACAAGACTCGTTTTCATTCTAAGGAATGTAGTTATTAAGATTCCAGTAAGTAGAAAAGGATATTTACAAGGACTTAATGAAAAGAAGATTTGGGATAAGTACCGCGATACTATCTCTTTGGCGGAGCTAAAATGGGCGTGGATGGGTATCGTTTGTCAGAAAAGATATAATACAGTCTCATCAATACCAAATAATGTGGTTATTCGTATCAAGGAATTGATTCCCGAGTTTGGTTTTAATAACTGCGATCTTCATAATCCTGAGAACTGGGGAATAGATGGTAAGACATATATCCTACTTGATTATGGAGTGACTGCATATATTGCAAGCTTATATAAACAAGAAAACTAAATGTGTTATGCGTAGAGTATAGAAATGGCGAGTTCAGTATTCCTCCCAACCCTACACCTATGAAAAGGAGGTCGAACTCTACCCATAACACATTTAGTTTTAATTGGATATATAACATCTAGTCAAGATTAAGACTTTAAGATAATCAGGGGGAATTAGCTCAGCTGGCTAGAGCGCTTGCCTTGCACGCAAGAGGTCATCGGTGATTACGCGCCGCTTTAAGTAGTGATACTTATCGAATAATTGGATGAATTGCTGGAAATCTAAGTCAGAAATGATATGACAATCAGCAGCCAAGCTTAAGATACATCTTAAGAAGGTTCAGAGACTAGTGGAGAGATAAAGTTCTCTTAATAACCACATTAGCGTCCAACATCTCTATGAGATGATGATATAGTCCGACACTCTAACGAAAGTCAGAGATTACAGATGTCGACTCCGATATTCTCCACTTAAAAGATCTACATTAATTTGTAGGTCTTTTTTTGTTTAAAAAATATGGTTCGATTAGAAGATTCTCCACAAAGATGAGATATATATAATATGGAAGAAGTAATAAAATGTAACGAGTGCGGAGAAATCTTTGAGAACAAGAAGATTAAAGCGAATCATGTTAGGTGGAAACACAGAGATCAGTCAGATTGGAAGAAAAAGATGTCTAATACTATTAGTAAATCTTATAATGATAAACACGGTAAGCATATAAAAGAAACAGTAGAATGTTCATGTGAAAAATGTTCAAATTCAGTTGACATAGAATACAGACCTGGTAAAAAGAAAGAAAAGAATTTCTGTTCAAGATCTTGTGCTAATTATAGAGGTAAAAGATCAGAAGAAACTAAGAAAAAGATAGCAGAATCTCTATCTAGAAATAACACACGCAATTGCACCTGTAAAAACTGCTCTAAAGAATTTGAACACACGAGAGATAAAATGTATTGTAGTTCTGAATGTATAAAAGAATTTAAAAGAAGAAACAGAACTGAGCTACAGAATTATAGAGCAGACGCTTCTTTTAATTTTAACGTATTTGATTATCCAGAAGAATTTAATTTAGATCTAATTAATGAACATGGGTTTTATTCAGCTTCAAACAGAGGAAACAATCTAAATGGTATTAGTAGAGATCACATGTACAGTTGTAAAATGGGTCTAATTAATAATATTGATCCTAAGATTTTAGGCCACCCTGCTAACTGCAGATTAATGAGGCATAATGATAATGTATCAAAGAATGCTGAATCTTCAATAACAATAGAAGAGCTTCTAAAAAGAATTAACGCTTGGGATAAAAAATATCAAAAATAAATCACTCCAGATTTTTTTATGTCGTTTATTTTGTTTATATTTATACTATAATTAAAACAAAGAGAAACTCTCTTTAATAAGAATTGTTAATAACTTTTTGAAAATAATTCACTAAAAGTTTTTCCGATTCATTTTAAATGATTATATTTAACTATAATTAAAAAACAATACACTAAATGACAAGCGTAACAGAATTATTAAAAGAGTTTAAGTACGATTTAAAATCGATGGATATTCAAGGAATGAGCGACAGTCCAGATTATAAAAACCTAGAATGGTTTACTACTAAGTTGGAGAGAGCTATTAAAGCAGACGAACAGTCTAATAGATACGCAGAGCAGGAGATGAAAGAATTTAATTCTCACCTTAACATTCAATCATATACACTATAATTATGGCAATACCTAAAATATACAAGTACGGAATAGAAATTACTAAACCATGGTCAAATGAGATGTATTCATTTAACGATGGCCTTAAAGAGTTAATGATAGATCAAATTAATCTTGCCATTCAAGTTTTAGAAACAAAAGAAGAAGCAAATAAATTGGCAAAGATAATTAACCCTTACGGATATGGAGAAGGATATGTTTTAGAAGATATGAAAGCCGACATGTTAAAGAACGCAGAATATTTCGAAAACTACTGGCTTTCTGAAATATGGAACGATTTAATCACAAATGGCTACGCAACACCAATCTTTGGAGATGTACAAGAATCATACAACATTATTGGATTTGAAACAAAAGAAGAAGTACTAGAACTTCGCAAACAATTTAGTATAAGCAATGGATAAGATAGTTTTACAACCAGATCGATTTTATGGTACTGTATTTGCACTAGTAAATCTAACAGGCAAGTCATATGTATGTCCAGGTTGGCACGAGGTGCCAGTAGGAACCACTAGAGAACAGATAGAGTTTGATATGAGTAAACAACCATTAAAACAAGAGACTGTTCCAGAAGTAAGGCAAGTGCCTCTACGGGAATGGAAAGTTGAGGCTTCTAAGCCTGGTAATTTCTACAATGTTAGCGATATTGGAGGGTCTTGGGACTGTAGCTGTCCAGCAAAGATGTTTAACCGAGGAGACTGTAAGCACATTAAGTTAATAAAAACAAAACAAAGATAATATTGTTAATAACTTTTTAAAAATAATTCACCAAAAGTTTTCCCGATTCATTTTAAATGATTATATTTATACTATAATTAAATAACAAAAATTATGAACGTACACGCTGAAACACAAATCAAAATCGAATTCGCACATGGAATGGAAATCACACCTACAATAGTATTCGAAGGAGCCGAATTGGAAAGTAAAACATTTAGTAACAAGACGCATCAGATAGAAGAGCTGCTTGATTACATTACATACAATGAAAATGGAGGCTGCGACGTATATCTTTAATATTGTTAATAACTTTTTGAAAATAATTCACTAAAAGTTTTTCCGATTCATTTTAAATGATTATATTTAACTATAATTAAAAAAACAAAAATATGTCAAACATTTTAACATTCGTACTCAGAAACTCCATGGGAGACTCAACAAACAATGGTCTAACTTCAAGAGAGGACTCTATTATTCTACACCACGGTGATGGCGTTGATTTAGCAGATTTAACACTAATCCCAGATGATGAATTGGTTTTAGTAGAAAGACAATTGTTTGGAAAAGAAGCTTGGTACGCGGTTCCTGCTGGAATATACAAGAGTAACAAACGTTCAATGTTCGGTGGTAATTGGATTTACACTTCGGATTCTAGATTTCCTGGCAATGCACCAATTTCAGTTCACGACAGAGTAGAATCTAATAACTATTAATATGAAAAAAATTAAATCAAAATTACTAACATACCTATTTACAGATTGGGTAAAAACTGAGAAGGACGTTGAAACACTGTTGCTCACAAGAGATATGATAACTAAGCGTAAAGACGAAATATCTGGACACACGCCAATTTTAGGCTTTAAATCGTACAACCAAACCAATTACTAAGAATGATTAGAAAAAAACTACACAAACACCAAGAGGGTCCAATTATTATAGATCTTACAGGTCCAGATGGAAATGCATTCGCATTACTAGCACACGCTAAGAAATTCTCACAGGATTTAGATAAACCATACGAAGAGTTACTCAAGCAAATGCAAAGTGGAGATTATGAAAATTTAATTAAAGTTTTTGATGAAGCATTCGGAGACTTTGTAATACTAGAAAGATAAATTATGTCATTAAAATTAAAAGCACTAGGGCTGGTAGAAACAACTTCAAAAACTCAAAAGAAAAACGGCACTGTATGCTATTATGATCCAATCGCTGATTGCGATTATTTAAGCTATGCAAGTGGATATGTTCGAAGAGCTTATACTAAACCTGCTTACTATTATTCTGGACTACACCGAACTATTTATCAATTGAATCCTCAGAAAAAAGGAAGAAGATTCTGGAATGAAACGGAATATGAAGTTACTGAAAGAATATTAATACACAATCCAAAATATAGACTAGAACTTATTTCTAGGTCTGTATCTAATTATCGTAAACACCTAAACAAATAAATATATGCAATTATCAGAATTAAAAACATATGCTGAAGGAATGTCAGTAAAACACGCTCATCTAGAAGATGATATTAGAGATTTTTATTTTTTAGCAATCCAAGAAGTAGAATCAGGAGAATCAGAAACTAATGAATGTGAACTAGCGTTTAACGACATTGAATTATTAATTAAAGAAGTAGGCAATAATGAATAATAAAGAGAACTTAACATCAGCAGAAGCTAAAATTTTAAAGGGACTTAACATTCGAGCAATGTTAATTATTCAAATTGAAGAAAGCCTAATGAATAACAAGCTACCCATGGACAAAACATTACTTTATGAAATGTCTGATGAGAAACTATCAGGTTTACTAGAGCTACTTGAAAATATGGAAAATAGCAGGAAAAATGAAACAAACGGATAGAAGCCGCATAGAATATACAAGATTTGGAGAGAAGATGAGTAACTTAGAAGTAGCAATTGATTGTTTAGAATGGGTAGCTACCGATTTTCAACTTAATCCAAAACATGAAGATTATTGTGGTTTTATAAACATAGACCCTTGTGATTTTTCAGATCCTACTTGGACTGAGTTTTTTTTAACTCTTAGGTTAACCCACAAATATTTCCAAGTAGTATTTGAACATTTTGGGTTAGAGCTAGAATCCGCACAAGAAACTGAAGTTGTAATAATAAATAAAAAATAATATGAGTACTATTAAAATAACAGGAAATCCTATTAGGCATAGAATATGGAAATACCTTCTAGAAAAATCGCAAACTTCAATTAAGGCTCACGAAAACACCGTAATTGATATAACATCTGTAAATATGTATACTCCGTCGCTAATAGTAATTAAATTTTTAATCAGCAACACCGGTAAAAAGTATGAATTAATATTTCAAGGAAAATACAGCGAAACTTATAAAAAAATAACTACAGGAGGAGAGGCACTAGAGGATCTTTTAGATACTAAAATGATGGTCAGAACAGGATGGGAAAATGCATTTGAAATAAATTAAGAATATGGGAAATTGGAATAGACAAAAAGAACAAGGAAGGTCAAGGGAATCAGTAGAGTCTAGTTATAAGATAATTGGATTAGCAGTAACGTTTGTTATTGTAACACTAATCGGAGTATATGTTATTAGCATCATATCGTAACTAAATAACATGATACTAGATTACTCAAAATTAAACACAGAATACATTACATGGTCCATTGAACATGGTGATGGTAGAAATAAAGAGGATCAAAGATTTGGTCAACACTTATGTGCTAAATACGACAACATGAAAGATTTCACTGATGTGTTTTATAAAGAATCATGTGAAGAAGCGTATTCTATATTATTAAGAGACTTACATAAATTAGAAAAATAATGGGATTATTAAGCAAAATATCATGGAAAACTCGTAGATGGAACATTAAGTTCAATCTATTAGACATTTACTTACATGACGGAGATCACTGTTGGGGATTTACATTCTTTGAAATAGTAAAAGACTACAGACCATATTCATTATTGTCTTTTGAATTTAGGTTACCAAACGGAGCAGATATTAAATATTTTAATGTTACAAATTGGGATTTCTTATTTCTAAGTACTCCACTTTGGAAATGGTTTGATAATGAAAGTGATCGTGTTTTATGGGGAGGTACTGAACCAACCGGAATCCAAGGTATTCTTTATAAAATAGCGGATAAAATATACAAATAAACAAAGAAGATGAGCGAAATTAAAAAGAAATACAAAAAAGAAGACATAGATATATTAGACTCTATTATAAAAGAAGGTAGACATGCTGCTGTTTTAGAGGTTAAAGTAGTTGGTTGCTCTAAAATACAGGATCACTTAATTTATCAATGTGTTTATATTCACGCTAAAAAACTATGTGAAACGTATATAATAGCACGTGACATAACAGATGCCATGAAAAGATTAGAGCCTTTTGTTGAGTCAGGTTCTCCTGAAGCGGTAGTAAATCATATATTGGGAAGTGAAAGATACTAGCAACCACTAGTAGATGGAAGCATACAAAACCAAAATGATATGAAAGTTCATTTAAAAAAGCTATCGCAAAAAGATATTGAAGAAAGAAAGGCAAATTATGATGTATTCGTTGAAGTAAAAGATAAAAATATGATAGGAGGAGTACAACCAAAGGTATTACTAACTCAAGAAGAGAATGGTAATTTAAAGATGGATGACGAAATGAGTAAGCTATTATTTGGAGAAACTCAAATGAATTGGAAACTTGTTAGAGAACGTGATGGGTTAACAAAACAATCTAATGGTATTAAATGGTTAGAGTGGAATGAAAATGGTAGTTTTAAAGAACAATTTGAAGAAGGTGCAATTGGTAGAAGTTTACTTATGTCACCGTTCAATCAATCATTCACATGGCAAACCACAACGATAACAGAAATTATGGAACAGAGGGATGATTACATTAAATTTAAAACAGGAAACAGTACTTACGAACTATCTAAGATATATCCTGAACTAGAAGGTAATCCAGTATAAAGAAATGAAAGCAATATTAGAATTTAGTTTACCCGAAGATAAACGCGAGTTTATAATAGCAAATGAAGGAGAGCATATGCACTCCACGCTTTGTAGTATGGATCAATGGTTAAGAGGTAAGATTAAATACGCACCCGAAGATATAAGTGATGATTCTTATGAAACATTTGAATTATGTAGAGAGCAGCTACATAATTTCCTTAATGAAAATAATATTAATTTAGATATATGAAGCCAATTAGTTATAGAATAACCAGAGAAGAATATTATAATGAATTTGGTAAAGGTACCTCTCCTAGCTTTTATGTTCAAGAACTTAGGCCATTCTTATTCTTCTGGAAGAGATGGTTATATATTAAGCACGAACAAGGCGTTTACCAAGATTTTTATACGGAGAGAACTAGCTTCAATTCAATGCTTGACGCTAAAAACTTTATTAAAGAAGTATTAATAAATGAAGTATCTAGACAGAAAGTTTCGAAAATGGTGATTGAAACTTACGATAATAATTCTATATAAACTATATGCGGATAGATAATGAAACAATTTAAACTTATTACAAAAGCAGGTACTTATGAAACCGATACTTTCTTTCAATTAGTGCTAGAAGTGCTCAAACACAGATTTTGGCATTTACGAACACATGGAAAGTGGATAGATTAAAACAAATTAATATGGAACCAGAATTAGACATATTTGATCAGTGGTCTAAAGAGAGATCTAAAAAGTCTTGGATAATAAGAAAAATACAATGGATTCCATTATGGTGGGATAATGAAGGAAGATATACTCTTAAGAATATCAAAACAGGATTTAAAAATATCTTTTATTGGTTACCTATCATTTGGAAAGATCGTAATTGGGATTCTCATTACATCTTTGAGATAATGATGCACAAATTAAAAGCGCAGTCTAAATACATTGGGAGTAGAGATATTCATACAAGAGCAAAACGCGATGTAGAAGTTATGATGACATGTGTTAGGTTAATGAAACTTGTACAAGATGAGACTTATAGTTCAGAATACTCTGACTACCACAAGACTAAACATTGGTTTAAACCAACCGAGAAAGAAGGTTATAGTTCATGGGAATCTAAATTACTTACCGAAGACTTTAACGAGTATTTTAAGAAATATCCATTAATATACAATAGAGTTGTTGGACATAGTGAAGGTCCATTTCCATTAGATGGGGAAGACCACTCAGAAATTAAACAAAGAGTAGCAATGAACATTGGTCATATAAACCACGAAAGAGCAAACGCTTTATTATTTAAAATAATGGCAGAAAACATTTCTAGATGGTGGGATTAACAATAATAGGAATAGTATTTGTAATATTGTGGATTGGAATAATTTATGAGATTAAAAATATGCCAACAATAGATAGGTTCGGAAACATAATTAAAGATAGGAAATCAAAAAGAACACTGAAGGTTAAGGTAATTAGGTTTTTACAAAATAAATTTGTGCAAGATACAATACCATGGCTTATCTTAATAATATCAGTGTTAATTTTTTACAAAACAAGTAATTAATAATATGTTAGGTTTAAAAAGAAAGGAAGAAAAAGGATATATTGGTGGAGTATGTTCAGGAATTGCAGAATGGTCAGGTACTTCAGCAATTGCATGGAGAATTATATTTATATTAGTACCTTACGGACTTTGGGTGTATCTTGCACTATTGATAATGCTTAAACAAAACAATGATGGATAGAATACAGAGATTACAGAATAATATTGCAGAATGGTCTGATGCTTCATTTGGAAAAACTGATAGGACTATTGGAATCTTAAACCACTTGAAGGAAGAGGTTGAAGAAGTTATTGAGGCAAAAAATAATTATGAAGAAGATCCTACCGGGCTAGCACAGCACAGAATGGCCAGCGAATTTGCAGATTGTTTAATACTTATATTAGATGCTGCAAGAAAAAGTGACTTAAACACGGATCTATTATTACAGGCGTCTGAATATAAAATGACTATAAATAGAAATAGAGAATGGGGAGATCCTAATAAACAAGGATATCATAAACATAAATAATATGACAAAAGAAAAAATTATAGAAAGGCTTTTAGAAGATAAAAATATTACAGTTTCTGAGGCTATGTTGCTCTTAGCAAATGACCCAATTCCCATCAGTATACCGTATATAGTACAAAATCCATCACGGCATGATACTACTGGAAACCCTCCAAACGTATGGTGCTCTACTCAAACATCAAATGTACCGGCTTTTGAATATCCAGATACTAAATGGCCAAACACAGAAGAGAAATGAAAAACTTAATTGTAATATCACATCCCGATCAAAAATCATTCTGTTATAACGGGATTTACAAAACAATTTTAAACACATTAAAAGATCGTAATGAAGATGTAGAAGTATTAGATCTCTATAGCGATGAATTCTCTAGACCAAGGACGGACTTAATTAAAAAGTATAAAGAACTTGTAACTTGGTCTGATAGGATTTATTTTGTATCTCCAGTGTGGTGGTTTAGATTAACTCCAAGAATGGAAATATTCTTTGATGAGGTCTTTACTCCAGGGTTTGCATACAATTTCATACCTATTATTGGTCCTTACGCATATCCTAAACCTCTATTAAATGATAAGAAAGTTAGGACATACATCACACATGGCGCACCAGGGCTTCCTGTTAAATTGATATATCTAAACTCAGTTAAATTGAGATTGGTTATGGGCGTATTCACATTTGTATTCGGTTGGAAATTGTCACGTTGGTTTAAAACCAAACAATTTTGGTCAGTCCCTTTCATATCTCAAGAAAAAAGAGAAAAGTATTTAGAAAGTGTACGTAGAGATATTTTAAAAGACCTAAAGTAATTTATGAAACTTTTAAACAAACAATCATATAACTTCATATAAATTTAAAAAACAAATATCATGGAACAAACAATTGCCTTTATCTCAGGTGTACTACTATCACTATTAATTGCCGGAATTTACAAAATGTTTAATATGTCTCGAACCGTAACGGATCTTGAATTAAAAATACAATACATGTTGGAATTAGAAGCAGAACAAAATGACCTCTACGATACACTAGATACACTAGTGGATGACCTAAATACTAGATGCGATAGCATCGAAAACATATGTGATGATCTAGATGAACGAATAGAAGAATGCGAATATGAGGTTCAAGAAGATCTGGAGTCAGTTCCGTTATGTAAATGCGCACTAGGCAAATCTTAATACCTGTATAATATTTAATATACTTTTGAAACTTATTACTAAATCCTTATATAAATTAAACAAACAAATAAATAATTAAACATGGAAAATTCAATTTATGACCAAATGGTCGAGCTTCTAGAAGAAGTAAGTGCAGATGTTGTTAAGTTCTACGAGAGTGGAAACAAATCAGCAGGAACAAGAGTAAGAAAAGCAATGCAGTCTTTAAAAGCATTGGCTCAGGAACAACGTACTGAGATTTCTGAAATTAACAAAAAGTAAAGATTAGGGCCTTCGGGCCCTAATTTTAATAACTACAGAATTAAAAATGACTATTGAAATTTGGATTAAAGAAGGAGATATAGAAAACCTAAAGGTTTTAATGTCTAGACAGTGGTTTTCAGACATTAATGAATACGAAGAGGTAGGATATAAACAAAGTAGTCATGTTGGATATATTTGCGTACACATAGGACTTAATGAATACACAATACTAAAGAATCATGATTTATTATATAAAAAAACTAATTAATGTTAGATAGAATTAAAGCCCCGTTTTTATACTGGTTAGAACTTTATAGTGAAATTAGAATCTGGTCTATCTTTAGAAGGGCAGCATTCGACAATCAAAAAATGCTAGATACTGAACATGGTCTTAGGGTTGACTGGTTAGGCAGGATTTATGGAGTTATTAATATACCCCAAGAAGTTGAAGGAGCAGCAGATCAAGTACAACAGGCATATGTACTTCAACAAATTACAAAATACGGTGCTGTAATGGCTAAGATAGGATTAGCTGATATAGTATTTCCAGAGATAGAAAAAATTAAAGGGAGTCCTGCGTATCTAGTTGTTCTCTGGCCAGAATACGAATCACTTGCCTTTTGGATAATTGTAGGTAATTTGATCAGAACCTCAATTATTGGAATAACAACATACATCCTAATTAAACTAATAGTTAATAACTATAGTTATTTAACAGAATTGTTTAATTTAACTAAGGATAGTATACAATCAATACTATAATGGAAAAGATCGAGAGAGTATATGATGATTTAGGAAATAGATTTTATCAAGTAACATTAGACGGAAAGGTAATTGCAAAGTTACCTTCTGTTACTACTATTTTAGGCAATACTACGGATAAATCCGGTATTGACAGATGGAGAAAAAAGATTGGAGAAGAGGAAGCGGATAGAATCTCAAATCTATCTATGAATCGAGGTACCATCATGCATCGCTTAATTGAATTATATAAGTCAGAAACTTCAGGTGAACCTAGTGAAAGGCTTGAAGTCTTAAAAAGAATATCAGAAACCGACGAAGAATGTATTCAATTTAATGGAGATCCTAACGGAGAAATATGGTTGAATAGTGCATGGGAAATGTTCTATAAGTTCTATAATAACCATTCTGATTATTTTGGAACTATTAAAAAAGTAATCGAATCTGAATCTTTTTTATGGACCACTAAAGGTGGAGGTTGGGCTGGAACTGTTGATAATATATCAGAACTAGTCGACAATAAAATCAAAGTCATTGATTATAAAAACAGCCGCAAACCTAAGCGAGAATCCTGGATTACCGACTATTACATACAAACATCAGCATATTGGATGGCATATTGGGATAGGACTGGTATTAAGGCAGACGGAGCGGAAATCTGGGTATCAAACGAAATAGATGATATTCCGCAAAAATTTACACTAACTGTAACAGATTTAGAATTCTATCTAAAACAATTCTTAAAGCGTAGAGAGATGTTTAGAGAGAAATTTGATATATAAATAAGTCAAACAAATAAACAATTATGAATAAATTAAACTCATTTTTAGCAGATCACGGATCAAAAGTAATTATAATACTTTTGATTTTAACCTATTTCAAGTCATGCTCTATTAACTCTGATGTTGATAGAATCAAAAAAGATTTAAGAGCAACTGAGTCAGAGATCGACACATTAACAACATCTTTAAGTTCTAAAATCATCACAGAAAGTAAAATGATTGAATTGATTAAAGAGACTCCAGCTTGGAAAACTTTAAGAATAGAAGAAATATCAGACAAAGAGCGTATTTCAATAAACGCATTAGAAGAAAAAGAAGACTAATGAATAGCGAGACTAAGTCTCAAGGATTTGGAGACGACTTTGAAAAGCTTGCAAAAGCAATGCGCCTTGATAAACTTGCACAAATGGCAGCAGGCGCTATGGGTAAGGAAGACTGCGGATGTAAAGGCCGTAAGGAAGATCTAAACAATCCAGATCTTTTAGTCAATAAGGTATTTTATAAAAATAAAAATAAAGATGAATAATAATCTAGTAAAGAATTTTGTCATAGGAACGTTTGTGTCTCTGTACTTATTAGTTAGTATAGTATCTACAATACATGTAATTAACTTCTTCGAATTGTCAAACCCGTATTGGTTGGCAGTTACATTGGCAATCGGATTTGAAGTAGGAGCTGCTGCTTCGCTAGCATCGCTTGTTATTTTAGACAAAATGAATAAAACTCTAGTATGGGCTCTATTTATTACAATTACACTAATGCAAATGCAAGGTAATATGTACCATGCATTTACGAACTTAGAAAACTTTCAAAGCTGGTCGGAATTATTTAACTTAATTGAAGAAGAGCCTCTATACCAGAAAAGAATTCTTTCTTTAGTATCAGGAGCAATACTGCCACTAGTAGCTCTAGGATTTATAAAATCATTAGTAGACTATATTAAACCACAGGATGACAGCGAATTTACACCAGAAGACAGTAGTTTTTCTAGTATTGGTGCGAAAGATACAAGCGAACCTGATCCTATTCCAGAAAAAGAATGGGACGAAGATCATGAATTAGACAGGGTAATGAATGACATGTCAGATTTTGATGAGTTTGGTGAGGATGATTTTCCAGAATATGAATTAGAAGATGTCCTAGATCCTCCAAATGCAGCATTAGTAAACGCTGCTGAAAGTTACAAAGAAGAACTAGTAGAATCTAATAAAGATGATTTTCATGACTTAGATGTTACACTCAACGACGGATTAGCAGATATTGATGTAATAGATCCTGTAATAATTGAACCATGGTCCGATATTACCAAATCTGAAGAGCCAGATTCTTATGAAAATAATCCAACTTCAGTTGGTGCTGTAGTTAAAGACATCACAGATAATCAAGAAGAAGGTGATCTTATGGAAATAGCAAAGAGAAAGCTAGCAATGGAGCAACTCCAACGTTTTGTAAAAGAAAAAAGAAATGGTAAAGACTCTGCCGATAAAGCTTAGCGAATTATACATCTCTAATAAAATAGAAAAAGATACTTTTTTAAAAATGCTGGGGGATTCACATCCTTCAGTTTTTGTCAGAATGTATAACATATCAAATAGTGTAATAGAGAGACAAGATTTCTTAGAACTAGACGATATTGAATATTCTCTTTCTGCTACAATAACTACTAAAACTTTTTTAATAGGAGAGGCTAGAGAACAATATAGTGTATGTAAATCCAAAAAAGCCATACAAACCCCACATTATATAATTAGAGCAATATTAACTTCTAAAACATCAGGTAATGATGTTCTTGATTTTAAACATACTACTTCAAGTAAAAACGAAGTTTATGATTTATTGCCATTAATAGAAAAACAAATAAATACTTTATGGAAAATAAAAGATTAGTACTAAAGACAGGACATCAAGGAGATGACGTTAGGATTTTACAAGAATTGTTGTTTGTTAAACCAGCCGACGGCATATTTGGCAATGCAACAAGACAGGCAGTAATTAAATATCAACGAACAAATAGCATGTCACCCGACGGTATTGTTGGTCCTTTAACTTGGAAATCTTTAAATCATAACCCAGAAGAAACATTTGCTGATACTGACGAATTAACATCGGCAACATGGATCGAAAGATACCATTTACCAGAAGGAGAATATATTAAACAAGAAACATCAAAAAAGTACATATTTATACACCATACTGCAGGAAGACATAACCCATTTAAGACAATTGATAACTGGGCTAAAGACTCTAGAGGTAGAATAGGAACTAATTATTGTATTGGTGGAGTACCGACTAATGTTGATATTAATAAAGCAAGCACTAAAGATCTTGAAATGAATGGTAGGGTAGTTCAGGCAATCGACGATAAATACTGGGGATATCATCTAGGACCTACAGGTTCGAGTTATATGACGAAGCACTCATTGTCAATTGAAATCAATGCAGCGGGATATTTAACAAAACGAGGAGATAGGTTCTATACATGGTTCAATGAGGAAGTTCATTCATCCCAAGTTTGTGAATTAGCACGTCCTTTTAGAGGACATAAATACTACCACAAATATACTAAAGCTCAATTAGAATCTCTAGAAGCTTTAATATATCACTTAAAAGATAAGCACGACATTAGTATTCATGATGGCATGTCGAAAATGAACTATGAAGAAAGATATGAATTTAATGAAAAGGCATGGAGCGGTGGAATAACTGGAATACTGTCACATACAAACGTTAGAAAAGACAAGAGCGATGTTTTTCCTCAGCCAGAATTAAACGCACTATTAGATTCTTTTAAATTGTAAACTTTTACTAAAATGTTTATATAATCATTAAATATAAATAATAAAATTATGAATGAAGTAGTACAAGAAGACAAAAAACAAGTAACATCTCCTTTCGATGACATAAAGGGTATGAATTTACCAGGTTCAGTAAATATTTTACTAAGTGCAGCAAATGCAGCACAAGGAGCAGGAGCATTAACAGTTAGAGATGCTGTTTTAGTTGCATCCGCAGGAGAGTTTTTGAGTAATTATGTAAATAATGAAACCTCTAAATAATAGATATGAAAATAAATGTATCAGCTGGTGAAATCTTAGATAAGTATTCTATCTTAGACATTAAAATGTTAAAAATAAAAAACGATACAAAATTAAAAAACGTACGTAATGAATTTTCAGTGTTGACCCCGAAAGTTGACACAATCTATTCAAACTGCTCCAATGCAGAAAATCTTAAATCATTATACTCTGATTTACATAACATCAACATTACTCTGTGGAATGTTGAAGATCTAATTAGAAAATGTGAGGTGTCTGAATCTTTTGGAGAAGATTTTATAGAACTAGCAAGATCGGTATATCACTTTAACGACGAAAGATCTCAAGTTAAAAGAGAAATCAATAAATTGACTAATTCTAATCTAATTGAGGAGAAGTCATATTCTGAATACTAATGATCAAGTCTAAGTACAAGATTAGATTAGTACATTTATTACTATCAGACGATTTAGACCTCCATAGACAGGAAAAATCAATAGAACAACTCAAAGAACTCGAATTAAGAGGAATAGAGTATGTTCAAGTCTGGAATGAAAGGTGGAAAGATAATCCTCCTAGAGAAAACTTTGCAAGACCGCAAATGTTTGATCAGGTACCTATCAATAAGGCACATTACGGTTGTTTTAGAGCATTCGCCGACGGTGCTATTGATAATTTTGGAAAGGACATAGATTCTTTAATATTATGTGAAGGAGATGTTAGGTTAACTGAATCTCCAGATCAAGTAGTAGACAAAATAAACAGAGCATACGAAGCCACCCAAGAGCTTTGTATTGACTACTTCTCGCTAGGTAGTAAATATACATTAGAAGGAAATGTGTTACAGAGTATTGCTCTAGAGAAACATGGTGATATAGAAATTACTAACAAGATCATTGGTATTCAAATGATTATGTTCCCTCAAAGGATTCGTAAGTATCTTCTAGACTGTTATGTTAATTCTAAATGGGACGGTGCTGACATCTTTCTTAATCAAAATTTTATGGATAAAAAGAAGATTGGCATTTTTTCTGATTCTCCAACTGGACAATGGGACGGAATAAGCACTATTGAAAACAGAGAACGTAATTTTAATAATTCCAATAAAAGGTTGATGTATATTGCACCACACCTATCTACTGGAGGCATGCCGCAATTTTTACTAAAAAGAGTAGAGACTCTTATCGATTGTTCAGATCTTGAAGTATATGTTGTTGAATTTAATAATTACTCAGATCATTTTGTAGTTCAAAAAGATAAGTTAGAAGAATTACTAGGAGACAGGCTAATATCACTCAACACAGGAATAAGTATAGAACAACGAGAATCTCGCATACTTGATCTAATAGATTCAATTAAACCAGATATCATACATATCGAGGAGTGTCCTGAATCATTCGACGGTGGTAATAAGATGAGTACCAACACTTTAAATAAAATATACAGAAAGGATAGATCATATCAGATTATAGAAACTTGTCATAATATATGGATGAACAATGACAAGAAGGTATGGCATCCTAATTCTTATATGTATTGTACACCATATCATCCAATTAATAATTTCAAGGACACTACTTCAAATGGAGAGGTAGTAGAATACCCTATTGAAGATCTTCAACAAGAAGCAATGGTTCGTGCTAAGATTAAATTAGAGCTTGGCATACCTGCTGATAAGATCAATATTTTAAACGTAGGCCTTTGGACACCAGGAAAAAATCAAGGCGAAGGAGTAGAAATAGCAAGAATTGCAGAAGAACTCTATCCTAACACATTTCAATTTCATTTTGTAGGAAATCAAGCAGGAAACTTTGGTAGTTATTGGAGGCCTCTAATGGAAAACCTACCATCTAATGTTACTGTTTGGGGAGAGAGAAAGGACGTTGAACTTTTTTACCAAACATCGGATGCATTTATGTTTAATTCTACATTGGAATGCAATCCACTCTCTTTACGTGAAGCAATTGCGCATCGTTTACCAACATTTACAAGAAACCTTCCTCAATATTTGGACATGTTTACTCCTTACATTACTCCATTTACTAATGATCTAAAAGAAAATGCCGCTATATTATTCAGAGAGCTCATAGAACAAGGAGAAAATTTAGGAGATTTTATATTACCAAGCAACGACATTGAACGCTTTCGTAAAGAAATGCTTCAACTATACTCAGAAACTCATAAAGTACCAGAAGTAAATAATAGTATCAATGCCAGAATATCAATATCACTTAAGCGTTATTTTAAACTGCACGCTGGAGAGCTCCCTCCTGGAAACTTCCGTGCCAGATTTATTGACACTACTACTGACAGAATAGTTTATGAAACCTCAATTGAATCAGACAGATGGTATCAGCCCTCTCAACATTGGTTTACCCCTTGGAGAGTCGAAATACTACAGGACGATAAATTGGTATGGGAGTGGCAACTAGAAACTATGGATAATACCATTGGTGTTCAATTTGACAGTTCGAGCCTTGGAGACACACTAGCATGGATGGGCCAACTAGAGGATTTTAAAACCCATTGGGGCTGGAAGAATGTGTTTGTAAAAACTCATAAGAGTTGGTTATTTGACACTGAGTACTACGCCAGTCGCGGTATTCAGATTGTTAATGAATTTCCTAATGAGATATACACAATTAACCTTGGCGTATTTTATAGTCCTGAAGAACCTTGGAGACGTGCAGAACACAGAGTGGATTGGCGAAAAATACACTTAGCACAAATAGCAAGTGACAGGCTTGGTATACCATTTAAGGAGGTCAGACCTAAATTGGCTCCACAATTCCAGAAATGGGATCAACTACCAAGTAGAAGGGACCCCATAATTACATTTGCTACTAAAAGTACAGCAGGTGCTAAATATTGGAATCATCCAACGGGTTGGAGAGAATTGGTAGAAGGGATGGATGAATATCATTGGATCCATTGTAGTATGGAGGGAACTGACTTAAAGGTTGAGCAGGCAGAATCAGAACTTGAGAATGTTGCACAATTAATTCATGCTTCTACCGCGTTTGTTGGAGTTAGTAGTGGACTGAGCTGGTTTGCTTGGGCGCTTGGTGCAAAAGTTTTCTTAATTAGTGGATTTACCCCAGAAGTTTGCGAATTTACGGATAATTGTATTAGGATTATTAATAAAACCTCCTGTAATAGTTGCTGGTCATGGGACGTATTTAATAAGGGAGACTGGAATTGGTGTCCAGCACATAAAGGCACTGAAAGACAGTTTGAATGTACTAAAGAGATTGAACCTGAGTTTGTAATAGATATAATAAAGAAAAACATATGAGAGCGGTAGTAACAGGAGGAGCTGGATTTATTGGATCCCGATTAGTCGAACAATTGGTTAATAGGGGATGGGTAGTTTCAGTAATTGATAATTTTAGTACAGGAGAATGGAGCAATTTAGAGGGACTTGATTGTGAAGTACATGAAGCGTGTGTTACTTCAAATAATTTACCTGTAATAGAGCATGACGTATTATTTCACCTAGCCTCTCCAGTATCAGTACCTGAAAGTCATGACAACCCGGAAAAGTACTATCTAGAAATAGCTGATGGTACTATTAATATAGCAAGATGGTCAATTGCATCTGGTGCAAGTAAAATTATATTAGCAAGCACTGCTGCTATCTACGGAGAATCTGATGATTTACCATTTGGCGAAATGCGAGCACAAAACTGCGAGAGCCCATACGCTAGGTCTAAATGGCTAGCTGAAATGATTATCAGAGACATAACAATTGCAAATAGTAACACTACTGGTACTTCATTAAGATTCTTTAATGTTTTCGGCGAAGGACAGAGAAAGGATGGAGGATATCGTAGTGTGATACCTATCTTTAGAGAATTATGGGATGCTGGAGAACCACTAACTATTAATGGTGATGGTAAACAGACTCGAGATTTTATTTGGGTAGAAGACGTGGTTAGAGCAATCGTCTCAGCCAGTACGAATACAAAAGGAACTTACAATGTATATAATGTCGGCAGTGGAGAAGAGACTAGTGTTAATCAGATAGCTGAATCCTTTGGTAGCGAAGTAAAATATTTACCAGAAATAGATGAACCTAAAAGAAGTCTTGCTTGTATTTCTAAGATATATGAAGATCTTAATTGGAAACCTACGCTTCCAATAGAAAACTGGATTGAAACAATTAGGTAAATGCATCTATTAATTATAACATATACAACACATGTCGATTCTTTATGGTTGGATGACCCACAGGATGCTATTATTAAAGCAATTCAAAATCCAGACATTTTGTCGATTATACAGGACAACAACATAATTTATATAAAAAAATGAAATTAACATTTGCAGTTATATTTTCAATATTTAGTTTAATAATATACAGCCCACAACACGATAAAATTTATGTTGTGGAAACACCAATCTATACCGTAACATACTCGGCAACAAAAGAACAACCAATTGAGGTTCGATATCAAGTAGATACATGCGACAGTGGAACTGTTGATAGAAAGGGTAATTTTTGGATCGATAAAAAATATCATACATCAGACAATAAGGATTACGTAGATAATGTTTGGGATAAAGGGCATATGGCTCCAGCCGGTACATTTAACTGTAGCAGAGAAATGATGAAAACTACATTTAGCTATTTAAACTGTGCCCTGCAACACCAGTCATTAAATAGAGGACCATGGAAAGAACTTGAAAGATTTGAAAGAAAATTATCAGAATCTAATGGAACTGTGCATGTCAAGATAAGAATTCACTTTAAAGATACTCCAGAAAACTGGTTAAGTACGGGAGCTCTAGTACCTATTGGATTTACAAAAACAATTCTGAGCAATGGTGAAGAGCTTAAATTTTACTTTCCAAACACTGATGTTTCTGGAGATAATTGGGAAACATTTAGAATAAATGATTAATTTAAAACATAATAAATGGAATTAATAAGCACGCATCCGGTAAAAAAATCAGATTTAGGATTTCATGGAAATCTATTTGGAGGCAAGCTTTTGAGTTGGACCGACGCAGCAGGTGCAGCATTTGCATCTCAAATATGCGATACTCCGAGAATGGTAACTGTCACTATTGACAAATGCACTTTTGAGAAACCTGCAAAGGAAGGACATCTTCTTAAAATATACGGAGAGGTAGAAAGCATAGGTAACTCATCGCTAACGCTAAAGGTTGAGGCTAGGTCCCATAATGTATATGATGGTAGGCAAGCAATAATATTATCAACCAATATGAAATTTGTTAGAATAGATGAGCAGGGTGAACCAATACCCATCAGTGATAGAGTAAAAGACAAATATAAAAAACATTAACTAAAAAGATTATTTTGATATATAAAGCATCAACATATCTAAAATCGTCATGAGCAAAATTGAACAATTCGTAGAATTATTTTCAGAGTTTGATTTAGAAGTAGTTCTTACTCGGGAAATAAGACAAACCGCAAATATTAGTACTAGTGATAAAACAGTATCGGACTTAAATAAATCTTTAAAAAGATTAGAAAAAGAGTACAAGCAAGCTGTAAAATCATTCAAGGCTAATAAAATTACAAAACATGAGCTTTATGAATTCGAATGGAGGCTATTCGAAATTCAAGAAGAAATTAGAAGAGTAAAAAATAGAGATTCATGAAAAAATTAAAGACATTAGATCAGTTTACTAATGAAGGTATAGTAAAAACTTCAGCTGGTCTAGCAATTATCTTTGATGGAAAGGTATTGTTAGGACATACTACAGGCAGAAACTTTAAAACAGGTTACGGTATTCCAAAAGGTGGAATTGAGACTGGAGAAACTAACATTGAAGCAGCGATTAGAGAAGTTAAAGAGGAAGTAGGAGTAAATGTATCAAAAAAAATGATTACTTCTAATTCATATCAGTTTGAGGTTAACTCTCAGTGGGGCAGAAAACTAGTACATTATTTTATTGTTAAAATTAATGATCTATCAGAAATAGGACTTAAAGAACTTAAAGTACCAAATTCAAGACTACAGTTAGAAGAAATTAACGATGCTAGATTTTTAGATTTAAAGTCAGCAAAGAGCTTAATAATGAAGAGTCAGGTAACAGTAATAGACAATTTACAAAAATTAGGACTATTAAAATGAAAGAAATTATATCAACGTATATAGGAGAATGGGGATGGCTAACGATACTAGCCATTCTTACTTTTGCATTTAAAGATACTGTTGCTAATATATTTATAGGAATTCAATTTTTATGGGGAAGCGACTTTAATATTGATGATTTAGTCTATATTAATGGTAATAAAAAAGCAAGAATTGTTCGACAAAGTATTTGGAAGACCACTTTTTATGTATATGGACATAAACGTAAGTTTGTAGTACCAAATAATATGGTCTGGAGGCTTAATCTAGAAAAAGAATTACAAAAATTGTAAAATAACTATCAAAATTAACTAATATTATAACCTGGACGCTAGTTCAGGTTTTTTTATGTGAAATTGTTAATAACTTTTTTGAAAATAATTGGCCAAACATTTTTTTGTTTGGCTTTTTTTGTTTATATTAGTACTGTAACTAAAACAAATCAAACATGAATAAAATTAACACTGAAGAAATGCTAAAACAAAATATTCCACTTATCATTGCAGAAGGGATGATAGTGAAAGAAGAATTAGAACGGCAAGGAGCAAAAGAATTAACAGCTCACAGCGATTTAGGAGTAGCTTTAACGGCTAAACAAATGGATTTGGTATGTGAGTATAAAGAAGTAATTAAAACGCTTAAACAATTAAAAAAAGAGATATGATGATAAAAATCCCAAGTGGCAAACAGAATACAACTTTCTGTAAAATACTTCAATAAAAGTTTTTCCGATTCATAAAAAATGATTATATTTACTTATAACAAATTAAAACATACACCATGAACCACGAATTAAATAGAGAAATTGCAGAAAACATTATGAACACGAAGGAGTACCTTACAAAAGAGGAGTACGACTTTTGTTTCGCTCACACTGATGAGGTTAGAATTGATACTTCATATATTGGAGATTATTCTAAGTACGGAGATTATTTAAATCTTAGACTCTATTCAGAGCATGAACACCATGAGGCTCAATACCAAATGGAGATTGGTTGTTAATATGAGATATTCAAGTAGCGACAGGGGATTTATTAAAGCATGGGGAGACACTCTTTATTTAGGGTATCATGATCTACCATTAGAGGGTGCGACTCAATCTAGAGAACAGGTAATGTTAGATATGGAAGAACTCGATAGTGTTCCAGAAAATGGAGATGAATGGGAGGAGATACTTGATTGGTTAGTTGATGGTGGTTCTAGAAGTGGAGTTCCTCTTTGGAATAAGACGACCCTTACTCAGTTCTATAAAGAAATTGCAGAGAAGTCCCCTTTGAAAGAGGACTTAATAGTATATAGAACTTCAGAAAAGGAATTGCCTGGTTTAAATTCATATACAGTAGACAAGGGAGCCTATTTGAATTGACATGTTGATAATTCAGTCGAAAGAGCCTATAAGATTCCTAAAGGAGAAACAATTATATATGCAAGTGGTCTAGCTGATGAAGGAGAAATGATATGGGCACCAACTGAGGATCAATTAAAAGAATACAAAGTATGAATTTACCAACCGATTATACAAAACTAAATGCTAAGCAGAAAAAGCTAGTTAGAGAATTGTATATTAAAGAACAAGATAATAAATGTTGGGCATGTGGTGAATCATTAAGTGGATCACCTAGACAAGATATAATGGAAGCTAAGATCAATTATAGATTATTCCCACCAGGTTTCTTAAAGAATCCTATTCATCTACAGCATGATCACGACACTAATATGACCGAAGGTGTAGTACATGCAAAATGCAACGCCGTTCTTTGGGAATATTTCGGTAAGTAAACAAATATAGAATTCGATATATAAATCCTAATCTTCACGTCTTTCCTATTTAAGATATGTTTGTGGTGAACTTTCTTTGGAAAGCGTGGAGATTTTTTAAGATATATACTATAACCACAAATATATCTTAAATACAATGATCAATAACCCAACAAACCAACCCTATTTTTACGTAATTACCAACAAAGCAAATGGACGCTATTATTATGGTTCAGGCATATCTGATGGATATGAAGGTTCTGGTAAAGTACTCAAAAGAGCTTATAAAAAATATGGTAAAGAATCATTCGAAGGAAAGATTCTAAGGCTATTCAATACAAGAGAGGATGCTTTCGAATTCGAAGGTAGATTTCTATCACTCTATAAATTAGATCAGGATCCAATTGCATATAATGTATGTCGAAACGCTAATGGCGGGTATATCTCTGATGAAGCCTATGTAAAGAACTCTAAGTTTATGAAAGAATATAGACAAACTAAAGAGGGCTCATTAGGTGGTCTTAAAAATCCACGTGCTAATCAAACAATATATGAATTCTACAATATAGATACTAGAGAATATCGGAAGGCGACTCAACATGAGATGAATCAAAGGGTTGGGGGTACTGGAGCTTCGATGTTTGGTTATGTTGTACGAGGATCTTATAACATATATAAGGGTTGGATATTATTCTCGAACTTTGAGCTATTTGGTACGAGAGATAAGTTAAAGGCACAGACATCTAAGAATATATCTAATGCCAATAAAGGTAAAAAGAGGCCTAAAACATCAGCCTTGAAGAAAGGAGTTAAATTATCTGAAGAACATAAACTCAACATAAGTAAGGGTATGCATGGACGTACTCAGGTAAAAGTAACATGTCCACACTGTGGTAAAGTTGGAGGAGCAACATTAATGACCAGATATCACTTTGAAAAATGTAAACATAAACAATTATAGAATTCGATATATAATAAATAGTAAAAAATATTGATTACGAGCATGCTAAAAGAAAAATACACAACTGATAAAATCTTAATTTTCGACATCGATGACACTATTTTTATCGGAAGCGCAAAAATCATAGTAACCGACTCTAAAACCGGTAAAACTTTCTCACTAACTCCAGAAGAATTTAATGATTATGAGAAAAATCCAAAGCATATAATTAATTTTGACCAATTCAAATCTTTAGAGATTATGAAGGCTGGAAAGTTAATCGACAAGTATTTTAGTATTCTTAAAAAGAATTATAATAAAGGAATTGCTATCGGAGTAATAACAGCACGTGATGATCAAAATATGATTTATGAATGGCTAAGGTATCATGTAGGATTTCATATTGATAAGAAATTAATTTGGGCAGTTAACGACCCAGTACATGGCCTAAAGGGAAATATACAAGAAAGAAAACAAGATGCAATGAAATGGTTCATTGAACAGGGATACACTGATATCACTTTCTTCGATGATGATAAAAACAACATAAAATTAATAAAACAACTAGAGAAGGAATTAGGAGTTAATCTGAAGACCCATCTAGCTAAAAAGTAAGAACATGAGTACATTTAACGACATCAGAACTAGATTTGAAATGGCAATGGATAAGAAAGCCATCAATGAGGCTAAAAAAGTGGTTTGGAAAGAAACAATGAAAAAAGCTTATTTTAATCTATATCCTGAAGGTAAAGGAGGAAGATGGATTAATCCAAGCGGAACTGGAGAAATCATGAGAGCTTATTTTATAGGTGATAATCCTGAGGAAGAAATTGAGAAATTCTTAGAACTAAACGGAGTTAAAGCCGAATATTATGGTGGATATCTTAAAACTTCAAATGCTTCTGGTAGTTTCGATTCTTGGGAAATTACAATGAACACTAATTGTAATTGGTTTGGAAAAACCCTAGAATCTGGAGAAACTTACTATATAATTAACGCAAGAAAAACTTCATCAACAACTTCGGGAGACACTGTAGCCGCTATCGGCGATAAAGATACAACTCCGAATAAACTTGAAATTACCGATATTCAATATCCGACGAAATTACAGGCAATAGATGCTACTAAACAATCTATAAAGGCTAAAATTAATGATCAGGATTGCGTTGCATTCATGAATGAATTAATTGATGTTGTTAATAATTTCAAAACAACAACTGTCAAAGAGGCTAAGGATTTAGCAAACAAAAACACTTCTTATACAATTACACATGATTTCTCAAAATATACAGATATTATTGATAGAGTATCAGTATTAAATATTGCTAAAGATTTTGGAGAAGTCCTAGGAGGTATATTAATGTTTAATCTAACTGATAAACATGGAGCTGGTCTGTTATTTCCTGAAGCATCTAATGAAGCTGTTGTCGATTTTAGATTTGATAAAATGGATGTTTCTTCAAAGGCTGGTAAAAAAGGAGCAACTCCCTCAGCGTCAGGTTACTTGAATAAACTGAATGACGCTATAGAAATGAAAGACTGGAAGCTTAATAAAAAAGAGGCTAACTTCATTGAAAACTTTAGCAAAGTTATTTTAGCTAAACAGAGCGAAGCTAGTAATACAAGATATTGTAAAAGAACTAGAGGTTCAGGTACGTTTAGTAGTACTGTAACTCTATTAAATAATTTTAAGATAAAATCTTGGAACTATTGGGCTTCACAAAGTGGAATGCCAACTCAAAATATCGGAAGGGACGATATTATTCATTCGTTTGTTCAATTAAAAAAGGATAAAAAACTCCACGCAACTTTAAACTCTTTTTCTAAAATGGTTGGAGGTTTAAAAGGTAACTCTGGAGAAAAATCATCAGCAGGAGCAAAAATGACTGCAAAGTTTTTGTCTACTAAAAACGAAGAAGAAGCTGTTAAAGTATTAGATGAGATATTAAAAATAGATAAAGCTCCAATATACGATGTGTTAGTAGGTACGGTAATTTATGGATCAACTAAAGAGTTAGTTCCATTATTAAACAAAGAATTTGGTGAAACTATGTCTGGATTAATTAACATGGCATTTTCAGCTAAACAATTATATCTAGATATGAACATTAAAAAAGGATCTTTAATATTCACAATGAAATCTATGAAAACATCTGAATTTGAAATTAAAGGATTAAATGGAGTAGATTCTTGGATTACAAAGGGTCTAGGCATATCAATGAAGTAGCATGAATTCAGAGGAATGGAAACATTATGTAGATGTTGGAGAAGTACCATATCATTTCTTTATATCTATGGTAAACACTATTAAAGAAGGAGGCAAACTAAATAGCCAACATATTGCAGTATACTCTTCACATGCCCGAATCATCGAATTTTTATTGAAACAAAAATAAAAACGTAAATATAAGTTCTATAATACAAACAATATAAATTATGGAAAGTATATTTAAAAAATTCTTGCTAGCAATAATAGCACTATCTGCAATATCTCTAATAATGGCATTACCAACACAGTGGTTATGGAACAATTTTCTACTGAATGCTGTAAATGGAGTTAACCCAATTGGATTCTGGCAAGCGCTGGGAATTAATGTATTGTCTTCAATTCTCTTTAAAGGCTCAAACAATAATTCTAAAGAATAAAAAATGGAAGCAGTATTAATACTTATAATGTCTTCGATTGCTGTTATTTTAGTAGTGTCTTCTATGTCTAACATGTCAAAAAACACAGTACCTGGACATAAGACTTATAAATTCATAAGTACATCAAGTGAGACATATCTAATCCGTGCAGGATTGCTCTCAGATGCAAAAAAAGAGGCTAAAAAGATTGAAAAGATGCACAGCGTCGAATGGGATTTAATCGATGAACTAGATGACAACGGAGATAAAATAAGAACTCTTTATAAAAAACCAAAAACAAAGAAGACACTGAGTTTATCAAATAAACAGGGTAACGTTAGTTAAATTAGATATATAGTATGTGAAATCATGTACGTTCACGCATAACCTCAAAAAAAGCTAACTAAAAACAATGAAAGAACCTATTTCAGAAGGCAAAATCACAATCGAAGAAAAGCAAATTGCGACGGAGCCTATTGGAATAGAAGAAACGAAAGTTTACGAGAAGAAAGCACAATACATCGTAAATCTAGAAGAACTTCTAGACACAACAGGCGAAGATGCACATTGGTATTTCGGAGTAGGTGGTCCAGCTTAACCGCGGTATTAGGGTATCCCAAATGGGGTACCCTTTTTTTATAAATAAATAGAAATAAATTAAAATGAAAAAAGTAAAATTATTTGAAGATTTCATTAGTGAAGAATCTAGCGGAGATATATTTAATCCAAAGCGTAATAAGAAAGTCAAGTTTGATCATAAGAAACATCCAGAATTAGCGGGTGAATTTTTTGATTTAATATCTACAGCGTACTCTGTAATTGGAGGCCATGCTAAAATTAAATCGCCAGAAGATGTATTCGCTGATCCAGAATGGAATTACTGGGAGGGCATCGATATACATGGTGATAATGACTTCGATATTATAATGTTTGGTAAGAAAACAAGATTCGGTATTAAATACTCAGGAGTTGGGCATGATGGAACGCGAGATGCTAAAAGAAAATACATAGGAGAACGTGGAAAGGAATTAAATAATCTGGGATATTATATTGAAGTTTCAGGTAAACTAGCAGACATCTTAATGGACTCATATGACGTACCTGTTGTTTCAGAACATGAAGTAGTTGAAAGTGTATTGGGTAAGAAAGTTAAATGGATTGGTAAAAAAGATGATGGAACTTCAGGTGCTGGCTGGTATTCAAGAAAGCTTGGAGGTTCTTTACATGATAAAATACTACTAGGAAGACCTAAAGTATAAAGTAAATTGTTAACAACTTTATAAAATTAAATCACTAAACAGTTTTTTATATCAATTAAATTGTTTATATTTATACTATATAATAATAACAGATAATGAAGATAGCATATTTACATGGACTAGAGTCCTCAATTGATCCCAAAGATCCTAAAATAATATTTTTAAACGATAATTTTGATGAAGTATATACTCCTTCGATAAATTACAAGGATAATTCAACCTTTAGTAGATTATTAAATGATATTAGTAAAATGAAACCTGATATCATCGTGGGTTCTTCAATGGGCGGATATATTTCTTATTTAATAGGTTCTAAACTATCAATACCAACACTCTTATTTAATCCAGCAGTTGTTGGTAGAACATTCGAGCCTAATACCGATGACTCTATTGGTTCAACAGGAACAAAAAATTCAGTTTATTTTGGTAAATCTGACAAAATTATTGATAGATATGCAGTTAAAAAATACTTAGAAACTGAAGGAGTAGGTACCTTTAAGTACTCTAAATACACTGGAGGACATAGAGTTCCTGCTGATGTATTTATAGATGCAATTAAAAAGACAACAGGTATTAACTAGATATATAATAAAGATAATAAAAAACAAACAACAAATGAGTTTTATCAATTTTAATAATAGAAAAGAGGATTCTTCGCCGACGTATAGCGCCGATGTGATTAAAGAGGCTCTTAATCTTGTAGAGACTAAGAACACTAACAGGATTGAAAAAATGCTAGAAGGTGTTAATACACCTCTTTCCCTAAATGAAGCACTTACTTTTTTTACAACAGGTAAAATAAATGCTATGGTTGCATTAACAACAGCAGCTGTCGCTTTCGAAAGTGATCTTAACCTTCCAGCTGAAGAGCTAGAAAGCGATCTAGAAGATACTACACCAGAAGTTAAAGATGCTGATGGTAAAAAATACGTTAAGGCTGAAGACAGATCTGAAGAGACTGAAGAAGTTGAAGATGAGTTGGTTGATGGCGAAGATGGAGCTAAAGAAGTAGCTGAAGGTGATCTTAACCTTCCAGCTGAAGAGCTAGAAAGCGATCTAGAAGATACTACACCAGAAGTAGTTGACGCTGACGGTAAAAAATACGTTAAGGCTAAAGACAGATCTGAAGAGACTGAAGAAGTTGAAGATGATCTAGTTGATGGTGAAGATGGAGCTAAAGAAGTAGCTGAAGGTGATCTTAACCTTCCAGCTGAAGAGCTAGAAAGCGATCTAGAAGATACTACACCAGAAGTTAAAGATGCTGATGGTAAAAAATACGTTAAGGCTAAAGACAGATCTGAAGAGACTGAAGAAGTTGAAGATGAGTTGGTTGATGGTGAAGATGGAGCTAAAGAAGTAGCTGAAGGTAAGATATCATGGGATTCTTTAATAGAAAAAATTAAAGGAACTAGCGAACATCATACCGATGACCCGAACGATAAATATATTGTTAAGCCATGTGATGAAGAAGGAACTCCATGGGCTGTTTGGGAAGGAGATGTTAGAGTAGAATGTTTTAAAACTGAGGAAGAAGCTGAAGCTTATGCTACAGAACAAAATAAAGAACAAGGATTAGATGAAGCTAAACCTGCTGGTCTTTCTAAAAAGGAAACTCTAAAAGTTGCACAGAAATTTGCAGATGCTCTTACGAAATTAGATGGTATGAAATATACTGTTAGTTCTGATTATGAAGAAGATTCATTTGATTTAGATATTGAAGATCAAGACGATGTAGATCCTAGAATAACTGGAGAATACGCTGGAGGTTCATATAATATCAATGATGATGGTTCAGTAGTTAACATGGCAACATGGAATCGTAAAACGAATGTATCACCAGTTTATGGTAATATAGATGATGATGTTAAGACTATTATAAAGACTATTAAAAACTTAAAAGAATCAGTAGTTACTGAAGCTATTAAAGAGGTAACTCTTAGTAATGAGATATTAAATTTTTTAGAAGAACGCGGTGTAATAAAGGCATCAGATTCACAAAAAATTCATAAAGACTTAACAGCATTCTTAAAGAAAAACTTAAATGAATCAGTAGTTACTGAAGCTAAAGATGATTTTATGGCAAAACATTCCGGAACTAATATTACCCTAAAGAAAGGTTATAAACACCACACTGAAGATGAATTAACAGATTTATACAATAAGATTGGCGAATTAGTTAAAGATGATTTAAAGGTAAAGGATGTTACTATTGTTTTTGAAGCATTTTCTAGAATGGCTAGTGATACTGTAGAAAATGAATCAGTAGTTACTGAAGCTAAATTCTTTAGATTACCAAAACAATTAAATGCAATGTGGGAATTGAAAAACTCAGTTGATTATATGGTTGGTAAGCACGATGCTGGTGATGATTATAAACCAGCCGATATGAAAACTATTGAGGAATTTATTAAGAAAATAAAGCAATCTGCTAAAGCATTTAAAGATGCAGAAGAAGTTAAAGGTACTGTATACGAAGAATTTGCTTCAGAAGTAAATGAAAGTAAAGTTACTAAAATTCAATAAATATTGAATATAAAATGAAATACATTAAATTATTTGAACAATTTTTAAACGAAGCAACTATACCAAAGGGTATGAAAAAGCAAGACTTTAAAGATGTTATTGACGGAGATCAGGTTGAGTTAATAGACAAAGGTGGTAAAAGATTTGGTTCAACTACCGAAGTTGATAATCATGAGGTTTTTTGGACTAACGGAAAGCAAAATCGTGAACTACTCCAAAAGATAGGTGAAATGGAGTTTATTAAACAACTCAAGAAAATCTACGACATTGACGTAAAAGAAGTAATGTAAATAAAGATAAATCATGAAACATATTAAATTATTTGAACAATTTATAAACGAAGCTAAAATGCTCTCATTTAAAGATGCGGGTATAACAGATATGATGGATTTAAGTAAAGCTATGGATGTACTTAGAGATTCTAAAATTGATTGGAATCAAAAAGGACAGGCATTTGTTTTTGTTTCCTCAAAAGAACATGCATCTGCAATAAAAGCATTAGGGCTTGATGAATCAGTAGTTGCTGAAGGCTTAAGAAGCGATTTAAAGAAATATATTAAATCTAATCAAAAGCATTTAGATAATTTTGCAGATAACGAAGATTGGAACAGCTTGTATACTATGCTGCTGACTGATTTCGGAGTTGAAGACCACGAATCTAGTGAAGCCGATGAATTAAAGACTAATTTTAATATGGTATACTAGATCTTATTCTTAACTTAATATAAAACTTAATGCAGCCTAACAGCTGCATTTTTTTTTGCAAAATAAATCACTCTATATTTTTTTATGTCAATCTTTTTGTTTATATTAGTACTATAGTTAAAGCAATCAAATTTGAAACATCTGTTAAATTACTCATATAAGCTATGTAAAAAATCAACATTTAAATATATTAATTATAACCTAACGTAATATTATGAAAAGAATTGTAATGATGACATTGTTTCTTCCTTCTATGTTAATGAATAGTACCGAATTAAACGATATTTTACCTATCTATGAAACAGAATGCATAGATACTGTCGAGCAAATACAGCCACTTCTAGAAAAAGATTTAATAAATGCATTAATATATGTAGAATCTAGAGGTAATGATTCTGCAGTTGGAGATATACATCTCGGTGAACCCTCAGTTGGTGTATTACAAATAAGACCTGTTATGGTTAGAGAAGTAAATCGTATTTTAAAAAAAATGGGTTCAACTCAACGATATAAATTAAAAGATAGATTTGATAGACAGAGCTCAATTGAAATGTTTTTATTTTGGAAAAACTACCATCATCCGGAAGGCGGTTTTGAAGAAATAGCTCGTTGTTGGAATGGTGGTCCAAGAGGTTTAAAAAATAAAAGAACTGAAAAGTATTGGGCTAAGGTTCAAAATCAATTAGATATATAAAGTAATTAAATAATATTAAATATAAGATGGCAAAATATTTTGGAAACAAATTTGTTAAGGGCATAACTCAGTTTATACCAAATGATAACTACGGAGCGATGGATTTTATAGAATACCATTGTAACAGTCTTGGAATTACTCGAGATCAATACATGCAAACATATGGAGTCCGCGAATCAGTAAATGAGGATGGAGACCACGAAGTTGGAATGGCACAGGGTCAATTAAATGCAATGTATAAATCTTTATCAAGCATTCAACAAAAGGTAGGAACTACTGAAAAAGACTTACCTGGATGGATTCAATCGCATATAACATCAGCATATGAATACTTAAAACAAGTAGATGATAACTTTCATGAATTAAAAGAAGCTGATTCTCTTTCTAATAGTAACATTGTTAACGTATGGGAAGCAACTCAAACGTTTCCGGAATACAACAACGGATTAGAACCAGGAGAATATAGAAAAGAGATTAAAAAAGTACTTATAAAATTAAAAAGTATAGCACAATATAATGATTCAGATAGTTCAGGTATGTATGTTATTAAATCTGAACCAGACAACGCAAATAAAGATTTAACTACAGAAATTAAAAAAGTACTAAAGGGATTTGATGATAATCTAGATTTAGATAATATCACCAGTAATATAGGCCAACCTAATAGAATCAGTGGAAACGACCAGGAAAAAGGAATTGTAACATATATCATTCCTAAAAAGGTTGATTGGTGGACGCTTAAGAGAGCCGATGGTATAGATAAACCGAGTAAAGAAACTAAGTTAACTCCTGAAATAATTGATTCAATTCTAGACAGAATGGCTCAAGTTTCAACAACTCAGGACCAATTAGCTAATACAGAGTGGACTTCTTTAGAAGATTTACTTAAAGCTGCTGAAGATCATATGAGCGCCCGTAATTATAAAAATATATATAAGGAATTTAAGAAAAAATACCCGAAAATAAATTAGTATGAAAAAGGTAAAACTATTTGAAGAGTTTGTCAACGAAGAATCTATTTCATTTGATAAATCGGGTGTTAAATCTAAATTAAAAGACAAGGTTAGAATTGCCAAAATAGCTGTTGAAAAATGGGGCGGTAGTTATACAAAGGTTTTAAAGAACGCTGAAGCAGCTCTTAAGTCTGGTAAATTACCTAATTATAAAGAACCCTTAATGGTTCAAGGTGATGACAAACAAGACGATTATGATATATTTCGAGGAAGAAATTCTGTTAAATTAGCAGAGAAGATTTCTAAAGTAATTAAGAAGTATAAAAAATATGAAGTTGATCAGTCTTCGACTGGAGCAGCTGGTGGATGGTCTGGTACAATGAGTTCTACTGTTGGCGGAGAAATTCAAGGTAGAGCAAACTTTAATCCAGGTGGTAGGAGAACCTACTTAATAGCAGTAACATGTGGGAGTGGGATTGATTCAAAAATTAAAGATAAAATGTTCCAAGAATTATATGAGTTGTTTTTTGTGATGGATCAATATAATTCATTAGATGGTGGAGTAATGTTTGACTATAGTGAAGGTACAAATTACGACACTATTGGATTAACTAATGATTCTTATCAATTTGGAAACGCTGCGTCACTATCAGACATAATGAATAACTAAATATATGAAACATACTACAGATTTTAACGAGTTTATTAATGAATCTAAAGAATCAGACGCATTAGCAAAGGGAATTAATAAAGCAATAATTAAAATCGACGATTCAATGTCATATGAGGATTTTGCTTTAGCAGTAGGTAAAGTATTAAAAGACGAATACGGGTCTCACAATTACAAGGGATTTATGGAAGTCTTACATAAAAAATTAGGAATATAATGAAATATATTAAGACAATAGAGGAACGAAGAGAAGATGTTGGTAAATACAACACTGTTAAGAAAGTAATTTCTAAATTAGGTAGAAGACCATCTGAACAAGATCTTGCAACATTTATTAATAATAACTATTATGATGTTACTGAAGTGGAACGAGGAGAAGACGATCCATCGGCAAATGATAAAATAGCAGATTTAGTAGGATTTTACAAGTTTGATATTGATGATTGGGAAATTGCATGGGCTGATGCTCAAAACGAATCAGCAGTTACTGAAGCTAAGAATACTATTGGTCTAGCGTTTAAAGACGAAGATGATTATAATGGTTTTGTAGAATTTATTAAAGACGAAAAAGGTTCAATTAAAAAAGATTTTGGATGGGATTCTAAGACTAAGTCATGGGAAGTTATAATGGACGTTAAAGTTCTAGATAACATTTATGGTGAAGGAACTCCTAGTAATAAAGAGTCTGGATGGTACGGAGGATTACCTGGTGATTTTAAATCGGTAATAATCGAATCAGTAGTTACTGAAGCTAGATTTAATTATAAAGAAACCGGTCTTAGTGGTCAAAATTTGAAAGATGTAAAAGACGGAATTACTGGAATTAAGAATGCACTTAAAAGAGGTAATGAATCAGCGGTAATATCAAACTATGATTTAGTGCAACAAAGATTACAACAGTATGGTGGACCTAAGGCAAGTGAGTTTCTTAAAAAAATAAAACAACTAGCTGGACTGGATGAATCAGTAGTTACTGAAGGTAAAATGCCAAATAAATTCATTGGAAACGATGAAATAGTTTTTCTTAAAACAAAAGATAATTCAAGAGGAGCACACTATAACCTATATTACAAAGGACACGATATTAATCTTGGTGGTCAATCATTTAAGAGTGAAAAGGATCTAAAGAGTTTTGCAGATAATTATATCCTGTCAATTCAGTGGTATAATAAACTAAAGTATGAAGATGCAAAACCTTTACCAGAATCTGTAGTTACCGAAGCTAAAGCATATAAGTTAAAAGCTTCTGAATTTGGTTCAAATACATTCTCAGCGGCATATAATGTAAAAGGCGAAACTACTTGGAGAGTTCATAGTACTTATGCTATCGATCAAGTATCTGGTGAAAACAACCCAGAAGAAAGAGATGTAGTTTTCTTTGAGGCAATGCCTATTAATAATGACATATACATTAAGATCGGTGGAATCAATAATCTTAAAAGAACCAATGGCGCTACAGTAGGTAATAACTTTGGTACTACGATTGAAGAATGGAAAAAGGATCCAAAAGGAATTGCAAAAGAAGCTTCTGAATTTCTTACTGATGCAGCACACCTTAAATGGATAAACAAAAAAGCAAGAAGTGAAGGTCAAACAATTAAATGGGCCTTGAATGACGATTATTCTAGTGTTATTGAAGATCTAGTTAATAAATCATTAGGTCTTAGTGAATCAGGAGTTACTACAATTGATCAGGACATAGAAAGGTATAATGTTATTAATAAAAATTCAGGTAAAGTAGTAGACAATAATTTGCCAATACATTTAGCTAAGAAATTTGCTGCAAAAAAGAAAGAATGGATTATCCAGAAAGTAGATGGATCGGTAGTTACTGAAGGTAAAACATCAGCAATATATACAGATCCTAAAACAGGAAAGGGATATGATTTACAATATGTTTCTGGTAAAAAGAGATGGGAACTTGATGTAATGAAGAAAGATGCTAGCATATACTCTAATGCAATCACTACAATAAAAAGAGGTACTCTTGCTGAAATTCAAGAATGGTTAGATGGATATAAAATAGATTCTAGCTGGACTAAAGGTTTAAGTGAATCATTAAGTTTAAAACATGTTCTTAAACTAGATCAATTCTTGAATGAATCAAAAAGCGATTTTCAAGTTTATCACAATCAATATTCATCTGCAATTGATGAGGTTGAGAAATATGCTAATAAGATGGGTTACGATCTAGACAATGGAGAGTATGGAAATGCATACGTTGATGGATTCTTTAAACCAAAAGATGGACAGACTAAGAAAGATACTCTAGCATTATATAAAAACGGTAAAGAACAAAAGAAGGCAGTACACGTTCAAATATATGGTATGGGAAATAAATATGAATTAAACATGTACATTAACTAGTTTACAACAAATTTAGTAGTATTATTTAAAGGACAGCAGAATATGCTGTCCTTTTTCTTTGATATATAAAAGAAAAGCAATATACTATTATGTCGTCTAAAAGTAATGAAGAATTAGTAAGCGAATTGATCGAATCGTTTTCTAGCCTAAAACAGAGAATGGAAGATCCTAATTACATTCAGCTAGACACTTCTATCCAACAGTTAATCAAAAATCAGGAGGAGATGAAAGATAACATGACTGATCTTAAGTTAAGGTTATTAAACCCGTATGATGGTGCAATTGTTGAAATTAGAAAGAACACTGAGTTTAGACAATTTCACGAAAAGAAGCAAAAAGAAATTGAAAAGGTACTAGAAGATCACAGAGACCTTGTAAAATGGAAGAGTAGTTTTTCTAAAGCGTTTTGGGTTCTATTTACTACAGGAGCTGGTCTTATTGCGTATATCTTAACTAATATTTTAGCTAAAAAATAATGGTATTCGAACGTATAACTCTTATTAATATATACGATGCCTTAAAGGAAATAGAGGCTAACGAAAGCAAAGTTAGCTCAGTTTTAATTAACATGGTATCTAAGCGTGGATCTAAAACTATACCTAGGTTTGATTCTATTGATTCATTAAAAAAGTTCATAGTAGATAACTATCCATTTATAAAACTAGACAATCCGGAATGCGAATGCTATACATGTGATGAAAGTGTTGCTAGCTTATTAAATTTTACGATTACAAATGGAGAAGAAAAGATCTTTATTAATAATATTAGAGAGAATTTTCAATCTGCAAAAAGTAATAGAGTAAATGACATAACAACAAATACGTTAAACACATTGTTTAAATTAACGTCAACTCTTAATGGTATTTTTGTCAAATATGTTTGTTTTACATATATTAATCCGAATTCAACATATATTAATCCATGTGATTATATAGATCAGACAAAGAATAAGGCATACGAAGATTTAATTGATAAATATTATATAAAAACCAAAAGACCTGATTTTCCAGGAATAAAAAAGAAGAACTGCTAACATGGCAAGAAAGACATTACAACAATACGCTATCTTATTTCAACAAAAGGGTATACCAGCATCTATGTATACTGGTATAAATGGACAATGGATGCCACTTCTTCCGGGATTATTAGGAAGACCATTGTCGCATGATGAAATGGACTACAATTTAGAACTTTCAGACGAGACAATTAAAAACTATAAAGTAGCTAATTTTATTGAATCTACACAGGTTGAAAAGTATCTAAAATTTACAGAAACTAATGGTACATATGAATGGACGTTAGATATTCCAAACGCTGACGGAACTTCTGGAACTTCTGGAACGTCAGGAGTTGATGGAACTTTTTTTGGGACACATGGAACAAGCGGAACAGACGGAAGCGACGGTGCTGCTGGAAACGACGGTACTGATGGAACAAGCGGAACAGACGGTTCTGTCGGTGCTCCCGGATTACCTGGAGAGTTTTTTGGATCAAGTGGAACAAGCGGAACAGATGGTGCACAAGGAGAACCGGGAATTGATGGAGCTTTTTTAGGTACTCATGGAACTTCAGGTACTGATGGAGAGCAGGGAGAGCAGGGAGAGCAGGGAGAGCCTGGAAAGCCTGGAGAGTTTTTTGGATCAAGTGGAACAAGCGGAACAAGCGGAACAGACGGAAGCGACGGTGCTAATGGAACAAGTGGTAAAACAGGAGTTGCAGGTACTTCAGGTAAAGATGGTACTTCAGGTACTTCAGGAGTTGATGGAACTTTTTTAGGTACTCATGGAACTTCTGGAATTGATGGAACTTCTGGAATTGATGGAACTTCTGGAATTGATGGAACTTCTGGAGTTGATGGAACTTCTGGAGTTGATGGAACTTCTGGAGTTGATGGAACTTCTGGAGTTGATGGAACTTCTGGAGTTGATGGAACAAGTGGAATCCTAACAGGCGGCGTAGCATATGGTCAGATGTTTGAAATAAATGGAGCACCAAGACTTCTTGCCCTTAACACGTATGAAGGTTGGAATACTGAAACTCTTGGAGAAGTAAGTGAATTAAAGCATGTTGCAGGTACTGGATCTGCAGCTTCAACGTTTGCTCCTAATATTAGGTATGCAGGAGTATATCAGATAAATGTTCAATTGTCTTTAGAAGTAGATACTAATAATACAGATGTTTGGTGCGTAATTGAATTAAATGGTCTTCCGATAGCTTCAACTGAAGTTAGACGCGAGTTTGATTCTGGTAAAATTGGTTCGTTTGGTATAACGGAGCTAGTTGACTTAGCGGTAGGTGATACATTAGGAGTTTACTTTAAAAGAACATCTCCAGGAGCTGCAGTTAATTTTACTCCTATTAACTTTTCGTTTGACGTAGTTAAGGTTGTTGGTGTAGGAACACCTGGAACTAGCGGAACTAGCGGAGGATCTGGATCTCCGGCAGGAGGAACTAGTGGACAAATACTTGAAAAAATAGACAGTATTGACTATAACACACAATGGTCTACCATAAACAAGTTAACGGGAGTTCCAACTATAATGGTACTTACGGAGCCGCTTGAGGTAACAGGAGATACTGATGTAATATTCGATTCATGGATTGACCATGATAGCCTTGGTAACAACGTCCGAACCGTACTGAATGGTGGTAACTTTAGAGCCCTTAACCTTATGGAAGCTGGAGAGTACATGATAGAATATTCATTTAAAATTGAAACACCAAGTGGAACAGTGCCTACAAATTCTGCAATGCAGCTAAAGGAACTTAATGCGGGCAATGTATTCTCAACTGATCTACACGCTGTATCATCTGACACAAATTCCGACATCAGACATGGTAGATTCATTTTTAGGGCAATTGGTGTAGGTAGTTGGCTAGTATACATGAACTTTCAGAAAGATGCAACAGGTATAAATGATGGTGTTAACTATGTAATTTCAGAGCTATATCTTACAGCAAGCCATTTTAAACATGGTTTTACTACGTAGCTGAAACATTCTTAATAATATACATATAATAGTTAAATAGCTATTGTATGATTAAAACTTTACTTCCTACTGCAATAATATACGGAACTGGGAATAGTGGGTTTTCGCAAATTAAATCGGACGTATATTATGAAGAAAACTTACAAGAGCTTGTAAATGTACACAGGCTTGAGTTTTCTAACGAGTCTGATATTAGATACCAAATATCGAAAGTTAATGCTGATTTAATTATAGTTATTGGAGAAAACTCACAGAGATTAATACAGCAGACACTTGACTATAGGGATACATTAATTAACAATGCAACTATTTTCTATCAAGAGGAGCCACCTCAGAATATACTAGCAAATGATATAGTATGTCAATCGACTAATAGCAGTTGCAGAATCAATCAGAGTGTTTTCTGCAATACAGATTTACCATATTTTAGCGCTTTCACTGGTACATACAAAACCGAAGAAAGGTTAACGCGGGCATATCAAGGATTGCTTAACCAGACCTATCCAAACTGGGAATGGATAATAGTTGACGACTCTCCTTTAGACCATAATAAGACATGGGAAATTGCAACGGAAATTGCAAAATCTGATAATCGAGTAAAAATATATCGAATTACTCCATCTAGTGGAGGGAATGTCGGAGAGGTAAAACATCGGGCAGCGAGTATCTGTAACGGAAATTGGTTATTTGAGCTAGATCATGACGATATGGCAATTTCTACTCTATTTGAAGATTGCGCATTGGCTATTAAAAAACACCCAGATTCAGGATTTATTTACACTGATGTCTGTGAGCTTTATGAAAATGGAGAGATGAGAACGTATGGGTTAACCGCTCCTAATAGAGAATGGTATGGAAATCCTGACAATATGTTTAATTGGGGATATAGCGGACATGATTGGGTAGAGGCTGATGGACAAAGATATTTAACACATTACTATCCTGAAATAAATCCAAAAACAATTAGGTTTAATATTGGTATGCCAAATCATGCTCGGCTTTGGAGAAAAGATGTGTATTCTAAAGTTGGAGGTCATAATCGACAAGTATCAGTAGCCGATGATTATGAATTAATTGTAAAGACCTTTCTTGAAACGAAGTTTATACATATTCGAAAGATGCTGTATTTACAATTTAATAATCATAACTCAACCGTTGATAATAACTCAACTGATATTAATAGAAGGTCTAGACTAATTAAGGATTACTATGATCCATTGATTCATAAAAGAATAGAAGAACTTGGTAAGCACGATAGCTGCTGGATTGATAAATTAAATAGAGCCGGAAAATTACAAAATGATATGACTGGTGTTTTAATGGGAGATAATGAACAAATTTTAAATTATATAGTAGATGAAAAATAATAAGCATACAATTAATATTGAAGAATGGGACCAGCTTTCAGAAAAGGAGCAAAAGAAAGTTACTAAAATTATATTTACAGGAACTAAAAAAGTAAGTGATGTAAAGGATAGGCCAAGTATGGCTTTTGCTACTATGTGTAAAAATGAGGAACATTGTATAGGTGTTACATTAGCACATGCCGGTAAGCACTGTGACTATGTAGTAGTAGCTGATAATGGTTCTACCGATGGCACATTTGATGTAGTAAGAAAATTCTTTGATGAATCAGGGTTGCCTGGTTCATGGCATGTTGATCCTTGGGATGGTTATGCAATTAATAAAACAAAGATGCTATCTTATGTAAAAGATAAAACTGAATACCTTTTACACCTAGATGCAGATGATCGGGTTTCTGAAGATTTTTATTTTACTAATGAAGACGCTGGTTTTGATTATTACATGATGACAATGTACCGTGGTTTATCTACATGGAAAGCAACTGTAGTTTATAAAAATGATCTTACTTGGAGATTTTTAGGAACGGCGCATACGATTGTTAAAGCTAATAAAGAAAATCTGACGCAAGGAGATCTTACCGAAAGAGGTCATTGTAATTGTGATGGTATTGGATCCCGCGCGTTTGATCCAAAAAAATATTGGTATGATGGTGAAAGATTAACAAAACAATTCTGGGATTGTTTAATAGATGATCCTGATGGTTTATTGACCAGATCTGCATTTTACGCAGGGCAAAGCTATATGGATTACCAAGTAGATGGTTGTACGGAAAAAGCACTACAGTGGTATAGATTGTTTTTAAGATTTAAAGATACGTGGATTGAAGAGCAGTATGAAGCTCAAATGAGATTAAGTAGAATCTTAATGAGATTAGACGATCATGAAAATAGATTTGAAGAAATTAAAAATGAAATGGACAAAGCAATTGATATATTTAGCGATAGGGCAGAAGCTTATTATTTCTTTGGGGAATATTGCTGTCAACAAAATAGACATGATTTAGCATATGATTATTTAAAGAAAGCAAAAGAATGCAACTTAGAATATGCTGAAAAAAACTATCAGTTATTTGTTAATAGAACTGTTTATGGAGTTTATACTAATAATTGGCTTTCTGTTGCGTGCTATTGGACAAATCGAATAGATGAAGGTAAAGGTTACATAAATGAAATTTTAGAAAATGATGAACATTGCGAAACCTTTAAGGATGTGTTAGATCATTATAAAACCAATCTAGAACATTTTAATAATTTAGAAAAAGAAATATTAAATAATGCGTAACGTAGATACATTGATTATTGGAGGTGGAATTACTGGATTATCAACAGCTGCGTTCTTAGGAAAAGATTCTGATTACCTAATTCTTGAGGGAGCTAGCGAATTAGGAGGCTACTGCAAAACCACGAAAAGAAATGGTTTTGTTTGGGATTATAGCGGACATTTCTTTCATTTTAGAAATAATGAAATAAAAAAGTATATGATGTCAGAAATGGCATGTGAAGTCGTAACCGTTAAAAAAATAACCGATATTGATTACAAAGGTACTGTTATTGATTTTCCATTTCAGTACAATATTCACCAATTACCAAAAGAAGATTTCTTAGAATGTTTAAGGGACATGTATCATTTGGGTGATATAGATAATGAAAATTTTAAATCATTTGTTAATTCTACATCAGGTAAATCAATTTCTGAAAAGTTTCTAATACCATACAATGAAAAATTATATGCATGCGATCTTAATAAATTAGATGCGGATGCTATGGGTAGATTCTTTCCAAAGCCAATTAAGTTTGACGAACTTATGAAAAAAATAACAGTTCCTGACGACTATGAATCATATAATGGAACATTTATTTATCCAGTAGACGGTAGTTTTGAATTTATTAAATCTATATTAAAAAGAGTAGATGAAAATAAAATATGGTTAAATTCTAAGGCTAATAAAATCGACTCTGATAAAAAAATAGTCTATACAGATAATGGAGAAGTTCATTATAATACTTTAATTAGTACTATGCCTTTCAATAAAATATTACCTATGGTTTCAGGTGATTCTACTTCAGAATTATCATCAAATAAAGTAGCAGTTTTTAATTTAGGGTTCGATAAAGGTACCGATATAAAAACTCATTGGAGGTATTTTCCAGGTGACGAAATATTTTATCGTATAGGTTTTTATAATAATATTTTAGGTACTGATAAGTTAAGTTTGTACGTTGAAATCGGCGCACAGAGTGGTGAATTGTTAGAAGAAAAAGTATTATTAGATAAAATTATAAAGGATCTTAGTAAAGCTGGAGTAATTACAAATCATAATCTAATAGATCATCAATTCATTATTATGGATCCTGCGTATGTTCACATAACAAAAGAAAGTGAAAAATCATATAAAACATTTTGTAAAAATTTTAATAAAAAAGGAATATATTCTATAGGAAGGTATGGTTCGTGGACTTATTGTTCTATTGAAGATAATATAATACAGGCTAGAGAATTAATTAATAATATTACATGAAGTCATACTTTTATAAAAACCCAAACGATTGTTCAATGAATTGGGGAGACATAATAGCTCCCGATATCATATCTCACTTTTCAAAAAGTACTAATATTCAAGAGACTAACGAAAATAATGATTCTCCAAAATTAGTAAGTGTTGGAAGCGTCATGAACGCTGTAAAACCAAATGACATGGTTTGGGGTACTGGAATCATAACACCAGGTGTAATAGGAAATGCTGGACTAGCGCGAATCTTTGCAGTTAGAGGACCTAAAACTAGAGATGAACTATTAAAACATAAGATAGAATGTCCAGAAATATATGGAGATCCAGCACTTTTATATCCACAAATTTATACTCCAGAAAATATAGAGAAAACACATGAATGGGGAGTAATAGCTCATTATGTTGATAAATATCACCCAGGTGTGATCCAGTTACAAAAGAGAGGATTTAAAGTTATCAATATATTAGCTGGTAAAAAGCAATTCGTGGATCAATTACACAGAGTAGAAAAGGTTTTAAGTTCAAGTCTACATGGATTAATAGCAGCAGACGCATATGGAATTCCTAATGCTAGGATTAGGTTTTCTAATAAAGTAGTAGGTGGAGACTTTAAATTTATGGATTACGCGCTTAGCGTAAATAGAAACGATTGGAGAGCTATTGATGGAAATACAGATCAAATACAATATCCGGGTTATAATAGCGTAGAACTTTCTACACAAATTGAATGGGATTCTCAAAAACTATTAGATGCTGCACCATGGGTCCACAGTGACTATACTGGATTGTTTTATTAATCAGATAAATAGATTAAAATATAGTTACGAAGGTGGCAAGAGCAAATCACACAAGACATTTCGGAGACAACTCTGATAAATCTAAAATAATAGAATTACATAAACAGCTTGCAGACAGCAAGTTAGTAGTTGCTACTTTAGGAGAAAGGGTTGCTGATAGAAATGCTGAAATCAATGATCTGCAAATTAAAATGGCTGCTAATAATGCTGAAATAAAAAAGCTAAGGACCGATCTAGAATCAATAGGTAGTTATAAAGATGCCAGGCTTAAAGAACTTGAGCTACAGAAGATAAAGGACGATATTTCCATAAAAAAATTACAGGCTGCGCTCCAAAAGAAAAAGACAGAAATCTTGAAAAAACAACAAGATGTAAAAACGACAACTGTAATTGAAAGTACTCTACCCGAAACACCTAAGAAGATAATAGCTAACAAAATAGCTCTATTTACTTCAATTAATGCAAATTACGTAAAATACGCGGTAACAAGTTATGCATCGTACGAGAAACAAAATCCTGGAAAGTTTGATTTCTTTATTATTACTGCAGATAGATTAACAGATGCCGAAGATGCACTATGCGAAAGAAGTAATATTACTGTAATTTATCAAGACCTAAGTACTGTATTTAAAATTGGAAAAGATTGGCCCTATCCAAGTGAATGTTTTTGGATCTATAAAGGACCAGAGATATTTAATCAACTTGGTTATAAATATTCAATGAGTGTTGATGTTGATACCTATTGCGTACAACCATTAAACTTGAAGTGGCTTAACAACATTAAAATGATTGGTGCCGCAGAAAGAAGACAGGGAAGACTCTATCCAAATCAAAAAGTAACGTGCTATGGATTTCTAGAGCAGGTTGGTAAGGTTTCGGAAATAGAAAAACACTTCAATAGAAAATACAATCGAGAAATACTAGGAGTAAACAGCGGAGTACTATTCTTTAATAACCAATCATGTGTAGATAATAAGTTCTACGAGGGAATGGTATCCCTATTTAATAAGACTAAACAGCTTGGATATCCAAGAAAGGGTGATGATTCTCTACTAAGCATGTATTTAATGCTCATGGATCCTGAATTATTAACCCATGTTGGGCCTGAATGGAACTATTATTATCTATATGAAGAGGACGAACAAAATGATATTCTTCAAACAATAAACATCGCACATCTGCATCGACACAAACCATGGGATTTCTCCAGAATCGGGCATATTAGAAACCAAAACATTCTCAAAATACTGGAGAATTGGAAACAACTAACATTAGATATGAAACATAAAGAACCCCAACTAGAACAATCAGTATGGTGGTACAGACCCCAGAAAGGATATAACTTTGGAGATGAAATAACTCCATGGCTAGTACAAAAGATCTTTGGAGTACATCTTAAAAAACCATGTAATCTTAGTGATCCAAATGTAGTACTTGGTGTAGGTTCTATTATGAGATTAGCCAATCCAAATACAACAGTTTGGGGATCAGGTATCCGTAATATTGATCAAGCTGATTTTGGTCAGGCAAAGGAATGGGTAGCAGTACGTGGAAGATTCTCCCAGAAACAAATAGAAAACCTGGGATGGAAATGTCCAAAGGTATTCGGTGATCCTGGAATGCTCTTACCCCTATACTATAATCCCAAACCCCCTAAGAAATATAAGATAGGAATTGTACCCCATCTGGTAGACTGGGAACAAATTAACCGAATGTGGGGCAATCTACCCGATGTAAAGATAATTGACCTTAATACAAATGATATCGAGAGTGTAGTAGATCAAATGATGGAGTGCGAACATATAGCATCGACAAGTCTACATGGTATAATTACAGCAGTAGCATATAAACTACCAGTAGTATGGCTTAGAGCCTCTGATATGATTAACGGAGACGACATTAAGTTCTACGATTTCTGGTCCTCTATAGACTATACAGTATTTACACGTTGGAACGATCAACCAAACAGTCATAAACCCCACTTCAACCCAATCCCAATCAATCAAATACAAGATCCACTCCAAATCCAACAACTAACACATCAACACGACCTACAGCAATTTAATACTAAACGACTCCTAAAAGCAATACCCCTCAAGATTCAAAGGTCGTAGGGTCCGCTCGTGGAGGGGAATCCCCCACCCAAAACAACATTAATAATAAAGACCAAGATAGAGTTAAAGAAGGAGCTAAACAACTAAGTAACAAGGATAATAGAATAAGAATAGTATATAAGATAGAGCTAACCAAACTCCTCCCCATACCCCAATACCCCCTAAAAAGATATACAGGAAGATCCAAGCTCACCCAGTCCACCCCCAATACACGCGCGCGTAGGGGCTGCAACCCCCAATGTTCAAAAGTTATCCATTTGAGCGGGTTACCTATTAAACCCCTCCATCCATACGCACACAGAACGCAGACGGGCCGGAGCCTATTGCCCACATGGTTTGCACCCGTTGCACCGGAATTAATTGGGATCCAAAAGTATCCAATAACCGGAGTTACCCTGCTTACCGATCAAAATATTTCATTATCCGGTGATCCAGTAAGTAACCCCAACCCCTCACACAGGCCAAAATGGCTTATAGTATACCAATAGGACCACACCAGTGTCAAGGATTGAGCCAAGAGGGTCCAAAACTCTTGGTACCCTGCTACAGATTTGAAACAATTCAACCTGGCTCACTACTAGGGTGAATACCATTCTTTCGTACCCTGCTACAGATTTGAAATATCCACCTGACTGTGGTGCATAGAAAAGGGAGGACACCACGACCTCCCAATTCCTTCTATAATTAAAAAGCTGGTTTAAACCTTATCCAGCAGGTTGTAGTTCTTATTTGTCTACTATAATGGTAGGGGTTTCATTTAGGGCTTCTACTGTTTCTGCTTCTGATTGTAGGTTACCGAATAATCTGTCGAATGCATCTTCCTCAGTCTTTAGCTTTTCTACCTCTTCTTTAACCATCTCCTCGTTGAGTAGGTCTCTTTTGTATCTTGCCTCATCGTATTGAACTCCATTATCGAAGTTAAAGAATAATTTCTTACCTACATCTCCTACTCGGTTCTTGCTGAATTCCATGTATCTTTGGCCTGAGTTTTCTGTACCTTTCCAGTCCATCTTCATCATTGCTGTGGTCATGTGCTTTAGCTTATTACTTCCAACGAATGTACCACCTTTAGATAACTGTAGAATAGTTAGGAACGTAGTGTACTTTTTTAGTTTGTTGTTACCTTTATTCTGTAGGGTCATTTGAGTTAACCACCACTTTTCAGTTTTACCTCTTGACATACCAGACTGCTCTTTTACGGTATCGTTTACTTCAGTATAGGAGTCAGTTAGTACTAGGTCCCAACCTTGATTAAGAGTGGCTTCCAAAACTTCTTTAGAGTTATCGTCAGTGTAGTCGCTAAGGAATAAGATAGGTAACTGTCCCCAATGTGGGAAACGTTTTAGGTAGCGCGCCATATCCAATTGGTTCATTTCAGCAGAGATAAACAAGACTTTACGTTTTGGATTACTCTTTTGTACGTTGTATATAGCTTCAAGTAGTACAGTTGTTTTACCGACTCCTGGAGCTCCAGTGATCATGTTGTTAGTTCCTGGTAGGAAACCGCCTTCGTTTGAAAGAAAATTGTCGATTGAGGTTCCAGTAGACATTGGAATGAATAACTCGTCAGAGAAAGCAAGATCGTCCAGTTTGGTAAGGTTAATCTTAAGGTCTCCTGCCTCTTTTCTCTTTTGTGAGTTCTCTTGAGCATAGTAACCCTCGTAGTCTTTGCGACCTGACCAGGTTCCACGATCTGAGATTGATAAGAGTTTTCCGTCGTTGAGGTATCTCTCTACTGCTCCATAGCGATCGTGATTTGTTAGGATTTCGATTACCTCGTTTGTTTCAACACTGTTAAGGTGGATTAAGTCTGGGCGTACTCTTTGAATTTTGTATATCATATGTGGTGTATTAATTAATTATAGTATAAATATAAACATTTTAATTCTATCCTGAAAACTTTTAGTGAAGTATTTTCAAGAAGTTATTAACAATTAAAAGGCTTTAGTTCCTTTACACTTAAACTTCTCCTCATATACCTTTACGATATCTTTGAATTTTTGATCTACCTCTTGTGGACGGTAAACTTTTGCTTTTAATAGATCTCTAGACTTAGCGTCTTTGATCATGATTGTGTCATTTGATTGTTCGATGAGGTACTGTGCTACGATTATTTTCATTTTGTTTTTCTTTTAATTATAGTATAAATATAAACAATTTATTTGATATAGGAAACTGTTTGGTGAATTCTTTTTGAAAAGTTATTAACAATTGATTACATTGGGATAATCATAGAGATAGGAGCCTGCATGTTACGACCTTTAGAATCTGTTATAACCAGCTTAGTTCTATTGATTTTCTTAATAGTGAACACTGTACTCTTATGTGAAGGGTGATCAACCATTACTGGCATACCAACTGAAAGAGATTGTTTAATCGATCGGGATTTAATTGATCTAAGATTCTTTGATTCTTGGATTACAAGTTCGTTTAGGTCTCTTAATTCTTGAGAAGTTAAATCGGTTGTTTTGATGAGGTTCGCAATTTTTGTGTAGTTCGACATAGTGTATGTTATTTAGTTATTTAATTATAGTATAAATATAATCATTTAAAATGAATCGGGAAAACTTTCGGTGATTTATTTTCAAAAAGTTATTAACAATTAATAACGGTAGGAATGAGCAATTTCTTCTATGTACATTAGATCATCGTCTAATTGTTTAGTGCTAGCAACCATTTCCTCGGCGGCTTTATAAGAATAGGCTCCAGTTGCAACTGCTTTCGCAACTTTCCATGCATCTTCTCCTGTTAGGTTTTTAGGTTTTTCGAATAATTCTAATTGTGTCATGGTGTTTGTTATTTAATTAATTATAGTATAAATATAATCATTTTTATTGACATAAAAAAACTTTTGTGCACTTATTTTCAAAAAAGTTATTAACAATAAAAGAGCTACCCGAAGGTAGCTCTTAAGAGGGACTTAGAACATGAGACTTAAGCTTTGTCTAGAATTAAGTGCTGCTCTATTCATACTCCCTAATGATCCTGTGTGTCTGTTATAGTTTATGATAGTTATATTAGTTAATCAATTTCAGTGACCCCACCAAGATTCGAACTTGGAATATAGGTTTAGAAAACCCAGGTTATATCCCTTTAACTATGGGGCCATCAATCTAGTTATGCTACTGGTCCGTCCCTTAAAATGTTCATTAAAAAGGGCCCCAATAAAGGGACCCTTTAGAATTCATAATCAATTGTTAGTTAAGTAGAGCTCCTACTTGCGCACTAGCATCTAACTTCGCAGCGAATGGACTTGGCATTTCGTTTGATAAATTCCAATTGGAACCTAAGATGTTTCCAGCTCTAACCATTAAGTTAGTGTTGTCAGCATCAGTCATATCGAATGCTAGTTCTTCTGCAGCATGTGTACCAACGTGTGTGATACCATTAACAAGAGACCATATTGATTGATTGGAACGTGCTCGTTTCTTTTGATCGGCTGATAGGTTATTAACATCTGTTCCTAGTTGAGAGTATGCTAATTGGTTTTCAGTTAGTGGAATATATGAATCAGCTCTTTCTCCAACGTGCTTTTTGATAATGTTATGACCTCTCTCTAATTCCCATAGAGATGCTGGAGTATCAATAGCTCGTTTAACAGTGTTGGTAAAGTCGGTTGGGACAAAACCATTCTTACGTAATTCAGACATATGTTGGTAGAAGTTCTCCATAGATTCAGGGGTTAAGTTCTGTAACTTGTAGTTATCTTCAGCAAAGTTGGTGGTTAAACCATTAGAACACCATAGTCGATTAACGTAAGGTGAAACCTCGATACCAGTTAGTGGACCGTTTTTCATAGTTAAACCAGCAGTAAATACCTCATCATTAAGTCCAACTTCGAATTGGGCTTTAGGATTAAAAGCATTTATTGTTACACTTCCATCAGGAGATATTCCCCAATTTGAAATTGAGAAACCATGTTGGTCTACTAATTGATCAGCGATACCAAGGAATCGGTCATGACTAATCATTTCAGTAGCAGTCTTAGAGAACCCAACAACCTTACGTTGTATTGGAGAAACTATCATCGTTAAATCATTCATCTGGGCTGCCATCGCATTTTTCATTTGATTAATGAATTTTGCTTTAGTAGTAGAATCGAATAGTCTTTCGAATTTATTAGCAAATGTCTGAGACATTCCAATGATTTGCATTAAGCTCTTAAATGCGACTGAAGTCATCTCTAAACGTTTACCATCAAACTCTAGAGTTTTGTCATCGATGATATTTATTTGTCTAACTGGAACGGTCTTACGTAAAGCTTGAGCGTTCATTGTTTGTTTTCTGCGATCTGTTAAGACCTGTGCTGATAGTGTTTGTATTGACATAAATTAAGATTTATTTATTATTATATGAGATTAATTGAATTTGTTTCAGTATGTATTAGGCTAATTCAGGATTAAGTTCTGAATTAACCTTTAAGAACTCTTCAGAAGTACCTAACTCGGTAGGCTTATTCCATTGGATATCGTGATGTGAATATTCGAAGCGCTCATAATCATTGTTATGCTCTGCGCACATTTTAGAAAATACTGCTTCCGCGTCTCTACAGTACATTAATATATCAGAATCTAGTTCGATACTGAATAGGTGAGACCCTTTGTTTTTCCAATGTTGTGGACAACTTCCAGTTCCGTCCCAATCGTGAGCTCCGTAATTTTCTTGGTACTGCGTTGTAATGATGATAGTGTTTTTCATGTGGTATGTTTTTTAATTATAGTATAAATATAAACAATTTCTTTGATATAGGAAACTGTTTGGTGAATTATTTTCAAAAAGTTATTAACAATTACGAGACAGCCAACTGACGGTTAACGAAATATGTAAGTTTACCTGCAAAGAAATTGATCCTGTCGATATTAAGATCATCGACAGCATTAGATAACTGTGCTTGATAATATTCAATCTTAGTAGAGTAATCAGGAGTAGAACGGTCGTAAGTGTAATTTTTCATGGTGTTATTTAGTTATTTAATTATAGTATAAATATAATCATTTAAAATGAATCGGAAAAACTTTTAGTGATTTATTTTCAAAAAGTTATTAACAATTTTTACTATCTAATCTAGTTGCAGCTTCGTTAACCAGCATTCCAGCAATAAATGATCCTGATATAATAATAGCCATTATAGGATTCTCCATAGAGTATAGTAACCCAGTAAAGAACATTTTAATTAGGAACGGTATTGCTATTGCAGCTGTAAATAAGATTGCGATTACAGCTAGCGCGAGTTGGCCAACTCGTAATTTAAGGATAGACTTCTTAAGGATAGACTTCATATTGTATGTTTTTTAATTATAGTTAAATATAATCATTTTAATTCAATCGGAAAAACTTTTAGTGATTTATTTTCAAAAAGTTATTAACAATCATATTCACCCTCGAAAATAGTGCGTCAATACAAATATAAACAAAATCCATGAAACAAAAAAATAAAATGGCAACTATTTTTGTGAAACTTTCACAGGAACGGACCTATAATATAAGCCATAGATAGGCAAGTAGAGAGCCTCCCCCTATATCTATAGACCGAAGCGGAAAAGTTTTTTAAAAATAAATCACTAAAAGTTTTTTTATGTCATGGATTTTGTTTATATTAGTACTATAATTAAAAAACATACAATATGAAAAGCGAGAAACACTACGAGGCATGGCCACTTGCCGAATCAAAACAATTTATCGAATCCTATTTAAAAGGAGTTACCCGAATAGACCAATCAGTTCTATGTAAGCAGATAGCGGTAGATCTTGGAAGATCCACAGCAGCTGTTAAGCTCAGGGTATTAGAAGTCAAGAGAATCCTTGATAGGACTAATGAATATCCTATCATAACTCCTAATATGGAATTAGCCGTTGATTGGGCAATAAGCGAATTAGGATATTCAAAGAATAGAATTTTAAATTTATGCTAAAATAAGTGCACAAAAGTTTTTTTATGTCAAATAAAATGATTATATTTATACTATAATTAAAAAACAAACAACATGAACATTTCAATTACACTAGCAGAAGAACAGCTAATTAAAGAAGCCCTAACTGATCTACAGGACGCTCTAGTAGGTCAAGGCGTTAAGCACAATACTATCTCTGATATTCTTAATAAGATTAATAATGCCGGAATAATTAAGTCAGAGCGCACACCTAGAGTCTTTGTTAATAAGCAATATATGTTTACATTCGAAGGAGGAGGTTGGAATACTATATGGGCTAAAACCAAAAAGGGAGCTATTAAAGCAGCTCTAATAGAATATAAAGGGAGTCCTAATTTAAACCCCCGCCTGGACTCATTTCATATAGCAACTGAAAGGGGATTAGAATCAGCAATGTCACTCTTTTACTAATGATACTACTAATCAAACTGGCATTTATCGCAGCAGTAGCATTTGTTGTTATAAACAGGATCTTCCACTATTGGGACAAGTAATTGTTAATAACTTTTTTGAAAATAAGTGCACAAAAGTTTTTTTATGTCAATAAAAATGATTATATTTATACTATAATTAAATAACTAAATAACATACACCATGAAGAACAAAAACATTATCAACAGGACAGGAATCCAATCAGTAGACATCATTAATAACCTCCACTATCCTACCGGAGCAGGTAAATTCAGATTTATAACTAAATGTCAAGCGGGTTATATGACCTGTAACGACGCAAGAGACTTCGATGATCAAAGATTATACGAAAACCCAGCAGGAGTATTAAGTAGCTATAAGAAAGGAGCCCTACATACAGTAGAATATAAGCCAGTTGGATCCGATACATACTTCACAGTATTCGCGAAAAGGGGAAATAAGATCCTTATAATGGACGAAGCAATCATGATGGGATTAGATATAGGAACAGTTAACCAATTATGGTTCAACACAAACCTATATAACCAAGACCAATATAGAGCAGTTAATAGCAAGACTTGGGCTGACAAAGTATTCGTTATGAACCAACCCCAAATGGAATTAGCATAATGATCCCATTTAAAGATATAGATACTAAACTACTTGACGGGTTGGAACGGGTTAACTACTCAGACCTTCCCCAGTTAAAGATCTGTCCCCATATATTAGATTATGTTACACAAGATATAGCGTACCACCTAGAGAGTGGCAGACCCCATAACTACATTCGAGAAAGAATTAACAAACATATACTATGGGATCTAAGCAACAAGAGGTGGACCCCAAATGGCGTAATAAATCAGAAATTTCTAGGACAGAGCATATGGACCAGGGAGGCACTACTTCAATATCTACATAATAAGACCCAAAAGGGTAGTAACAACGAGAAGGGTATCCAGCTAGAACATACTAACGAACGCATATGGTACACTAACCAACTACAGGCTCTAGACACTAGTAGTCCAAACCTACTAGGCACTATAAAGACACTGCTCCAAACAACACTCTGCGTAGTAGTAACTCCCGAGTTCCATAGATTACTACCTAGTGGAACTACTGATCCACTAGATCCCTGGTTAAGATACAGACCCCAAGCTCCCCAGCTACTCTGGATCGATTGGCACAAGGAGCGTCAATGGAGCATACGGAACATCAGATCTATAGTTATATAGCACACCGATCCCCGAGCACCCCCAGTAATTGATGACCCCCAATCCCTCTACCCCTTGGAGTACCCGCCACCCCATTTTCTAACCCATGAAACAAAAGGGGAAACCTTACATATAACAGAGTATAAGGGTCTGAGGGAGATAAGGTACCCAAAGGGGTAGAAGGCCCCCTAGCACCCCACTCCACAGACCCACAGGGCCAATCCTCCCCTCATGGGGACACTACAACAAAGGGGGATCACACCCAACCCATGGACTCCACTCCATCCTGGCCTATAGGGATTGGCCCTGTGGGCAAGGTCGACCCAGTATAATATTTGCGATTAACTTTAAGTCATAGACATAACATTAATAATAGCTATGGTCAGCAAAAAGTGTTAAAGATGTGCGCATACTATTCACGGTCCGGGACAGCACTCCAGGCCTTTGAAGAGACAGAGTACTCAGTATCCTATATAGTACCCTACGGGACGAAACAATGTTGCCCCTATCCAAAAATATTCCCGGAACCGGATAGAGGTATCTGGAGCCTTAAAGAGGAATGGACATGTATACTCTAATTACCTCACAGAAATAAGAGTACATAGAGTACCATTACCTCGATGTGTGAGTGTTAACCTCGAAGAGGTACACTCTATTCAACAGGTCTAGTTGGTTGGTACAACCCACAAGGGTACATTGGAGTACTCCCATTTGGGTAGGTGGTCGACCCCTAGTGGGGAATTCCCCAATTTGGGAGGGTGAGTGTGCGCGAATGCATGCTCTATTAAAGGGAGTTTTATTTCTTATAGAGACTACAACAACTCATAGAGGATTTAAAATGGAATTCTTAGAGTTCTGGAGAGTGTTAAACGGATTATAACTACACATTGATTCTAATTAATCTATTAAAAGAGAGTTAGAGAATTGTGACTGGTTAGTAACCCCATTGACCTAACTGCCTCGGAAGGGACTCAAAGAATCATGGTACTCCCCAATAGAAAATGCTGGTACCCTCCAACCTTCAGGGTACTAATAATACTGCGGGTTACCCCATCCATGAACCTGAGTGTAATAAAATAAATAGGATATATAGTGTTCGATGTTGTAGAAACAAAAATTTCCCCTAAGGTCCTCTCCAAATTCTCTGAAACAAATAGAATAAAGCTTCTATAAGATCTATAAAACATCAAAATCATGGCAACATTTAAATCAAGAAGTAAAGAGCAGACTCTAATGAACTGCATGAATCATAATCCAGCAACAAGTAGATGGCAGGATTGGGCACCAGAAGGCGGTTGTAAAAACAAGGTAATGGTTGGATCCGAAGTAGCAAAGGTTCTTTGTTCAACCTGCACTTTAAAAACTACAATTGAGCCTGGGGAATATCGCAAAGATTTAAGATAGTTAGTTAAAAATTTTCCGAAATTTCCTTAGAACCCATTGAGACAATGAAACAATTCGTTCAATCTATCTATAATAATATAATAACTAATAATAAAAAAATGAGTATTCTTAACGAAGCAGATCAAATTGTAAATAACCGCAGTGAAGAGGCAGATCGTAACTATGGTCCATTCTCAGAGGGTATGGAGCGTGCAGCAATGATTTTTAATGGCATGACTGGGCACGATGTTTCTGGTGGTGACATGTTTAAGGCGCTAGTAGCACTTAAATTCTCACGTGAGAGTTACAATCATAAACGTGATAATCTATTAGATGCTGTCGCATATATTCAAGGTTTAGAAAACTGGGAAAACGGACTATAACTTATTAGTGCATTATGAAAAATATCCAAGATCTTAAAGGTAAGAAAATAGCAATTGATGATGTAGTCACAACATACAGCCAAAAAAAGGCATCACATAAGAGTGCGTGGTCTTATCTTCTACAGGCTCAATTGAAACATCATGGATTAGACGTTGATGTCTTAGATAAATCCGGAAATATACATGATTATGATGTATGGTTAATTGCGATGCCAATGGAGTTTCAAGGAACTTATAATCTATTTGGAGGAGCTGGAGACGAACCAGCTGCCAGAATTGCTAGATTCTTAGATTTCAATGGCGATATATTTTGTTTGAATAGAGAAATGCCAGATGTTGGCGAGTTCGTGAGAAGCAGATCAAAGAGCTGTACTGAAAATTGGAAAGCTCTTGACGATTTAGCAATCAGCGAGAAATGTAAAAACCTAAAAACAATAAACCTAAAAACAGATACAGGAACTTTTGTATTAGGAGACAGTCACTCAGTATCGGTAATGCCATTAGGATCTGATATTAGTAGAAACGACGGAAAAACATTATTTGGCGCGTTAAAAGAAGGATTTAGTACATATATACCAGAAGGAACAACCCATTTGATATCCTATTTTGGCAATATCGACGTTCGACATCATATGTGCAGGCAAGCTGATCCAGTAATGTCTATCCGCAGAATTGCAATGGACTATATAGACCATCTTAAATCTCTAGATGTTCCTAATATAACTGTGCATAAATTATTACCTATAGAATTTGAAGGTAGAAGAATTCCTAAAACAGGATGGTATAAAAAAGCTCCATTCTTTGGAACAAGAGAAGAAAGAGCAAACCTAGTTAAAATATTTAACAGAACTATACAGGATTTAGGAGAATCTGCAGGATTTACAATATTAGGATGGCCTGATCATTGGTATTCTGAAAACCCAGAATCTTTTGCAAAAAACTATATGGAAAAGCCTGGTTCGGTACATCTAAGTAGAGAATTCTATTATTGGGATTGGAATACTGGAAATAAAAACTCGAACCTCATTCAAAAGACAGCCAGCCTGTTTTAGCCCCCACCAAACTGTATATATATCACTCAGCACACCTAAAGTGAAAATATTTTTTAATATCTTGAAACTTTTTTAAACTGTGTTGTATAACTATTATAAACAAAAAATAAAGGTTTAAAATGAAGCAAAAAATTAAAGTTGGGATCATTGGAACAGGAAATTGCGCCAAGTCCCTAGTAGAAGGAGTTCAGTACTATACTGAAAACAAAGAAGCAACCACCGGTATGATGAAATTCGATATTGGAGGTTATACTGCAGAAGATATCGAATTCGTAGTTGGATTTGATATCGATGAGAGAAAGGTTAATCTGCCATTAGGCGAAGCACTAAAGCAAAAACCTAACTGTTCTTGGAATATTGTTGAAGATATTAAATCAACAGCACCTGTATTTGAAGGTCCTGTAATTGATGGATATGCACAACTAATGGACCGTTACCCAGAATCAAATAGATTTTTAATATCTGAAGAATTAAGAAATTCAACTGATATGGGTAGAGTTTCATGGACCTCTAAATTAGAGAGATCTTGGAAAGATTCAATCATTGCGAAATTAAAAGAACTTGAAGTAGAGGTATTAATAAACTACTTACCTGTAGGTTCTCAAAAAACTACTGAATTTTGGGCTGAAATCTGCCTAGAAACTGGAATTTCCTTTGTAAACTGTATTCCAGTATTTATTGCTTCTGACCCAGCATGGGAACAGAGATTTATTGATGCTGGTATTCCAATTATTGGAGATGATATGCGCTCGCAGTTTGGAGCATCGATTCTTTCTCAAATGCTACAGGAGCTAGCTTTTGAAAGAGGACACCATGTTAAAGCACACATTCAGCGTAATGTTGGAGGTAACACAGATTTCTTAAACATGGAAGACAAAACAAGATTAGCTTCTAAGAAGATTTCTAAAGAAAACGTAATTCGTGCTCAAAATGAAATTCGTGGAATCTCTACAGAGGATTCTTTCTTACATGCTGGGCCATCTGAATATATTTCATTTTATGGAGATAATAAAGTAGCAAACTTTAGACTTGAAATGGAAGGATTTGGAGGAGCACCTGTATTACTTGATGCTCAATTAAGTGTTCAAGATTCTCCAAACTCAGCAGGTGTTGTAATTGATGCTTTGCGATACGTAAAAGTAGCTCGTGAAATGGGAATAGTAGGAGCTCTTCGTGGACCATCTGCATTTACTCAAAAAACACCACCTCAACAAATGATGTTTAGGGATGCTGTTAAAGAATGCGACGCATTAGCAGTTCGTGAATTAACCAATGTAACTAAAAAGCAACTCAAATAAACCTTTATTTATAGTTGTTAAGGGAGTCTTCGGACTCCCTTTTATAGATCATAATAATATAATAATAAAAAATGGATATATTTGCATACGATTTTGATGGTGTAGTTTCAATCGGAATTACCCCTCGATGGAGTGATGATATCATTATTACAGGAAGATGTCAAGAAGAGGCGCCTTACGTTTTTGATAAATTATCAGAGATGGGGGTTACTACTAAAGTTTATTTTAACCAAATGACACTAGCAGAAAGAGGAGACCATACTGTCAATGCTAGAACATACTCAGGAAAACATAAAGCTAAAACTATAAGTGAATTAGCCGAACAGGGCATTAACGTTGTTAGATTTTTTGAAGACGACCCTGTACAAAAGGCGATTATTGAAGAGAATCATCCAAACCTAGACGTGGTACATGTAGTATCAAACTTAGTACAAAAATAAAATAAGAATGCTAGACCCAAAACAAAGATCAATCTTAAAAAAGAGATATGTTAAAGAATTAAATGCACAGGAAAGTGTAGATAAAGATATGATTTCAGAATCAATTAAAAACTACATCAAGCCAGAAGTAGATTATCTAAATAAAGTATGTTTAGATCTAGGTACTAATATAGGAGCTTTTACTAAAATAGCAATAGAAGGAGGAGCAAAGAGAGTGTATGGTATCGAATGCGACTTTAGAAACTACAACATAGCTGCTAATAATTTTGCAGCTTCGATTCATGCTAATATAATTCATGCTGCAGTATCTGGATCTACAGAAGATACTCTTAAAATATACAAATCAAACGCTAAAAGTAACCATAGCTCAACATCTATTATTAAAAGAAGAGGTACCTTTAATGAATATGACGACGTTAAAAATTACCATATTGACCATCTGTTAGAAGAGATTAAGCCAGATATTATTAAAATTGACATCGAAGGAGCAGAGTATGATATAATAGAAAGCGTGCTCGAATATAAACCAAGTATATTGTTTATTGAACTACATGGAAACCATGATCAAGCAAAGTCTGCAGTACAGAGGTTTACCGAAGCTTATAAAACATCAAACATAGAAGAGATCATTATATTTCAAAAAGTTGGAGGATATGATTGTCTATTTATAGATTAAAATATTAATATAATATGGCAGATAATATGAGAGCTCTTGTTAACATGGAGGTTGTCGATCGAATAGGTTATTTTTTTAACAAAGTTAATGAGAGATCTGAATTAAATTATGGATATAGAGATTCATATGACAGTGAAGGTGATGCAGCTCTTGGAGAAACTGTAGAGTATTTTCATCCTCATATATTATATGATGATCGTATGAGATATATTATGGATAATATCGTGTTATCTGATATGTCGATGAATAATATTATTTGCAACACGATAATATCCCACTTTTATGGAGCTAGAGGAATTCACCAGATTCTAACAAGAAACTCAGATCCAAAAACAGCTCTAGTAGATTTTGAAAGACTTTTAAAAGACAAGGAATACGAAACTGAAATCAGAAAGAATATTGATGACGCAATATCACTAGGACTTGGAGTATACGGAACAACTGAACTTAGAACCAGCCTATATGGAGCTTCAAATACTTGGGTTTCTGAAACCAGACAAACTGAACGTAATGCAGATAAGATTAACATATTACTTTGGGTTGCTGGATTTATACCTAGAGGAATTACTAGACGAATGGCTGGCGTTAACTCTTTATCGGAAATGTTCGATATATTAACAACAATTGAAGGAGTAGGATCCTATTATGGATATCATTGCTCAACTTCTAATTCAGTTAACCCAAATATATCAATAAACCATGACGAAAGATTCTGTGTACCTGGACCTGGTGCTAGAATGGCGCTAGACATGATGTTTGGAGAGGGTTGTAAAGTACCACATGGTGATAGAGTAATTTGGTTTAGAGAAAACTATAAAGATCTTATTGGAGAAATTCCACTTAACGAAAATGAATGGAATAAGGTGGTTAATGGAGTGAAGATATTTGCTGATGATCAGAACGAGCTCAAAACATATGGATGCGAAGTTGGTCTATGTCAGTTTGGAGTTTATACTAGACTAAGTAACAATTCTAATTTAATTAACAAACGAAAAGTTGCTAGGGTTGATGAAAACATAATGCAATATTTTTTTAACAATAACTTCTCACAGGGTAGTTTGTTCTAATGAACTTATTTTTAGATGATTCTAAATTACCTAAGGACGTATTAAATAATATGCTCCTTAGGATTGGTAATGATGCAAACATTTATTGTAATTTAGAATGGGAAATTGTAAAGGATTTTAGGGAATTTGTAAAATTTGTAGAAAATAACGGAATTCCTAAAGTAGTTTCATTCGCACATGATCTAGTCGATGAACATTACGAAATAATGTGTGCATGTGGTTCTAGTGAAGATTTTCCAGAAACATTTAATGAAAAGACCGGATTAGATTGTGCAAAATGGCTAGTAGGACATCACATATTAAAGGGTGGAGCCTTTCCAAAAATACTAGTACACTCTATGAATCCGTATGGAAGCGAAAGAATTAAAAATTATATTAGCAAATATACGAAACAATTTGTAAATTTATAATACAATAATAAAGTAACACAATAATATGGCAAATATAGATAACGAATGTAAAGATCTAGAAGTACAAGACTTTTATGATCAGTCAACGACTCATCTAGATGATATAATGACTCATCAGAAAGAGATGCAAGAAAAAACTTACGGTTTTAATTTTGAAGAGATGTCAATCAGGGACATCATGAATTTCTGGCATGTTAACACACATGCTGTAGTAGATGAGATACACGAGATGACGGATGCACTTGGAGGTATCAAAGACGGTAGTGGAAACGCAGTATGGAAATATTGGAAAAAAGACTTTTCTAAATTTGAGACTATGAAAATTTCTGATATGTCTGAAGGAGACAAAAAAGAATTATATATGGAATGGGTAGATATTCTACACTTTTTTATTAATTACGCTGCATCTATTGGACTTGACGCAAAGACCGCTTATAATTACTATTTTGCTAAAGCGGAAGAGAATAAAAACCGCCAAAAAAGAGGCTACTAATGCTAGCAGATAAAGATTTACGTAGAATAGACCAGGATATGGTGCGCCTTAAATATGTTCTAAATATACAAGAAGAGCTTCCAACATATCCTGATCATTTTGATGTGCTATGGGTAATTATTAATGAAGCAATTAAGAGACCAGACCGCCAAAAAGACACGTTCGGACAGTTAGGTTTTTTTAATTATCATTCATGCGGAAATGTCGAAAACGCAAAGCAATCAATACAGAAACTATTAGAACTAGGATGGATCGAGCCCGCAAAAACAAAAGCAGGGCACGAATCATACCGAATATTACATAACCCCTTTATTAAATAGAAATGAACGAGAATTATAAACACCCAGACAAAGACCAGCTAATTAGCTCAATTCAACCAAAGAAACTAGTAGGATACTTTGGTGGAGATATTAATGAAATTAAACAATGGTCTGAGTTAAGCTCGAAGCAAGAATTAATTAATACGATTAAAGCATTTGAGCATGAGGGTCTAAATGAGTATGTTGGAATACTTAAAGAATCTCTTTTAACCAAAAGAGATTAATGAATCCATTTTCAAAAAAACACAATCATACACAACCGCCTGATATGAGGAATAACCCTATCTCATTTAAACAGGGTGTAGAAACAGTAAAACACACATACACGCCAACATCTGATATGAGAACTAACCCGCTTTCTAAAACATGCGGTGGAGAAAACATTACTATTATTAGAGGAGGATATAATACCGAATATACTAATATTAAAAATATAAGTGCGTATTTAGAAGCATGTATTAAAAACGATCCTACTATTATTGGGTATATTTACAAGGGTAGGGTATCTATGATTAATTAATAAGAAATGAATAGAATAGAAGAACAATACCGAGCGTTACTTGGAACCCTATTAGAAAACTCAACAGAAAAATCAGATCGCACTGGAACTGGAACACTATCAGTATTCGGTCGCCAGATCAGACACAACATGAAGGATGGATTTCCTCTGCTAACTACCAAGAGGATGGCGGTTAAGACAATGTTAGTGGAGTTAAAATGGTTTCTAAGAGGTGATACTAACATTAAATATCTTGTTGATAATGGGTGTAACATCTGGAATGGCGATGCTTATAAGAAATACTGTAAAGCACACCCCTCTGAATATCAAGATGATATGTTTACCCAAGAGGAATTCGTAGAGCATATTAAAGAAGATGAATCATTCGCTAAAAATTGGGGTGAGTTAGGTCCTATCTATGGTAAACAATGGAGAGAATGGGGTTCTAGAAGTTCTTATAATAAAATCACAGGTGAAAATAATATAATGAATCCTGGACATGATCAAATCGCAAACCTAATCAATGAACTTAAAACAAATCCAGATTCACGTAGACTTATGGTCAATGCTTGGAATGTTGGTGAGTTAGATCAAATGACACTTCCACCATGTCACTATGGATTCCAAGTTTATACACGATTAACTACTAGAGAAGAAAAGATTGTAAATCCTGGAAAATACAGAGCAATCTCTTTAATGTGGAACCAAAGAAGTTGCGATTTATTTCTCGGACTTCCGTTTAATATTGCAAGCTATGCAGCACTTCTTTGTTTAATAGCAGAAGAGGTTAATATGGTTCCAGATCAATTAATTGGAAACTTAGGTGATGTTCACTTATATAAGAATCATATTGAACAAGCAAGAGAACAATTAACTAGGGAAATGTATGATTTACCAACAGTTGAATTTAGTAACGTAGATTTATTAGGTGGTGAATTCGATATTGAAGTAAAGGATTATAAATATCATCCAAGTATTAAAGCGCCTCTATCAAATTAAAACAATGAAAGGGCAATATATAATTATAGACAGGAAATAAAGAAGAAGATTAATATGAAAGAGAAGAGAGATAAAGCAGAAGATGCATGGCAGATTATGAGAATTCAAGGAGAATTTACAAAAGGGTTCGATACATTTAGCGAATTAGGACCTTGTATTTCAGTATTCGGTTCTGCAAGAACTAAACAAGGAAGCAAATGGTATAATGAAGCACGTGAATTTGGCAAGCTAATTGCATGTGAAGGTTTTGGAGTTATTACAGGGGGTGGTCCAGGCATTATGGCAGCCGCAAATCATGGAGCGCATGAAGTTAGTGGTAAATCTATCGGTATCGGTATAGAATTACCGTTCGAGGCAGGTATGAATAAGTACGTAGATCTTGGTATTGAATGTAGATACTTTTTTACAAGAAAGGTTATGTTCTTAAAATACTCACAGGCATTCGTAGTATTTCCAGGAGGAGTTGGAACATTAGATGAAACATTTGAAGCGATAACATTAGCGCAATGTGGGCATAACATAAAATATCCAATAGTTCTTGTAGGTAAAGAATACTGGAGTGGTTTAATAGATTGGCTAAGAGGCACTGTTCTAAAAAATAATAAAATGAGTCCAGAAGATTTTGATTTATTTAGAATAGTAGACAGCGCAGAAGAAGCAAGAGATAAATTAATGGAATACCATAACAAATATATGACGAACCCCGATTATTTAGGACCTAAAACAAACTTTTAAGATGAAAAACAATAAAATCTTTCTACACAATTATTTAAACGCATATGCACCAGTAGCACAAGAGACTGAAGGTCAGCAAATCTGGACAGATTATATTAAACAGTATGTTGATTTTTTAAAGCAGGATGCATATGGAACTTCGTATGGTGTGCTTAAGCGTAAATTAAGGAAATATGAGACTCTTGATGTAAATACACATAAAGTAGTTATTGAAGCACACTGTGATGAGATTGCATGGATTATTACACACATTGAAAGTGATGGTATGATCAGAGTAAAGCGACACGGAGGCAGTGATAATATGATCGCACCTTCTAAGACTGTAATGATCCATACACATGACGGTAGGAAATTACGTGGTCTTTTTGGATGGCCAGCAATTCATACTCGTGAAAAGTACACATCAATGGGCTATGAACAACATGAGCTTTGGGTAGATATGGGTCTTAAAGATAAAGAAGCAGTACTTAAAGCTGGAGTTGAGATTGGTAACCTTATAACATTCGACACTCAATTAGAAGAGATCGGAGACTATTATGTTGGTCGATCATTAGATAATAAGATAGGCGGATATATTATAGCAGAGGCACTTAGAAAGATCTCAGAAGATAATGTTAACTTACCATATGATTTATATGTTGTTAATAGCGTTCAAGAAGAGGTTGGTCTTCATGGTGCTAAAAAGATTGCTAAACACTTAAAGGCTGATTTGGCCCTGGTACATGATGTGTGTCACAATACAAATACACCTAAGATTGACAAGGCAAAGGATGGAGATAATAAAGGTGGAGATGGTCCATGCTTAGAATATACTGCACAAAATCATAGAGACATTAATAAAATGTTAAGAGAGGTTGCAAAGGATAATAAGATTCCAGTTCAACTAACAGCTGGGTCGATGGGCAATGATACAATGGCATTCTTTATGGAGAATACACCAACTGCCATCATCGCTTCACCGCTTAAATACATGCACACAACCGTTGAGTCAGTACACCGTCGAGACGTAAAGTATGCTATTAAATTATTTGTTGAGTTTTTAAAGGCATTAACCCCAGAAAAAATCAATAAAATTAATAATAGATAAAACAAAATTACAGTAAGTAATCTAAGGGAGCCTGTATTGGCTCCTTTTTTGTGCCTAAAGAAATGTGTAATGATGATTTCAGTATGTAAACTAAATCAAAAATGTATATATAATTAAAGAAATAAATACAATAAGAAATTAAACAAAACAATATATGTCATTAGCAGACGGATACGAAAATGAAAAGGGCCGAAATAAAAAGACCAAGACTAATACGCCATTCTTAGATGAGTATGGTGAAGATATGACTAAATTAGCAGCAGACGGTAAATTAGACCCTATTATTGGTAGAGATAAAGAGATCTATAGAATTTGTCAGATTCTTGCTCGTAGGAAAAAGAATAATCCTATTATATTAGGAGATCCTGGTGTAGGTAAAACTGCAATTGTTGAAGCGATTGCACAGCGAATTGTCAGTAAAAAAGTTGCAAGAGTGCTACTAAACAAAAGAGTAATTTCTATCAGCATGACAAATATAGTCGCAGGTACAAAATATCGTGGCGAATTTGAAGAGAGAATGAAAAGCATTGTAGATGAACTCAAATCTGCTAAAAACATTATCGTATTCATCGATGAGTTACATACAATAGTAGGAGCAGGCGGTGTAAGTGGTGCATTAGACGCTTCTAACATTTTAAAACCAGCATTAGCAAGAGGCCAAGTACAATGTATTGGAGCAACGACACTAGATGAATATAGAGAAAACATCGAAGACGATGGTGCACTAACTCGTAGATTTCAAGAAGTTTTCGTGGATCCTCCTTCGGTTGATGATACTATTGAGATTCTTAATAGAATTAAAGGACAGTATGAAGAACACCACTCAGTTGAATATACTGACGATGCAATAATAGCATGCGTAAAAATGAGCGAGCGATATATTAAATCTAGAGAATTGCCAGATAAAGCAATTGATCTATTAGACGAATCTGGTGCAAGAACTCATTTGCTAGAAGTTAAAATACCTGCAAAAATTAAAAACCTTGAAAGAGATGCTGAAATTGTAAGATTAAAAAAAGAATCAGCAGTATCCGGACAAGATTATGAATTAGCAGCACAGCTGCGCGATGAGCAGCTTGTAATCGATGACAAGGTAATAGTTGAAACTGAAAAGTGGGAAGATTCTCTTAAAAAAACAAAGAGAAAGGTAGATGTTGAAGATATTGCAGAAACTATTTCTATGCAAACTGGAATTCCAGTACAGCGACTAGGCCTTGATGAAAAGAAACTCATCATATCTATGGCTAAGGAGATAAAAAAACAAATTATAGGACAAGACGCTGCGGTTGATGCTCTTTCTACTGTAATTAAGAGATCTCGAACAGGAGTAAGCAGTCATAAAAAGCCAGTAGGTTCATTTATGTTCTTGGGTCCTACTGGTGTAGGTAAAACTGAGACCGTTAAGGCACTTGCTGAATATATGTTTGGGGATACTGACGCTATGGTTAGAATAGATATGTCAGAATACCAAGAAAAGTTTAATGTTTCTCGTCTAATTGGTTCTCCTCCAGGATACGTAGGACATGAAGATGGTGGACAATTAACAGAGGCAGTTCGTAGAAAGCCGCACTCTGTGATTCTATTCGATGAGGTTGAAAAGGCACATCCTGATGTATTTAACACATTGTTGCAAGTTTTAGATGATGGTAGATTAACGGATTCTAGTGGAAGGATTGTTGATTTTACAAATACAATTATTGTAATGACTTCAAATATAGGTGCTCGTAAGGTAGCAGACTTTGGAACAGGAGTAGGATTTCAAAGCGATAGTATATTGCTACAACAAAGCGCTAAGATTGAAGGTATAATTAAGAAAGAATTAAAGAATAAATTTAGTCCTGAATTTTTAAACAGACTAGACGATATTATTCTATTTGATCACCTAACGATCGAAAATGTAATTAAGATAGTAGACATTGAGTTGTCAACATTTAACGAAAGAATGATAGAAGAAGGATATAATTTTAAATTCATGAAAAGCGCCAAAGAGTTTATAGCAAATGAAGGATACGACAAGGCATACGGTGCTCGACCTGTAAAAAGAGCAATTCAAAAATATGTAGAGGACCTAATTGCAGACCTAATATTAACTGAAGAAATTACTCCAAGAGAAGATGCGTATACTCTTAGTAAACTTAAGTCAGATAATAAACTAAACCTTAAATCCTAATATAATATTAAAATAATATAATATGAGTTTTTCACAAACATTTATAGATTTAGTCAATGAGATCGAAGACAACGGTACTGAATCTTCTCCAAGAGATATGAAAGTAAAAGAAGCAATGATGGCTTCTTTTGATATAGATCCAACGCATCCAATTGCAGATTTTAAAGACCGTCCATTTAACTTTAAATATTTTACAGGAGAGCTTGCATGGTATCTCCACAGAGATAATGATGTTGATTACATTTCTAACTTTTCTAAATTTTGGAAAAACTTAACAAATGAAGGAACTAATGAAATTAATTCTAATTATGGAAGTTTAGTACTTAACGATAAGCAAGTTGGATGGGTTGTTGATTCTTTAGTAAATGATAAGAATTCAAGACAGGCAATTATGTTTTTTAATCAGCCTAAATTTCAAGTAGAAGGAAATAAAGATTTTGTATGTACTCTATACGCAAACTTTTTTATTAGAAATAATACGCTATATATGAAGGTTCAGATGAGATCAAATGATATATTCTTTGGACTTACATTTGATGCACCATTCTTTTCATTCCTTCATCAATCTATTTTTTTAATACTAAAAGATAAATATAAAGACCTTGAACTTGGTCACTATTTCCATAATTCAGATAACCTACATTTTTATGAAAGACATTTTAATCTAGCATCAGAAATTAAAGAAAATGGAATCGGAAGCGAATACTCATTAATACTAAAAAACAAATTACTAGATTATAATAGTGATAATGGAGTATATCTAACTGACCAGGGATTAGAATTTTTGCAAAGAGTTGATAATTCAATTAAGATGAAGGACGCAAATTACAAGAATATATTAAACGATTATTTCGAAATATAAGATGGAAGAATATACTGAAGATAATATACCAATAATTAGAATAGATCCACTAAAAATTTCAAAGGCAGATCTAGATCTAAATTTAATGGCAAAATATGATGTTTTCTACCGAAGAATAGTCGAATACACTCTAGCATACATTGAAGATATGCCAGTAACCGAAATACTAGTTATATTAATAGACGATGAAGGAATAGAATATGAAATGTGCCTTCCTCCTCAAGGATTTTCTAAGTCTCTTAATAAGTCAATGGAATACTTTAAACAAATAGAAGAATACGAAACCTGCGATTTAATAAAGCAAATTTTAAAAAACATATGAATTATTTCCCAAAAGATAAAGAATTTAACAGGTTTGCACAGAGTGAACTTAACATTGGATCCTCAAAAATAGACATGTATTCGAAGCATATACAAGGATCGATGACACCTTATATCCTAGAAGAGAGAGAATTAAGAGCTACTCAAATGGATATTTTTAGTAGATTAATGATGGACAGATTACTGTGGGTTGCTGGTCCAGTAAATGATCAAATGTCAACTGTAGTACAAGCACAGCTGATGTTTTTAGATACCACATCATCTGATGATATTACAATGCATATTGATTCTCCAGGAGGCTCAGTTAAGTCAGGACTATCTATGGTAGATGTAATGGACTACATTAAAGCTGATATTAGAACCATTAATACTGGAATGGCCGCCTCAATGGGTTCAGTATTATTAGGCGCTGGAACTAAAGGTAAGAGGATGTCACTAAAACACTCAACAACAATGCTACATCAATCTTCTGGAGGATTCAGTGGTAATATACAAGACGCTGAAATTGATTGGAAAAATTGGAAAGAAGTAAACCGCGAACTTTTTGTACTTCTAGGAGAATATTGCGGAAAACCAGCAGACGTAGTTATGAATGACGCTACTAGAGATTTCTGGCTTAGCGCTGAACAGGCAGTCGAGTACGGTATTATTGATGAAATAATTAAAAAAAGATAATAAGCAATGAGTAGAAGAGATTTAGAAAGCGAAGTGTTTTTAACACTCGTAAACAAGCAGTTAGAGCCATTCAATGTAAAATTTGAAGAAGTTAAAAATAATCCAGACTGGTACATGGAGTATCAAACAACTACAGAAAAAGAATCTGAATTTATTAAATGGGGAGCTGACATCATTAAAACTAAACTGAAGCTGACTAAGTCTGCTGCAAATCAAGAGATGAACTGGTTTATTCTTCAATGGGGACTGACCACTGCATCGCCAAGCAGCGTATCTCAAAAAATAAATAAGCCAAAAAAAATAAATAAGGCTTAGGATAACATTCTTAGAATCATATGGATAGATAACCATATGAGCAACTCTAATAATATTCCAGATTGGGCAACAGAAGGCCCAGAGGACTTCGAATACAGAAGATATCGAATGCTCTCACATGTTTCTGAAACTAGAAAAAAATTAAAATTAGGTAAGTTGTGGGAATCTCTACAAGAAACCGATGCAGCCCTAGATTTTTTATACCAATATGATGCCGAAAGGTATCTCATCGAAGAAAATACCAAATCTACGCAATTAACGAACGTTAATTGGAACAACATAGAATCCCTTTACAATACAGGATCTCAGATAATTTCACATGAAATTATAGACGATCTAATAGATGATGCTATTGACGCATACGAGACACTTCACTCTGATATTAGAGAAAACTGGAGAACTATAGACCAACAAATGTCTATTGGACATGCTGGCACTAAACCATATCTTATAACTAGCGGCTTTGTATTAATATACACTCCAGATAAAAAGTTACATACATATTCTTTTAATAATCCTAAAATAAATAATAATATTGACTGGAAGGGGTTTACGCTGTATAAAATATCTACTCAAAAATACGATAAAAAATCAACAATCGAGTATATCAGTGAGATTAAAGATAAAGATTCAGAAAAAATAATATATAATGTACATATAAAAAACGTAGTAATGCTGGATGAGGGTCCAATTAATGTAATTGCTTCAAATATTTTTATGCAGCTCCGGAAAGATTACGGAATTTAACTCGATATATAATAAGAACAAAACAATACTAAAAATAAAATTAAACGATGCCACAAGTTTCTAGAAACAACCTAATTGGATATATCCCACAGGTTTATCAACTTACAAAAGGACAATCACACAGTATTACGGTAATCCTTTATCAAAATGCAGTAGGAAACCAGATCGAAGCGTACACTGCTGATTTAATTGAAGTTAAAATCTTCGATAAAGACCTAGTATACAAGCAATCATATACTACAGATGCTAGCCAAATTATTTTTGGCTCAACACAAGCTGGAACTGAAGGGCATATTACATTTGCGATTCCACAGTCACTTGGTGATCTACTAGCAGACGGTTCAGTATACGCTGAAATTAAATATGTAACTGTTAACAATAGCATAATATTACCTAAACTTAGAATGGCTTCTATTAGCGCTTCTGGAGGATCTTCTTCGAGCGGAGCAGTAGTTGGTAACACATTTACCATTCCAGCACCGATATACAACGTACAGTCATTTTTACACTCATCAAACGATTTACCAACAGCTGGTAAAATAGTATTAGATAGCTCTAACCCAGCATCAGTTACTAAAATTGTTTTTAATAATACTGACACAAGAGGCAAAAGAAATTCTTATCTAGAAAACTTTTTAGTTAAACGATTTACAGCTGAGTCTGCTGCAGTATCAATTGCAATTACCGATACTTCTGATACTAGCATTTACAATATTTATAAAATTACAGGTTGGATTAGAAAAGATTTAGATCTAGATGGTAATACAACTGGAATAACAGATGGTATTGAAATAACAGTAACTCACGAATCAAGCGCTGTTTCTGCAACAGAATCATTTCCATTTACAGTTGGACAAAGAGTTGGTCTTCTTTTAGACGCAGTTGGAGTTAACGTTAACAACCCATCTGGCGGAAGTATTTCTGTCATAGACACAGACACTACAGTATCTACAGTATCTACAATCGATTTTGGTGATAGTGCATCAGTAGTTGACGGTGGAAACGGAATAGCAATCGTTACAGTATCTGGCGGAGGTTCAATATCTGCAACAGATGGAACAACATCAATTGACCCAATAACTGGGCTAAGCTTTTCTACTGGATTTACAATTACCAATTTAGGTAGTGATTTAGCACAAATCGAACATGTTGCTAACTTTAACACAAATCAAGTTGGTAGATTAAAAGAATTAGTATATGAAAATGGAGTTGCAAGTTTATCTGTATCTCCTACTTCTTTCGAGAAAAACCTAACTTCTGGAGTAACTCTAACATTTAACTATTCAACAACAGCGAACGATGATACAGTACAGAGTGCAACTTATGATGGCAGCAACGTAACATCAAATCCTACTGGAAGTTCACAATATGTAAATCAAAAAACGACATTATCAAAAAACTTTGGAGTAACGTTTTTAAATGCAGATGGAATAACAACTAGAATTGACAACAACGGTGCAGGATCAATTGCTATAAACCCACAATGGTATGGCGCAAGTTCTACTGCAGATTTTAATTCTTCATCTTATTCTAATCTAAACTCAAATTTTACAAAGTTTGTTTCTAGTAGCCCTGCAAAAACTGCAGCTTTTACAGCAACGAATGAATATGTATACTTCTTAAGTACTAAGAGCAACGCTACTATCTACGATGGTAACAATTTTAATAATACTTCTGATTTTACTAAAACGACAGTATCTGTAACGTATGAAGATGGTACTGCGCTTACGCTTTATCAGTACAGAACGAATTTGCCCAAAACATTATCAGCGTTTACATACAGAATCGCTTAAATTAAATATAAATTAAATATAAAATAATGGCTAAATCATATAATGGTGGTATTGGAATCGCAACAGGTTTCAACTTACAAGATCCACAACCAATAGACGATAGATTAGTAGTTGGACTACTTGCAGATTTAATAAGTAATGCTGCGTTACCAAATCCGTATCCGGGTATTGTTGTTTCAGTACAAGCTGAAGGTTACGATCTTTATAGATGGAACGGTACCGATAGAACACAATCATCAAACTGGATTCTAGTAGGATCAGGAGCAGGAGGTAGTTTACCAAATGGAGGTACTGAAGATCAGTTATTAGTAAAAAATACAGCGACTAATGGAGATGCCGATTGGGAAACTGTACCTGCTATAGGTTTTAGCAGTAATCATGTTTCTAGACTAATTGCATTAGTATACGAAAATGGAGTTGCAAGTTTATCTGTATCTCCTACTTCTTTCGAGAAAAACCTAACAGCTGGAACGAATCTAACATTTACGTATTCTACAACAGCGAACGATGATACAGTACAGGCAGTAACGTGGAACGGAACCAATGTTCCAACTGTATTATCTCCAAATGGTTCTGAAACATTTACAGCACAGTCTGATAGTTTAGGTAAAAACTATAATGTTACATTCTTAAATGCAGATGGAATAACAACTAGAACTGATAGTAATCCAAGAACATCGGTAGCGTATAACCCACAATGGTATGGCGCAAGTTCTACTGCAGATTTCGATTCTTCATCTTATTCTAATCTAAACTCAAATTTTACAAAGTTTGTTTCTGGTAGCCCTGCAAAAACTGCAGCTTTTACCGCAACTAATGAATATGTATACTTCTTAAGTACTAAGAGCAACGCTACTATCTACGATGGTAACAATTTTAATAATACTTCTGATTTTACTAAAACTACGGTAACCGTAGCATATGAAAATGGAGATCCGTTAACGCTTTATCAGTACAGAACGAATACAGTTAAAACATTATCAGCGTTTACATACAGAATCGCTTAATATATAAAGAAAATATAAATAAAAATTATGCCTAAGGAATTTAACGGTGGTATTGGAATCGCAACAGGTTTCAACTTACAAGATCCACAACCAATAGACGATAGATTAGTAGTTGGACTACTGGCCGATTTAATAAGTAATGCTGCGTTACCAAATCCTTACCCGGGTATGGTTGTTTCTGTAGCTTCAGAAGGTTACGATCTTTATAGATGGAACGGTACCGATAGAACACAATCATCAAACTGGATTCTAGTAGGAAGTAGCGAATCAGGAACTTCAGGAATAAACGGAACTTCAGGAACAGATGGAACAGATGGAGATACTGGAGCTAATGGTTTACCAGGAGAAAACGGAACTTCAGGAATAAACGGAACTTCAGGAACAGATGGAGCTGATGGAGCTAATGGTTTACCAGGAAACAACGGAACTGATGGAGAAAACGGAACTTCAGGAATAAACGGAACTTCAGGAACAGATGGAGCTGATGGAGCTAATGGTTTACCAGGAAACGACGGTGCTGCTGGAACTTCAGGAACAGACGGAAACGACGGTGCTGCTGGAAACGACGGTGCTGATGGAACTTCAGGAACAGACGGAAACGACGGCGCTGCTGGAAACGATGGTGCTGATGGAACAAGCGGAACAGACGGAAACGATGGTGCTGCTGGAAACGACGGTGCTGATGGAACTTCAGGAACAGACGGAAACGATGGTGCTGCTGGAAACGACGGTGCTGATGGAACAAGCGGAACAGACGGAAACGATGGTGCTGCTGGAAACGACGGTGCTGATGGAACTTCAGGAACAGACGGAAACGACGGTGCTGCTGGAAACGACGGTGCTGATGGAACAAGCGGAACAGACGGAAACGACGGTGCTGATGGAACAAGCGGAACAGACGGAAACGACGGTGCTGCTGGAAACGACGGTGCTGATGGAACTTCAGGAACAGACGGAAACGACGGTGCTGCTGGAAACGACGGTGCTGATGGAACTTCAGGAACAGACGGTGCTGCTGGAAACGACGGTGCTGATGGAACTTCAGGAACAGACGGAAACGACGGTGCTGATGGAACTTCAGGAACAGACGGAAACGACGGTGCTGATGGAACAAGCGGAACAAGCGGAACTTCAGGTCCAGGAGTACCTTCGGGAGGAGCTACTGGAGAAACTCTTGTAAAAATAGACGGCACTGATTATAATACACAATGGGCTACTGCTGCTAGTGGATCCGGAGTTAATAGCTATTTACTTAGACTTGATTATGACACTAGTAATCACTTAGTAAATAATTTAACTCAGAATACTTTTATAGGAGCAACTGGTTACGAGACAACTGGAGCAAGTGTATCAAGTGTTAGTGTTAATACTGGAACTGCAGTATATACAGCAACTATATCATTTGCTAATGAATCAAATCCACCACAAAATATTTTAATATATGCATGGAACCCTGTTACATATACATATCAAGTGCATCCATATAGAGTAGACGCTGCTGACCTAAAAATAGACACAGTAGCTGGCGACTTTACGTCGTCCTCTAACCAATACACACCGGATATTTTTGGATCATTTGATGGAGTCACCACTACTATTGATGTGAGACAGGATTTTATTAAATATGGAAATGCAACTGGTTTAGGAGCTGGTAGAAGATTTGCACATGCATATGTTGTATTCACATTTTAATTAACGAAATATAAAACAAAATATAAAACAAAATGGCGATATACGATCCAACAAACCCACCTCTTTTTTTATCAGGTACAATAAGTTCAGTTATTTCGGGCAATACATATCCATACATTGATGATACTGGCCTAAACGCTGCGGGAGCTAAAATAGAATATACTATATCAGTATCTACAATAGGACAACAGAGTGTTGGTACTGCTGATGTACGAACAGGTAACCAAAAGAAATATACAGCAATCGATATTAAAACAGGAGATTGGGTATCTAGTACTAACGGTCAAATTTGTTTACAGATAACAAGTGTTATTTCAAAGACCGATAGCTCAATAGAGTTTGTCGCAAAGGATGTTGATATGATTACATATAAGACATATGCTAGTAGCACGTTTTCTAATGGTAGTCAAATTGCATTCTTTGAGGCTTCTGACAACGGACAGCCCTTAATAACTACTTCTGGAACAAGTACGTTCTTTCAACCTGGTGCAATTGATAGGATACAAGGTAGATTTGCCGCTGTTGAGGAAACTGAAAGATACAGATTTGAATTTGAAACAGATCAGACTGTAATTGATAAAGGAGACACTATATCAATAAACGAGACTTCTGGAGACTTTGTTCAGTTTGGATCAGCAGGTGCATCAAATATACCGCTAGGTATTGTACTTGAAAAAACAATGGGAGGCAGGGTAGTTTATATAAAACCCTTTAATACTATTATTGATAACCATTCAAACCCTGAACTTTTAACAGGTTCTGCTGGAGATGTATATTACACAGATCCTTCAAATCCTGGTAAAATGACAACAACTAGTTCCGTGGGATCTCAAGCTATATTGTTACATATAAAAGATGCAGTACCTACTATAATAGAATCGACAGTCGCTGGTTATCTTCCGACATCAGGAGATTCACTAATAATAAATGATGTTGTTTCATACACTGGCGGAGTAGACCCTACGCCAACAAGCACTCAGATCTTTGCAGATCTAATTAACCTAGGAACGGCATCACACTCAGTAGTAGCATCTAAGAATTCTATATTCGCTGCTACCACAACAGGTGATGGAACTGGACCTACAAATGGAGTAGTTATTGTTACTATAACAGACGATAATGGCTCTAGTTATACTCCAGTAGACGTAACAATTGGCGACGGAACTACTAGTACTACTGTTACATTTGATGAAAATACAGGACAGCCTCTATTAGCTCTTTCTGCGCTTGGCGCTTCAAACTATGAGGCGTTTACTGCAACTGAAATTGCAACAATACTTAATAGTGAGTTTATAGCAAACAGTATTAATTTATTAGCATCTACTGTAGATTCTGGAAACATTGATTTCCCTAACTTAAAAATATCAGCAACTAATCCTACCGCAACTATTAACGTAACAGGTACTGGAGCTGACGTACTTGGAGATACTTTCTTAACCGGTACTGGAGTTGCAACTTCTACGTCAGCGTCGAGTTCTGACTTTTTAGTTTTAACCAGGTCAGATGGTGGAGATGTTTTAATAACTTCAAGTCAGGGATCTTACATTAATACTAACGGAATAACTTCTTCGTCATCGGGTTCTCCTGCATCATTATTAATGCTTGAAGGAGCAGTATCTGCTAGTAGCGAAACTGGTGTTGGAAGTGCTAATGATCTAGATCAAGTTCCTTTAAATACTACACTAGACGGAGATGCATCTGGTGTATTCATTACATATACTCCATATCAAGATTCAAACGTACAGATTCATATTAATGGAATTGGCTCAAATCTAGGAAACGGTATTAAAACAAAAGACTGCTGGTTTTCTGGAGACGGAGGAACAACAGCTAGACTTGTTGCTGACATCACATCTGGTGATGAATTACATTGGAATGGTTCTATAGCAGGTTACCAACTAGAAACAACAGATGAGGTAGATGTGATATACGATGCATCTAGTGACGATGTATAAGGTATAATACTACTTTAATAATAATATATAGGTATATTTATGAGCCCGGTGATTAATTTTCATCGGGCTTTGATATATAATATCAAGGTACAATAATGTAACCTTAGGCCTAAAAATAAACAAATATAAATTATGGCACAAATTTTTCAAAAACAAGTATCCGGTTTAATATCGGCATTAGCAGCAAAAGACACTATCACTAGTGTTGATTCTAAAGATGCAAGTGTATTAGCAGCTGCAAACTCAGTTGGTACTAATCTTTCTGTAGATTCTAAAGATGCAAGTGTAATAGCGTTGGCTACTGCAGCTAACACTGCTCTTTCTGTAGATTCTAAAGATACAAGTGTATTAACAGCTGCAAACGGTTATACAGATGGTGAAATCACTGACGCTTCTATTGATTCTAAAGATGCAAGCGTAATAGCGTTGGCTACTGCAGCTAACACTGCTCAATCTGTAGATTCTAAAGATGCAAGTGTATTAACAGCTGCAAACGGTTATACAGATGGTGAAATCACTGACGCTTCTATTGATTCTAAAGATGCAAGTGTATTAGCAGCTGCAAACTCAGTTGGTACTAATCTTTCTGTAGATTCTAAAGATGCAAGTGTATTAGTATCTGCAAACGGTTATACAGATGGTGAAATCACTGACGCTTCTATTGATTCTAAAGATGCAAGTGTATTAGCAGCTGCAAACGCAGTTGGTACTAATCTTTCTGTAGATTCTAAAGATGCAAGTGTATTAGTATCTGCAAACGGTTATACAGATGGTGAAATCACTGACGCTTCTATTGATTCTAAAGATGCAAGCGTAATAGCGTTGGCTACTGCAGCTAACACTGCTCAATCTGTAGATTCTAAAGATGCAAGTGTATTAGCAGCTGCAAACTCAGTTGGTACTAATCTTTCTGTAGATTCTAAAGATGCAAGTGTATTAGTAGCTGCTGAAGCTTACGCCGATAATATAGAATCAGGACTTCACAATTACTTAGAAGAAGCAGGAACTTATAATACAACTAACGTATTTGGTCTCGCTGGTAACTTCGATGTAGCTGGAGGAGATTTTGAAGTGTACATTAACGGAATGCGTATAGCAAAAAAGTACTTTACGCTAACTCCAGGATCTGATGTATCGTTTAACAGCACAGGATCTAACTTAGGTTATGATGTTGAAGCAACTGATGAAGTATCAATACACGGACACATTGCTTAATTAAATATCATTTAATTTTAATGATTAAACTAGAGGAGCCTTATGGCTCCTCTTTTTTTGATATATAGACTATAAACATAATAAGATACAATGGTAGTAGGAGTAACTATAAAACTATATAAAGATATAAATATATTTGGCAACGGTCTAGGGCAAAATGCGCTAATGGTATATGACTTGCTTTCTAAAATAGACTTTATTGAAAAAGTACATCTCGTTCATTTCAATCATGAGATAACATATGATGACATGCAAGACCTTAATTTTTTACACGGGTACGATGTTGTAAAATGGAAAGACGATGAATCTGAAAAAATAGATTTATTGATAACATTAGGAATGTTCCCTGATACTAATGAATTAAAAACATGGAAAGGCAAAGACTCAAACCGAAGAGTAGTTACATATAAGGGTGGAAACAACATGGTTTTATTAACCGAAGACATACTATTTCACAGAAAATGGATAAATAGAGAAGAAGAAGATGTAGGAAAGGGTGCTGTATTATATAGTGAAGATGTCGATGAAGTATGGATGGTACCTCAACAAGAGTTTCACAACAAAGACTTTTTTGAAATGACGTTTAACGCTCCTTCAAAATCTGTTCCATTTATATGGAACCCTAAATTTGTTGAACTTGAGTATTCTCTTAAAAAGTTAAAAATTCCAGAACTTGAAATAGAATTTGATAAAAAGAATTTTGATAAGTGGAGGGTTGCATCAATGGAACCAAACCAAAGTATTCTTAAAAATATGGTACCTATTCTATATTTTATGAATGAAGCGTATACTCAAAATCCAGAAGCATTTAAACAATTTAATATTACTAATGGTAACGGATTTTTAACAAATCCTCTTTTAACAGAAGTCGTAAATCAACTTCAAATCCAAAAGGATGGTAAACTAGGATTTGATCCTAGGTGGGCTGTTGAATCGCTACTCACTACATTTGCAGAGATGATAGTATCTCATCAGTGGGGAAATCCATTAAACTATGCGTATTTGGATGTAGTATATTATGGATATCCTTTAGTACATAACGCTCATTTATGTCCAGACATTGGATATTACTACAAAGATTACAAATTAAAAGACGCTGCAAAACTAATATTAAAAGTAGTTGACGAAAGAAAACAGGATTTAGATTATATGCAACGCAATAGAGAAATTCTTAAAAGATATCAGGCAGAACATAACCAAGCGATGGTAGATCAATATGCAATGTTGATTAAAAGCCTTTGGGGAGGACCTAAAGTAGAAGGAGAATGGAATTGGAAGACAAACCTAATAGAGTAATATGTTCAATACGGAAAGTTGGAATTATGACGGCGTAGAATTTATAGAATTCTATGGCTTAAGAAAGAGCGGCAACATCGAAGTAATAGAATGGTTGATGTCAAACATGAGCGATTCTAATCTTCCTGTTGACGTATTAATAGCACCAAATCCAGAAACCGGATTTATGGTAAGTAGATGTGGAAACATTTATCATTTAAACGATGTAGGATCTTTATGGGGAGTTGGACATCCCGAATATATTTCTGGATTAATTGATGCATATGTCTCAATGGGCGCTAAAAAGATAATTATATCCTATAGAGACTATGACCACAATGTAAGTCTAACACATACTTTCCCCGAGAACAGCACGTTCCATAAATTAAAAGGATGTAGGCAGATTATATTACTTAGAGATATTGTTAATCTTTTGCCGATTAGATATGCTGCGCAATTAAACAGCAATGATCTTAAGTTATTTGACATAGATATTAACAAAATAAACTCTTGGATAGTTTCTGCAATTTCTGAAAATACAATTAAAATAAGACATGAGGACTTAAAGTCTTCTAGAGAATATCAAACTGAGATATGCGTCACATTAGGTATTAATAACACTACAAAGTTTAACAGTCTAGAATCAATAGATGATATTAAAGTACCAAAACATTGGAGTGACTTGCTACATGAACTTCCAGTAATTAGAGCTAGAAGAAAGGCTGGATTTATTAAACCAAAAAAGACTGCTGAATTAATTAAAGCAATTGGAGATTCTCATACTTCAATATTTGATGCGTATACGGGTTCAGATTATATCTTTGAACAAACAAGAGTACATGGTGCAACTGCAAGAGGTGCAATTAATCCAAAAACAAAAACAGACTCTCTTAGAATTTTTAAGGAAGGTCTTTCAGGTACTATTGCGAATAGGGTAATCATAGGATTAGGAGAGGTAGATTGCGGATATATTATATGGTACAAAAATAAACACGATGGAATTTCTCTTGAGGATGGAATAAAACAGAGCATGGATGGATTATTTACTTTTGTTAAGCAAGAGGTAGAAAAGATCTATCAGCCATCTCAAATAATATTGATGGCTTCAATTCCTCCTACGATTGAAGATAATACTGATCCTAGATTTTTAGAAGGTAGGAGATCTGATGTTAATCCAACACTTAAGCAAAGGGCGGATTTAACCAGAGATTGGAATAGATTACTAGAAAAAAGGTGTAAGGACGAAGGATATCGATGTATGAATATAAATAATTATATAATAGACTCGAATGATAGAGTAAAAAACACTTATCGAAATAATAATCCATGGGATCATCACCTATTAGAGCACGCTGCGCTACCAATAATATTAGATATTTTATAACATGAACTACGGACATTTAGATACTTTAAAGAGAATTAATATTGAATCTCCAGGAAGCTTTAATTGGATTGAAATACATCCTGAAACACAAATAACTTCAAGCGATAGAGAATCTTCTAAAAGTATAGTTTGGGCGTCTGCTGATTTTGAAACAAAGTTAGTTATTAAAAGCTATTCTTCAATTGCAAACGGATGTAACTTTTTTCTAGGATCTAATCATGACTGGAAAAATATAACAACTTATTTGTTTGTTGGTAAAAGAGATTCTTTAAAGAATCTAAAATCAAATGGAAATATTGTAGTAGGACATGACGTTTGGATAGGATATGGAGCAACTATTCTATCAGGAGTAACTATAGGCGACGGAGCAGTTGTTGCAGGCGGATCGGTCGTTACAAAAGACGTTGAACCTTATTCAATAGTTGGAGGAAACCCAGCAAAACCAATATCTAAAAGATTTAGCGATGAAATTATAGATTTGTTAATTGAAGTCAAATGGTGGAATTGGCCAGCCGATTTAATAAATCAAAATATGGAAGTTTTATCATCGACAATTGTCGATGAAATTAAAAAAATACATGATTCTCTAAAACAATAAAGGGTATCCATATCTTATACAGTATTCGTTAATTAATCTTCTAAAAGTATAAGGAACAAGCTCTATTTCTTCTTTAATTAATTTATCAATTGCTGGATGAATTCTAACGTTATGTTTTACTCCAATAAGACTATCATCAAATGAAGCATTAATATTATTAGATTCTAAATATTCAAAAAGTTTATTAGATTGATCTTCAATTCTAAATACTAAATTTGGATTAATTTTTCTAATAAGGCCGTCCCATGCAAGTATTGAACTAATAGCGTTGAATAGCTTAGACTCTTTAGTTCGCATACCGGTAGATTTTATTCTAAACTCAAGAGATTTATCTTCAGTATATGCAATAGATGCTATACTTTCTTTAGGATCTCTAACACAATATATAATGTGATCCCAATTAAACTTAGAAATTTCTATAGACTGCCACGTTGATTTTCCAGAAACAATACTCCAATCTACAGTTCCATGCTCTCCCATTGTTTCGTGTCCAACATCTAGCCCCCAGCTTTGTAATAATTTAGCAGTATATCCAGTTCCAGTTCTTGGATGGCCTACTCCTAATATTAACTTACTATTTTTAAGTTCTTCTGTTTGTTCCTCTACTAATTCTACGTCTTTATTAAGTTTTTCTAGCTTGGCTAACTTAATTAAGTTTATATAATTTTGTACTAATATTTCTTTAGCTTCTTTATCTGAATGTAAATATGCCCAATACGTAGAACTGCTAGCATTTGCAATCTTTTCTTCTAGTTTATTAGCCTCTTCACTGATAGTTTCAATCATCGATTCTGCCTCTTCTGGTAACTCAACATCTAGCTTAATGGCTATCATAACCATCAACGCCCAATTCTTATCACCATGTGCACTAACTGCTCGCTCATATAAAGAAATACGCCTAATTCGCTCAAGTTCTGAGATGTCACCTATGAGTTTGTCAGGATGACATTTTATTACTACCTTGCGAAATAATTTTTTTAATACTTTATCACTTTCAGTATCTTTAGTACGTTCTTTTTCTTCTTTAGTAGGATTAACTAAATAGTCAGACTGCTTAATTTCAGGAGGCAAGTTATTGCCAACATCTGCTAAAAAATCAGACATTGCATTACTAAATGTTTCTTCTACATCTTCCCAATCTTCTAATAGGAATTCATATTTTCTAATTAGTCTTTTAAATGATTGTGAATTTTCCAAAAAGTTAGTGTTTTTTTTACAAGATATATATTAAAATAAACCACGATACTAATAAATTATTGTAGTACATGAGAAAGAACCCTATTATTTCTATGATATATATTAAGTCATAAGATAAGCCTTAAATATAATATAAACGATGTCAAGAATTAAATCTAAACAAATTGATGAGTTAAAACTCGCCGGCGGTGCAGCAAATGGCGAATATCTAGCATGGAATTCTTCAGCTAGTAGCTATGAGCCACTTCCTCAACCGATCGGAGCTCAAGGAGCTCAAGGAGCAACAGGAAATCCAGGTACCCCAGGTACCCCAGGTGCTATAGGAGCACAAGGTACCACAGGAGCACAAGGATTACAAGGACTTACAGGTACCCCAGGTGCTATAGGAGCACAAGGTACCACAGGAGCTCAAGGAGCACAAGGACTTACAGGTGCCGTAGGAGCACAAGGAGCACAAGGTACCACAGGAGCTCAAGGAGCACAAGGATTACAAGGACTTACAGGTGCCGTAGGAGCACAAGGAGCACAAGGAGCTGTAGGAGCACAAGGAATCACTGGAACTAGAGGAGCAACTGGAGGATATACTATAGAGTATGACAATTCGACACTGAATGCGATTACTGAAGTTCCAGGTGATCTAGCATACACCAACCCTACTTTTATTATAAATGGTGGTACTCTATTTGTAAGTGGTACTGACCGACATGGTAATACAATACAAGCTGTTGGAGGAGCAACAGTTCTTGATAATATACAAGAACTAGGATATGATGGATCGTTAGGACATCGAATATTAATATTTGAACAAGGAGATAGAAGTAAGGTTAATCATTATTCATATGATTTTGTGCTTGGAGATGCCGGAATCTCAGGACAAAATACCTTTATTTATTTTGAAAGTTTACAATATGAAGGAGGTTCTGGAGAAACTACATTTATAGATCCTTGTATATCATTTAATTTAGTTGGAGCTCAAGGAACAGATGGACCTACAGGTACTCCAGGTACTCCAGGAGCATCAGGTCTATCAGGAGCTCAAGGAGCTCAAGGAGCTCAAGGAGCAGCGGGACCAAGAGGTGCTCAAGGTAATATAGGCAATACTGGATCCACAGGAGCACAAGGTGCTGCTGGTACCGGATTCAATACTGTATTAAACGCAGGTGACAATAGGATTTTAACTGCGTTATCACCATTTATTCCAGGATATCAAAACCAGGCGCAAGCAGAATCATCATTACTGTTTGATGGGCCAGCAGGTACATTCAATGCAAATGATATCATGACCGCTGACTGGAAAATGCAGGAAGAGTTTCGGATATCTAATTCAAATAATTCAATTGAAGCTTGGATTTTTCAAACAGCAGCGCAAAATTACCCCAATCCTAACAACGGCGGCCAGCTACAAGGTTGTCTTATGATAGAACCATCATTAATGGTTGAGGATGTCTTAATGCAAGAACCTGTACCAATGGTATATGATCTTGCAGCACCATATGGCATTGGATATCAAGTTTCTTCTCTTCGATTTAAAGAAAATGTTAAAACGTTAGACGTAGACACTGATCTTTTATTTAAAGAGGTACGAGGTGTTTCGTATACTGGAAAGGGCGCGAAAAAGGTTCAAATTGGTTTTATTGCTGAAGAAGTTGAAAAATATGATCCTAATAATGTAATACATGACGAAGAAGGAGAACCATTTTCTTTAGATTATGGTAGAATGGTTCCGATATTGTTTGAAGTAATTAGAGATTTAAGAACTAGAATAGAATTATTAGAACAAAAAATAAAATAATATGGCTAGAGTATATTTAAAAAAACATTTAAAATTTAAAAAAATAACATTAATATGTCAAGAGTATCATTAAAAGACTTAGCATCACTTGTATCTAACCTTAGGATGCAAGGACAAGATATTTCAGCCAAAAAGCTAAAATATAAAGATTCGCTGTTTACAGGTGCAAACAAACCAAGCGGGTATTCCTCAGACGAAGAATATACAAAACTCAATAAGCTAGGACCTATTGTTGATGATCTAATAGATGGACTAAAGGCAGTAGAAGATGAACTTTCTGATATTCACCAATATATTGAGGGTCAATTAGGAAATGCGGCAGATGAGATGGTTCTTCCTCCTAACTTGACCTTTTTAGATCCTGTAGGTAATAAACATTCTATTATCTCTTTTGATGAAAATTCAAAGAAGAAGCAAATTCATATTGATGAAGTAACGGCAGCAGCAGATTTAACATTAACATCTGGTGGAAACATCATAGTAGGAAGCGAACCTATAATAAACAGATCTGGCCAATGGGTTGGCCCTAATAGTGGTCTAAAGGGTAATACTGGCTCTACTGGAGCACAAGGTAATACTGGAGCACAAGGTACTGTAGGTCAAAAAGGACAGACTGGTAATACTGGAGCACAAGGTAATACTGGAGCACAAGGTAATACTGGAGCACAAGGTACTGTAGGTCAAAAAGGACAGACTGGTAATACTGGAGCACAAGGTTCTACTGGAGCACAAGGTACTGTAGGTCAAAAAGGACAGACTGGTAATACTGGAGCACAGGGTAATACTGGAGCACAAGGTAATACTGGAGCACAAGGTACTGTAGGTCAAAAAGGACAGACTGGTAATACTGGAGCACAAGGTAATACTGGAGCACAAGGAGCTTCTGTACTTGACGCAAGATTAGAAGGTGCAAATCTAGTAATTGAAGGAGAAGCATTCGGTGCATTAAACGTAGGTAGGGTATATGGTAATACAGGTTCTACTGGAGCACAAGGTACTTTAGGTCAAAAAGGACAGACTGGTAATACTGGAGCACAAGGTAATACTGGAGCTACTGGAGCAAGAGGAGCACAAGGTAATACTGGAGCACAAGGTAATGTAGGTCAAAAAGGACAGACTGGTAATACTGGAGCACAAGGTAATGTAGGTCAAAAAGGACAGACTGGTAATACTGGAGCACAAGGTAATACTGGAGCACAAGGTACTTTAGGTCAAAAAGGACAGACTGGTAATACTGGAGCACAAGGTAATACTGGAGCTACTGGAGCAAGAGGAGCACAAGGTAATACTGGAGCACAAGGTAATACTGGAGCACAAGGTACTGTAGGTCAAAAAGGACAGACTGGTAATACTGGAGCACAAGGTAATACTGGAGCAAGAGGAGCACAAGGTAATACTGGAGCTACTGGAGCTTCTGTACTTGACGCAAGATTAGAAGGTGCAAATCTAGTAATTGAAGGAGAAGCATTCGGTGCATTAAACGTAGGTAGGGTATATGGTAATACTGGAGCACAAGGTAATGTAGGTCAAAAAGGACAGACTGGTAATACTGGAGCACAAGGTAATACTGGAGCTACTGGAGCAAGAGGAGCACAAGGTAATACTGGAGCACAAGGTAATACTGGAGCTACTGGAGCAAGAGGAGCACAAGGTAATACTGGAGCACAAGGTAATACTGGAGCTGCTGGATCAAATGGTTCAAATGGTTCTAGAGGAGCACAAGGTAATACTGGAGCACAAGGTAATACTGGAGCACAAGGTAATGTAGGTCAAAAAGGACAGACTGGTAATACTGGAGCACAAGGTAATACTGGAGCTTCTGTACTTGACGCAAGATTAGAAGGTGCAAATCTAGTAATTGAAGGAGAAGCATTCGGTGCATTAAACGTAGGTAGGGTATATGGTAATACAGGTTCTACTGGAGCACAAGGTAATACTGGAGCTACTGGAGCAAGAGGAGCACAAGGTAATACTGGAGCTGCTGGATCAAATGGTTCAAATGGTTCTAGAGGAGCACAAGGTAATACTGGAGCACAAGGTAATACTGGAGCTACTGGAGCAAGAGGAGCACAAGGTAATACTGGAGCTACTGGAGCAAGAGGAGCACAAGGTAATACTGGAGCACAAGGTAATGTAGGTCAAAAAGGACAGACTGGTAATACAGGTTCTACTGGAGCACAAGGTAATACTGGAGCTACTGGAGCAAGAGGAGCACAAGGTAATACTGGAGCTACTGGAGCAAGAGGAGCACAAGGTAATACTGGAGCACAAGGTAATGTAGGTCAAAAAGGACAGACTGGTAATACAGGTTCTACTGGAGCACAAGGTAATACTGGAGCTACTGGAGCAAGAGGAGCACAAGGTAATACTGGAGCTACTGGAGCAAGAGGAGCACAAGGTAATACTGGAGCACAAGGTAATGTAGGTCAAAAAGGACAGACTGGTAATACTGGAGCACAAGGTAATGTAGGTCAAAAAGGACAGACTGGTAATACTGGAGCACAAGGTAATACTGGAGCTACTGGAGCAAGAGGAGCACAAGGTAATACTGGAGCTACTGGAGCTTCTGTACTTGACGCAAGATTAGAAGGTGCAAATCTAGTAATTGAAGGAGAAGCATTCGGTGCATTAAACGTAGGTAGGGTA